ATGCGAGGCCCATCAACACTCACCGTACGGGCCAGCCACGACCCTTCCGCCCGGTACCAACTTCGGCGCGACGCCGTCGAAGAGGCCAAGGGACGCAACGGCTGGCCGACCGACGAAGCGGCATGGACGGCCCTCGGACTCGCCCGCCGCACCTACTACCGCCTTTTCGGCGAGGCCACCAGCATCTGCGCCTGCCGCGCCCAGAGCATCGCTGACCGGCTGGGCTGCTCTGTCGACGACGCGTTCATCGTGAAGATGCGCCGTGGGTGACGTGCCCGCCTGGCTGGTCCAGGCCACCGCCGAAGCTGCACCCGAACTGGTCGCCGAGCAGGTCGACCGTCTGCGACTGGTGCTCGCCGCCTCACCCCGGCTCTCTAAGACGGACCATGCTTCGGCAACGGCCCAGCCGGTCCAGGCGGATGAGGTGCGTGCCGCATGAGCCCTGACGTGATCATTCACGAGGCTGGCACCGCCAAGCGGCTGCTCACGATGCCCGCCGACCACTACACGGTTGAGGTCGGCGACTGGATGCCCTACATCGTTGAGGGTGCGCCGCAGGTTCTCGAACTGCTCAACCTGCGAGCCAGGGCCAAGGCTGAGGCGGCACGCCGATGACTCAGCTCGACGTCTTCACCAACGGATCCGCGTTCGACACCATCCGGCACACGGACGGCGACGGCACCGAGTGGTGGTCCGCCCGCGAACTCATGCCCCTGCTCGGCTACGACCAGTGGCGCCGCTTCGAGGACGCCATCGAGCGTGCCGAGGTCGCTGCCGGCAACGTCGGAGGCAATGCCGCTCAGGCTTTTTGCCGGCTCCGGCAAGAAGGCACCGGCGGTGCTCCCCGCGCCGACTACCGGCTGTCCCGCTACGGGGCGTACCTGACGGCGATGAACGGTGACCCGAGGAAGGCGGAGATCGCCGCCGCACAAACCTACTTCGCGGTGAAAACCCGTGAAGCCGAGATCAGCTCTCGCCGGGAGTTGTCGCGCCGTGAGTTGGCGCAGATGGTGATTGAGGAAGCGGACCGGGCGGACCGGGCTGAGGCTGTCGCCGCCGAACGTTCCCGCGAACTGGCGACGGTGGCTCCGAAGGCGCAGGCGTGGGACACCCTCGCCTCGGCTGCCGGTGATTTCTCTGTCGGTGATGCGGCGAAAATCCTCAGCCGCGATCCGCTGATCAAACTCGGTCAGGGCCGACTGTTCACCGTGCTCGCCGACCTGGGCTGGCTGTACCGGCAGCGCGGCGACCATCGCTGGCGTGTCTACCAGCAGCACATCGAGGCAGGCCGGCTTTCTGAGCTGCCGTCGAGTCACTACCACCCCAGGACTGGCGAGCTGGTGTTGGACCCGCCTCAGGTGCGGGTGACCGCGAAGGGCATCGCCGAGCTTCACCGCCACTTGGGCGGGACGGGTGCGCCTCAGATCGACCCCTGAACGAGCTGAACGCCCCGCGGCCGGAATCCGGGGGCGTTCGCTGCTCCGCCAACTGAACCGCTTCCTGGACGAGAGGACTCGGCCCTATGGCTATTAGCACGATAGACGAAGTCACCCGAACGGCCACCACCGCTACCCGCTTGCTGCCATCCCCGTCTGATTCGCAGGGCTGGTCGGCGGACACGTTCGCTGCTATCGCCCGGGTGACCCCCGATGAGCGGGCGCACGCCCTCGCCCACCCGGTGCCGCAGCACGGTTGCCCGTTCGGCGGGTGCGCCGGGGTGCAGGTCCCCTACCGCGAGCGGTCCGCAGAGCTGACCTGGCGTGAGGACGCCCGGGTGTCGCCGGTCCGGCACGAGGTGGCGGCGTGAAGGCGCGAACCGCTCGGCGCACCGCCCAGCACCGACCTGCCACCCGTCGTCGCCGGTTCGCCCACGACGACCTGGTTGCCGTCGACCTGTTCTCCGGTTTCGGCGGCCTGACCCGCGGCATCGAGATGGCCGGATTTACCACGATCATGGCCGCGAACCACAACGACTACAAGGTGCAGGTTCACGAGGCCAACCACCCTGATGCCGAACACTGGATCGCCGACTTGGTGGACCCAGAGTCGTCCGACTACCACTCTGCTCGTGACCTTCCGGCCGCCGACATTCTCGTGGCCGGCGTTAGCTGCGTGAACCACTCGCAGGCCAACACGCAGAAGGCGTACGCGCAGCGGATGAGCCTGTTCGACCTCGACGACCCGGAGTTCGAGGAGCGGGTGACACGCTCCGAGCGGGACCGGGCGACGGCCAACTGCGTGCTGCATTACGCCGCCGAGCACCACCCGCGCATGATCCTCGTGGAGTGCACCACGGAGCTGACGTCGTGGGGGCCTGCCATTCCCGGACGGTCGAAGGTCGGCGACGGGTCAACGTACCGGTGGTGGCTCAAGCAGTTCGACAACCTGGGCTACCGGCACAAGGTGATGTACCTGAACTCGATGTTCTTCGGGGTATCGCAGTCGCGGAACCGGATCTACATCGGTTTCTGGGACAAGAGCATCCCTGCGCCGGACCTGGAGCACCGGCCGGCGTCGTGGTGCGGCCGTTGCTCCGAGATCGTGCCGGCGGTGTGGACGTGGAAGACCGGCATCCCACTATCCGGGTCGGTGAACTACGGCAAGCAGTACAACTACAGGTGTCCTCGCTGCCGCGACGAGGTCATTCCGCCGATGAGCCCGTCGCTCAACGCGCTTGACCTCACCAACCTCGGCACCCGCATCGGCGACAAGCCGCACAAGCTGCACCGGGACGGCTCGACGGGCCCTCTCGCTCTGGCGACTCTCGCCCGCTCGGAGCGGTGCCGGCAGCGTTTCGCCGACTTCCCGGCGATTCTCATGCCCGCAAAGGCGGTGCGTGGTGTGGAGCGGCATCCGTGGCAACCGATGGCGACGCAGACCAGCCAGCAGGAAACGGCGCTCCTCTCGACCGGCACTGCCCCGGCTGGGGCCGGAGGTGGGGTCGGCCTGCTCGCTCCGCCCGTCGCGGTCACGGGCCAGGTGTTTGCCGCGCACCGACACAACGGCGACGGCCAGCACCTGTCCCGACCGATGGACACGGTCACGACCACTCATGAGAAGGCGATGCTGTTCGCCGCGGTCAACAACTTTCAGGGCGCACCTCGGGGTGTGGATGAGGCTCTGCCGACTCAGGGCGGCTCGGAAACTCTCAGCCTCCTGTCGGCTGGCGTGGTCCCGTTCCGCAAGAACACTTTGCCGACGGTGCATGCGGAGGCGATACCGACGGTGACCTCCGATCAGATCCCCGGGCTACTGACCGCGGTTGGTGTGATTCAAAAGAACGAGGGCACCGACCGCCGCGTCTTCCCCGTCAGTGAGCCGCTTCGCACTGTTGTTGCATCCTCGGCCAACCAGGGCTTGCTGTTCTCGGGTTGGGCTGAGCGGAACGACACGAGCCCTCGGGCGAACGCTGAGTGGCGTGCTGCGCTCGCTGAGCTGACGTTGGACGACTGCTATTTCCGAATGCTCGGCCCGCACGAGGTTGGTCGCGGGTGCGGGTTCGACGTGGACTTCCCCGACCACCAAGGCACTTTCGTGGTGTGGGGTTCCGCCCGGGATCAGGTGGACGGATTCGGTAATGCTGTTTCGCCGCAGGTCGGTGAGTGGATTGGCCGGCGTCTGCGGGCGGCGCTGCACTCGGAGGTGGCGGCGTGACCCGGGGCCGGGAGTTCGCGGACGCAATCCCGTCGATGCGGGAGTCGGAGGTTCGTGCGTCGCGTGAGGAGTGGCGGGCGATGGAGTCCCGACGCCACTGGCGGTGGATCTTCATTGCCGCCGCCGTGGCCACCGCTGTGCTGCTGTCGGCGCTGCTGTTCATGTCGGGCGGGGTGATGGTGTGAGCGCCCCGACGATGCGCCTGCTCAGCCTGGGCGCAGGAGTTCAGTCCACCGTTCTGGCGCTCATGACCGCCGACGGCACTCTTCCCAAGGTCGACGGCGCGATCTTCGCCGACACTGGCTGGGAGCCCCGCAAGGTGTACGACCAAGTCGACCGACTGGCGAAGGTGCTCGACGCGGCCGGTATCCCGCTGCACCGGGTCAGCAACGGCAACCTCCGCCACGATTTCCTCGACCCCGAGCACCGCTACGCCTCCATCCCCTACTTCGTCCGCAACCCCGACGGCTCCGACGGCATGGGCCGCCGACAGTGCACCAGCGAGTACAAGCTCGCTCCGATCGGCCGGAAGGTCCGCGAACTGCTCGGCGCCGAAGCCCCCGACTTCCGCCGAGTGCCGAAGGGCCGGGTGGCAGAGCAGTGGATCGGGTTCTCCACCGACGAGATCCACCGAGTGTCGGACAAGGAGGGGGTGCTCTACTCCCGCAAGCGATACCCGCTGCTTGACCTCGGCATGAGCCGCAAGGACTGCCATCGCTGGCTCGCTGCCCGTGGCTGGGGCGACACCGCGAAGAGTGCGTGCATCGGTTGCCCGTTCCACGGCAACGCCCAGTGGCGGGAACTCCGCGACAACCACCCCGACGAGTGGGCCGACGCCGTCGCGTTCGACGAGGCGATCCGCAAGGGCGGCGCCCGCGGCCTGCCGCTCAACGGGGAGGCGTTCCTTCACCGATCCCGGCTGCCGCTGTCCATCGCACCGATCAACCGGGTCACCCGCAAGGAGTGGGCTGACCGGTCGCCGGACATCTTCGACGCCCTTGCCGATGCCGAGCTGGAAGAGAACGGCGACCCGGACGGGTGCTCCCCCTACGGCTGCCGGTCGGGGGTGGCGGCGTGAGCGGTGTTCTGGTGTTGATGCCGTCCGATGGTCGCACCCCGCGGGTGGTGCCGTTCGGCCCGGCTGATCTGCCGGCGGCGCAGCGGTTGCGGGACCGGTACGCCGCTGAGGAGTCGGTTCGGGACGGGCGCCGCACGGTTGAGGTCGTGTTGGCGGATGGTGATGCCGCATGATGCGCGCCCGCCATGAGGGTCAGCCGTGTACGTGCGTGCACTGCGGTGAGCCGTTGGTCCGGTTGCAGGCTGACGGTGGCCGCGAGGTGTCCCGGTGGGTGCACACCCCGAACCGGTTGCCCTGTGTGGACCCGCTGACCCGTGAGGAGCGGTCGACGGTCGCGGAGCGGCGGCAACCTGTGGTGGCCCGCAGTGGTGATGTGCGGCCGGGCCGGTTGCGGGCTCGGCGGGGTGTGCGGTGAGCACCCGGTTCGCCTGGCATTCGGCCGGCAGCGTGTTCGCGGCTGCTGTGGCGTTGGCTGTCGCCGGCCTGTGGTTGCCGGCCGCTGCCCTGATGTTCCCCCTCGGTGTGCTGGCCGGCAGATGGCATCTGCTGCACCGGGTGGCCCTGCTGTCGACGGCGCTGCTGCTGGTGGCCGCCGAGTTGGAGCGGTCCCGCGGTGAGGTGTTCCGGCTGGGCGAGGAACTGACTTTCCACTATGACCACCAGTTTGCCGCCCGGTACGCGGGTGTTGACCGTCCGCGCCCCGACTGGGCTGCCGTCGACCGCAAACCTGACACCGCCGCACGCGGTGTTCCGGCACCCACGCGCGCCACCACCCCCCATCCCTGACCGTCCCTTACGAGGGGAGCCACCTCATGTTCCTGTCTTCTCTGCTGCGCGGCATGTTGCAGTTCGCAACCCGTCGCCACATCGCCCCCAACGAAGGGCCCGCCCTCCCCCCGGTGCCCGCCCCGGTCGAGCCTCACGGCACCGTCCGTGGGCTGCCGGTGATGGGTCGCGCCCGTGTCCCGTTCCGGAACATGCCGTGCGCCCGGGAGGTGGACGGTCCGACGATCCGCATGGTGTGGCCCGGCCAGCCGGGCGTGAACAAGGGCACCTCGTACGTGCGCCCCGAGGGTGTGATTGGGCGGCACCGCCCCCCGGACACGAACGTGATGCCGGCCCGGTTCACACGGCAGCAGGTCGCGTGATGGGCGACACCGCTGTGACCGTGTACGCGCTGACCGCGGGTGTCCTGGTGGTTGTGTTGGCGTTGCTGTTGGTTGATTCGCGCCCCCTGTTCCGCCTGCTGCACCGTCTGCGGGCAGCGTTGGCGGCGGCTTTCCGGTTGGAGCGGCCCTGGTATGAGGACGTTGACTACCCGGCGCGCACCGACTTGCAGGTGTGGGCGGACACGGTCGACGACCTAGCGGACCTTGCTGAGGTGGCGCCGCGGATTGTGGCCGCGTACCTGCCGGCGGGGGTGACCCGGTGAACGGGTGGGAGTTCGCCGGGTATGTGCTGTGGTTCGCCGCGGTGTTGGGGGCGATCGGGTTCTTTGCCCGCGAGTCGTGGCGTGCGGGGCGCAACCATCGGGCCGCGAATGAGCGGATCGGTGACGAGCATCAGCCGGTGTTGGTGCAGGCGCAGGCGTGGCAGCAGTCGACTGGGGCGGGTACCACGGCGTTTCCGGCGTCGCACCCGCCGAAGCCGTCGCGCCTGGGTGCGGGGTGGCTTTGGCTGGGGCAGGCGTGGTCAACGCTGGTGGTGCAGTTGCGGGGCGGGGACCGGTTCGCCGCCCCCGGCGGGAAGCACACCCCGACGCTGCGGTGGACGACAGGTGATGTGGCCCGGCATCTGGCCGCCCGTTCGCACCTGTCCGACGACGAGGTTCGGGACATCGTCCGGCAGGAGTTTGATGCTGGGCTAGCCGCCGAGCAGCCCACCGGTCTGGGGGCGATGCCGGACCGGCTGCCATGGGACGTGCTGGACCGGGCACAGGGTTCGGCCCCGGTTGAGCGTCCGTTCGACGAGCAGATTCGCGCACAGAACGAGGTGTTGCACTGGCTGGCCCGCGATGGCGCTAACGGTGAGCCGACGACGTTGCTGCCGACTGTGCCGCCGGGTGGTGCCCGGTGAGGTGGTGGCGGTGGGTGCGGGCGTTCCTGTCCAGCCAGGCGGTGTTGGCGTCGCGCGTGGTCGTGCTGGAAGACGCGGTCGAGCGGGCTGCCGCACACAAACGCCGCGATGACGCCTTCCGTGAGGTGACGGTCAAGGTGCTGCGCGATGACTTGGCCGCAGCCCGCCGTGAGGCTGAGTCGCTGGACGCCGGCAATCAAACGCTGATTGAGCAGATTCGGCGGGCGGAGGTGACCAGCAGCAGGCAGGCGCACCGTATTGCCGCCGCGTTCCGGTTCGCCGAGCAACTGCCGCCGGATCTGGCTACTGAGCTTCGGGGGCGGCTCGCCCTCACTTTCCCGTCTGTGCCTGAGGAGGCCGCCCGTGCCCACTGAGATTCATGTCGTTGTGTCGCCTGCCGGTGTGGCAGCAGCGTTTTTGGGTTTGATCCTGTTTGCGGCGGTGGTGTTCCTCGCCGGGGTGGCGGCTATGTGGCCGCAACGCTCGCAGGCTGAGGTGGATTCACCGGTGGCGGCGGATGCGACTGAGCCGCCAGCACGTCGGCCTGTTCGGCACACGGGCACGATCCACGCCCCGCAGTACCGCCGGTCGGAGTCGGATGAGGACACCGAGTTCATCGAGCTGCCCGGGGCGCGGTACTGATGGGCACCCTGTTCAACCCTGGCCCGGTCGGGTTCGTGCTCGGTGCCTTGCTGATCGTGGCCGGGGTGAAAGTGTGGCACCGGTTCGCCCGTCGCCGCTTCCACGCTGAGGTTGCTGCCGAGCTGGCGGTGGGTCGGGCGGTGGTGCCGCCGTTGTGGCATCCGTCGCAGGGCCCGCAGCGTCGTGTGGAGCCGGTGACGGAGTTGCTGCCCCGGTGTGTGGACGCGCTGGACGCGACGCAGATGATCCCCCGGCAGCGGGCGGTGCGCCGTGGGTGACCGCATCGTCAACCTCACCCCGCACGACATGCACGTCTATCCCGCCGATTGCCCGGACCGCATCGAACCCGGCAGCATTCAGCCGATCGCGGTCATCCCGCCCGCCCCTGCGGAAATGCGCGCCCCGCTTGACAAGACTCGCCTGCGGGCGTTTCCGCCGTTGACGTTCGGCGGCGCGGACATCCCGGTCAACGTGGTGCAGCATCACGGGTCGTCGAACCTGCCGGCACCCGAGCCCGGGGTGTGGTTTGTGGTGGCGTTGGTGGTGGCGTTGGCGCACCCGAACCGGCGGGATCTGCTGGTGCCAGATGAGGCTGTCCGCAACCTCGGCGGTTCCATGATCGGCTGCCGGTCGTTCGGCGTATCTCCGGGCGGTGGTCGCCGTGGCTGACCGGGAGCAGTGTGTGCCGCTGGTCGACGACGGCCGCATGAACGCCACCTACCGGATCGCCATCGGTGTCCTGCTGATCCATGCCGGCCTGTGGTTCGACGGCGAGGGGATGCCCGGAGCGGTCGCGCATGTGTGGGGTTTCCCGTACTTCGGGGTCGGGGTGAGTTTGCTAATCCTGGGCGCGATCCAGGTCGTGCAGCGGATCCGGGAACTGAGCCGGGGTCGGGGTGAGCGGCCGTGACGCGTGCCTTCTACCGGGGTTACGCATCCCGGCGTGTGACCCGCTTGCACATCATGCGGGAGGACGGCCGGTTTGCGGGCCGGTCGGGTGAGTGCGGCACGGGTGGTTGGGCTGGCCGCCGGTCGGAGCCGATCATCTTGGATCCGATGCCGTTGGTGCCGCCGGCCGGGTTGTCATGGTGCCCGGCGTGCGTTGGGCGGTTGGCGGAGCGGCGCGGACTGCTGGCCGGGTGGGCTGCCGAGATGGCGGGTGCGCGGTGAGCGCGTCAGGCGTCGTCGTCGCCGGGTTCGGGGCCGAGGTGGGCACGCAGGATCTCGGCCGCCTTGTCTGCGCCCCCGGCTCGCCGTACGAGGCGCCCCAGCTCGATGGGAACGACGGCGGCTACAGGCGTGGTCCGGTTCTTGAGGAATACGGTCCAGCGCAGCAGTCGGACATGCGAGATGACCTCGGTGAGGTTGGCGCGGGCTTCGGAGATCAGAAGCTCTTCCCGGATGTCCATGGCGGGCACTTTACTCCCGCGTTTTGCTGTACAAGTCGTCGTCATGTACATAAGATGGAGCATGAGGCAGGAAGCCTCGAACGTCAAACCAGCCTCCCGGCGGCACGGCACCCGCAGGCATCCCGCCCGCACCGACTGCCTCCGCCGGGACGGCGCACAAGCCAACCAGACGATCACCTCCAACCTTTGGAGTCGATGACGCATGCCCAACAACCACGCCAACTGCGGGAGCTTTGCCTACAAGCAGGTGATCTGCGATCGCTGCGGAGCCGAGTACACCTGCACCCCCTCCAGCGACTTCTACTGCGCGGCCGAGGGTGACCACTGCTGCGAGTCGTGCCTTCTGCGCGGTGCTGGCGTGTCTGAGAGGACGATCGTCCGGCTGGTCGGTGAGCAGCCGTGACCGTCTTCGACCTGATCGACCAGATGACCCCGGAGCAGATGCGTTCCGCCCTCCACCGGGTGCTTGACCTCTGCAATGCCGCCGACCCGAACGGCGCACACATCCCCACCAACGGCACCCTGCTGCTCAGCCAGCATTCCGGTGGGTGGCAGAACATCCCGGAGAAGGAAACGGTCTGGGTCCGGTCCGACGGTGGGGACACCCCGGAAGACCCGGCGCTGAACGAGCCGTTGTTCTGGCCGGTTGGTAACCCGGCCGAGCCCAGCGGTCATCGGCGTTCCATGGGCGAGTTGCTGTGGCTGGACGATCCGGCGTGCGACCGAGGCAGTGTGTCGTTGGAGGCGTACCTACCGCTCGACGCGATCGTGGATGCCATCGCCCCGCCGTGCACCACCTGCAACGGCACGGGGCAGACGGTTGATCGCGGGTCGCTGGGCGTGTCCGAGTGCCAGGACTGCGGCGGTGGGCAGGTCAGCCCGCCGAAGGGCTCGACCCCCGACGACTGGCGGATGCCGACACCGATGCGCCTGATCGACGCCGCCGAAGACGCGCGGCAGATGTTCGGCGCGAAGGGTGCGGCTGACATCTTCCCGAATCTCCCTGAGCACGACTATCGGTTCGAGGCCAAGTTGCCGCGCGGCGCACGAGTGACCTTCTCCTACGACGCCACGGCCGAGCACATCGCCCACTACCTCACGCGTGAGGGTGTCGACCTGGGCGGTGAGCGCTGATGTCCGCCGAGTTCGCGGGTGACGCCTGCTGGCGGTGCGAGTCGACGCCAGCCGCCCGCACATGCTGCTCTTCGCACAAGCGGGAGTTGTGCCACGCCTGCTACCGGCGCAGCCACTTCGTTGAGGTGTGCGCTGCCGGGTGCTCCGAGTGCGCCGCCGAGAACCTGCCGGTAGTTCTGCCCCGCCGCGCGCAGGGCGGTGAAAGCCGATGACCGCCGAGGTGGAGTTGCTGCGTGAGGCCGTCACCCGGCTGCGGGCCGACGCGAAGCCCGGCAACCCGAACCCGTGGTCGAACCCGCTGTTCCTGTCCCACGTGGCCGACATGTTGGAGCGTGAGGCCGACGAACTCGAATCCGTCCCGTACCGGGTGGACACCGACTGGATCGAGCGCAACTACCGCGACCCGCTGGCAACCGCCCGCGCCTATCTGGGCCGGGAGGCGTGATGACCGAGATGGTGTCGCTGCCCGATGTCGGCACGTCCGACCCGCTGTGCACCTGCACGATCGACCCGGATGGTGCCCGCAACACGGACGGCTGCGTGCTGTGCGACCTGCCGCCGTGCGGGTTTCTGGTCGGCGAGGTGAACCAGTGACCGCCGCTGTGATCGCCACTCCGAGGCCGCAGCCGAAACCGGGTGACCCGTTCCCACCGCCGTGGCCGGGCGCACCCCGCCACACCCAGCAGGCCACCTGCCCGACGTGCGATGCCCCGGTGGGGTCGCTGCTGGCCGCGTGCTTTGCCACCAAGGCGTGCCTGACCAACGACCTGGACTACGACGCAGCCATCGACGCGAGGTGCGACGCGTGACGATCACCGCCGAGCCGCTAACCAAGCCTGGCCCGCCGACTGCGCTGACGAACCCGGAGACGGGGCAGCGCTGGTACATGCACCCCGCCACCGGGGAGCGGTTCATCTCCGTCACCACAGTTCTGGACTACATCCGCAAGTTCGGGATCACCGACTGGGCAACCGGCCTCACCGCGAGAGCAGCCTTCGACAATCTGCCGCTACTCAACCGAGCCTCCCGCGCCCAGTCGTGCAACTCCACGAAAACCGACAACGCGTGCGGGAACTGCCCCGACTGTGTGGCGTACTGGCTCGCCGACCGGCACAACGCCGAACGTGACGCCGCAGGCGAGCGCGGTTCGAAACTTCACGACGCCGCCGAGCAAACCGTATTGCACGGGCCGGGCGTCCACGTTGACGACGACGCGAAGCCGCTGGTGGATCAGTGGCACCGCTGGTTCGCCCGGTACAAGCCGGAGTTCCTGGCGACTGAGATGACGGTGATCTCCCGCAAGTGGGGGTTCGCCGGCACCCTCGACAAGATCGTGCGGTTCTCGGAGGCGTCTCGCCTGGACAAGCCCCTCGCCCACCTGACCGGGCTGCCGCTGCTGGGCGACTACAAGTCGAGCCGCAACGTCTTCCTCACCAACGGGTGGCAGGTCGTCGCGTACGCGAAAGCCGACGCGGTGTTGCTGCCCGACGGCACTGAGATGCCGATGCCTGAGGTGAAGGGCGGGCTGATCGTGCACATCCGCCCGGAGCGGGTGCAGATGCGCGAGGCGTACCTGACCGACAAGAACTTCCAGTACTTCGTGCACATGTGCCGAGTCGTCGAGGGCCTGGCCGCTCCCCTGAACACCGTTCTTTCCCGCCCCGTCACCATGAAGGAGGCGTAAGCCCATGCCCATTCTTGGCTTGCAGCAGCAGCAGACCGAAGTCGGCCGGATTCGCTTCGGCGTGAAGGTCGGGACCGGTCGTGGCCGCCCCACGAAGCTGGACCGGCTGCGGTTCACCTCCCCCCGCCAGGCGCTGATCGAGAAGATCGCCGCCACGTACGGCGGGAAGGTCGAGCCGTGGCAGCCACCGAAGGGCTCCGGTCAGTGGCAGGTGATCACCGACGCTGCTGAGGTGCCGGTGCTGATTCCGCCGCAGGATCCGGGCGAGTCGCAGTGGTACGAGATGTGGTCGGCGGGTGGTTGCCTGCGGCGTTGCGACGGGCAGCAGGAGAAGATCAGCAAGTCGTCGTGCTTGTGCGACCCGGTGGCCCGGGACTGCAAGATGCACACCCGCATCCGGGTGATGTTGGAAGACATCCCCGGGTTGGGTGCGTGGCGGGTCGACACGGGCTCGTACTACGCCGCCGTGGAGTTGCCGGGTATCGCGCAGTTGCTGGCGATGGCGCAGGGCGCGATCCCCGGCCGGCTGGTGCTGGATCAGCGGACCGTGACCCGGCAGGTGGACGGGAAGCCGCAGACGTTCAACTTCGCGGTGCCGACCCTGCACGTGGACGAGTTGACGCCAAAGCAGTTGATGTCGGGTCGGGTTCAGGAGTTGGTGGCGGCCCGCAACAACGCTGCGGTGGCCGGTGACATGCGGGTCGCTATCGCCGCCACGGTCGATTACGGGTCGCTGATCGACGCCGCCCGGAACGTGGACGCCTTGTACGACGTGGCGAAGCAGGTGAAGGCCGCGCACGGTGGGGAGATCCCGGCGGAGTTGCTGACCCAGTTGGAGACGAAGCGGGCCACGATCCAGGGTGCCCAGCCGGCGCAGCCGGCCACCCCGGCGGCGCAGCCCACCCCGACTGTTGTCGATGACCTCGACGGGCTGTGGGCGAGCATCCTCGCCGAGTCGCCGTGGAACTCGAAGGACGAGTTGGAGACCAACTTCATCAAGCTGGTGGGCCGGTCGTCGGCGGATGCGACTGCTGAGGACATGCGGAAGTTTCTGGTTGCGATGCAGCAGGCGAAGGCTGGGGCGGGGCACTGATGGAGCGCCGCACCCGGTTGTCGCGCATGTCGGCTCGCCGCCGTCAGGAGTTGGCGGAGCAGGGCAACCGGAACCCTTTCTCAACGATCACCAACGCCGCGCTTACGCCCAGCCAGCCCGCCGCCGGGAAGGTGAAGCCGCGGTCGACTGACACCGGCCCGAATCGGGGCACGGTTGCGACGGTGGTTGCCCGCGATTTCGGTCGCTGCGCCCGGTGCGGCGACCCGGTGAGTGGTGAGCGGGGTCGGGACTGGTCGGTGCAGCACAGGCGCGCTCGGGCGATGGGCGGCACGTCTCGGTCGGATGCGAACGAACCACAGAACCTGATCTTGCTGTGCGGGTCTGCCACAACTTCCTGCCACCTGCACGTCGAGTCGCACCGCGAGGAGGCCCGCGCGAACGGGTGGGCAATCCGCCTGTCGGACGACCCGGCCGAGGTGCCCGTGAACCACGCGGTGCACGGGTGGGTGCTGCTGAACGACGTAGGCACCTTCACGACTTACTCCCCCAACCACGACCACACCCACGCCTGAGGAGGCGACCATGACCTACCCCGTTTGGGATACCGCCGACACCGTCGACCCGTCGATGCTGCCTGTCTCCCCCGCCATCCAGGATCTGCTACGGGAGGGCGCCGCCGCCCGGATCGAGGTGGGCCAGTGGCGTGCCGCTTTTGGTGAGAACGCGCTGCGGAACGCACAGCAGATCCTGGCCGAGCGCGCCCGCAACGAGGCCATCCTGCGTGACACGGTCCGGGCGCTTGGCCTTGACCCCAACAACGTTCACTCGTATAAGGAGATCCCGGCCCGGGTCGCCGAGTTGCGTGACCTGTTGGCGCACCGCAACGAAGCCCTCAACCAGGCCATCGCCGCCGCACGGAAGGCCACCAGGCAGGGTGCGGGGGCGATGGCATGAGCGCCCCCACGCGTGACATCAGCGAGTTCGAGGCCGCCCGTCTCATCGCGAGCAGCGACCCGAACATGCTGCGCGGCCCGTGGGTTGCCTACCTCGCCGACTCCGACGGGTTCGTGTACGAGTCCGTCGCGGACGTGATCGCCGACCTCGGCGACGAGGAAGAGGTTCGCATCGGCGTCGTCCGCGGTTCGGCCGCACCGACAGAGCGGGACGGCGGTCTGCGACTGCCGGGCACCAACAAGGTCGGTGACCGGGCGTTCGAGGTGGAGGTGTACGTCGACGGGGAAGGTGACAACGCGGACTCCGCGGTGACCCGGTACGCGCAGGCGTTGGCGATGGCCGCCGGGTTAAACGCGGTGTCTGGGCATGAGCCGGCGCCGGGTTACCCGTGCCACAACGAGTCGTGCGGGTGCCGGACGGCGGTGAACGGCTGATGGGCCGCGAGATCAAGCGGGTGCCGCTGGACTTCGATGCGCCGATCGGTGAGGTGTGGACCGGCTACGTCATGCCCGACGACCTTCGCGGCGAGCAGTGCGGGACCTGCGACGGTGGCGGCTACTCGCAGGCCGCGAAGCACCTGCACAAGATGTGGTACGGAAACGCCCCGTTCCGACCGGAGGACAACGGGTCCACCCCCCTCACCCCGGAAACGCCCGCTGTGCGGGCGTTCGCCGAGCGAAACGTCACCCGCTCCCCCGACTACTACGGCCAGGGTGAGCACGTCATCCGCCGTGAGGCACGCCGGCTCGCCGACTACTGGAACAGCGCCTGGTCCCACCACGTCAACGAAGCCGACGTGGCCGCACTGGTGGAGGCCGGACGCCTGTACGACCTCACCCACACGTGGACCCGTGAGAACGGGTGGCAGCCCATCGACCCGCCGGTGATGCCAACCCCGGAGCAGGTCAACCAGTGGAACATCGCCTCGATGGGCCACGACGCGATCAACGCGTCAGTGGTGGTCCGGGCACGGTGCGAGCGGGACGGCGTTGACGTGCTGTGCAGCGCGTGCGGCGGGGAGGGCATCCGGTGGCGCAACGACCAGCACAAGGCGGCACACGAGGCGTGGGAACGCACCGAACCGCCGTCCGGCGACGGGTGGCAGTTGTGGGAGACGGTCAGCGAAGGCTCCCCCAAGTCGCCGGTGTTCGCGACCGCCGATGAGTTGGCGTCGTGGATGTCGGATCCGGAGCGCGGTCGGGATTGGGTGCCGGGTGATGTGGCGGCGAAGTTCATCGCCGACGGGTGGGCGCCGACGCTAGTTGGTTCCAGCGGCGACCTGATGTCGGGCGTCGAGTTCGTGGGCACTCGGGGTGGTGACGCCTGATGGCAATCTTCGATCAGCGGGAGTACACCACCCGCACCTACGAATGGGCTGTCCCCACCGGATGCCCAGCCGAAGAGTTCGAAAAGGCGTGGGCGGTGGCCCTGGTGACCTACCGGCGGGTGCACAACCTGCCCGAGGATGCCGCCCCGAACGACGGTGGATGGCTGCGCGTGTACGCCCAGGACGACGAGGTTGTGCTGCGGTTCGACGTTCGGGAGGCCGGCCGATGACCGCCGCCATCAAGGCCATCACCGTCCGCAAGCCGTGGAGCACCTGCATTGCCTCCACCAACGCGGGGGCGAAGCGGGTCGAGAACCGGGGTGCCGGGACCAACCACCGGGGCATCCTGCTCATCCACGAGGGCAAGACGGCAGACGTTGACGCGTTCGCCGACCGGCGGGTGGCCGAACTGCTCACCCCGCACCGCGACGCACCTGAGCAGCCCGGGGCGGGAGCAGTCATCGCCGTCGCTGCACTGACGGACGTTCACTACGCGGCGGGCGGCGACTGCTGCGCGCCGTGGGGTGAGATCTGGCACCACGGCCCGAATCGTGTCGGGCGGGCTGTGCACCTGGTTCTGGCTGACGTTCGCCCGCTGGACCGTCCGGTGCCGTGCCGGGGTGCGCTCGGCCTGTGGGCGCCGCCGGAGGACGTGGTCGCGCGGGTGCTGTGGCAGGTCCCTGCGGCGGTGACCCGGTGACCGTCTACGTCGACAACGCTCGAATTCCGGCGCGGATGGGCCGCATCACCGCCCGCTGGTCACACCTGACTGCCGACACGGTGGAGGAGCTGAACGAGTTCGCGGTCCGCCTTGGCCTGCTGCCGGAGTGGTTCCAGACGTGCAAGCGTCCCTGCCACTCACGCCTGCCATGCACCCATTGGCACTTTGACGTGGTGGACGCCAAGCGCGATGAGGCCATCCGGGCGGGCGCGAAGGCAATCGACATCCGGGAGATGGGTGCCATCACCAGCGCACGGCGTCAGGCGCTACTGGCGGGTGAGGGCCGGTGACCGTCATCCGCATCGAGGTCGTCGGCGTACCCAAGCCGAAGGGCAGCCTCAAGCACATCGGCCGGGGCCGGATGGCCGAGCAGGTCGCCGGGTCGAAGACGTGGCGGCAGTGCGTTGCCTGGGCTGGACGGCAACAACATCACGGGGACGCCCTTAACGAGCCGGCGGAGGTGTCATTCGACATCCGGGTGCCCGTGCCGAAGTCGGCCCCGAAGCGCCTGATTACCTGGCCTGCCACACGGTCGTCGGGTGACGTCGACAAGCACCTCCGGAACCTGTTGGACGCCTTGGTCGACGGCGGCGTGCTGGCCGACGACTCGCGGGTGGTGCGTGTGTCCGGCGGTAAGCGTCATTGCCTGCCCGGCGAGGTGCCGGGGGCGACGATTTGGGTTCGGCCCGCCGGTCCGGCTGGGTCGCGTGTGGTGGAGGCCGACTGTGCCTGACGCTGCCGTGTTCCCCGACCGCGCTGTCCTGCCGTACGACGCGAACGGCAACACGGCCACCCAGGTCGGTGACGTGATCTTCCTGAACTGCAACCCCAACCACACCCCGAAGGAGGCCAGCCATGGCTGATACCGCAATTGAGTGGGCCGACAAGACGTGGAACCCACTTCTCGGCTGTGAGCGCGTCTCGGCCGGCTGTGACGGCTGCTACGCCATCTCGACCGCCACGATCCGGGCGGGCAACCCGCACCCGAAGGTTGCCGCCGCGTTCGCTGGGCTCACCGAGCGGCGTGACGGCCGCCTCGACTGGACCGGCCGCATCAACCTGCTGCCCGAGCGGCTGACCCAGCCGCTGCACTGGCGGAAGCCGCAACGCATCTTCGTCAACTCGCAGAGCGACTTGTTCCACAGGGACGTACCGGACAGCTTCATCGCGCAGGTATTCGCCGTCATGGCGCTCGCGGAGCAGCACACATTTCAGCTCTTGACGAAGCGCCACGGCCGGATGCGCTCCCTGCTGAACTCACCCGCCTTCCGTGTTCTCGTTCTCGACCAGGCGTACCTTCTGGTCGTTGGCGAGGTGCCAAGCGCACAAGCCCCCCAGCATGTCGTCTCCGCCTACCATCGGCGGCGGCAGGCTGCTCTGCTTGGCCAAACCGACTCGGCCCTACCTGCTTGGCCGCTAACCAACGTGCACCTCGGCGTGTCGGTGGAAGACCAGAAGACCGCCGACCTGCGCATCCCGGCGCTACTCGCGACGCCTGCCGCAGTGCGGTGGCTGTCCTGCGAACCGCTGCTCGGGTCCGTTGACCTGACCAAGTTCCTGCACTGGCGGCCGATCGGCGAGAACCTGCGCCACTCGCCCCTCCCCCCGTCGTACGCCGACGCGTGTGGGCTCCCGGCCCTTCACTGGTGTGTCGTCGGGGGCGAGTCCGGCCCGAAATCCCGGCTGATGTCCCCAGAGTGGGCCCGCAACCTCCGGGATCAGTGCATCTCGGCGCAGGTGCCGTTCTTTTTCAAGCAGACCGGATCCGTGCTGGCAAAGGAACTCGGCATCCCGGGCAAGGGCGATGAGTGGAACGACCTTCCGACCGAGTTTCAGATCCGCGATATGCCGCAGGAGGTCGCTCATGTCTGACCCAACCGTTCTCGCCTACCTCGCTGGTGTTGTGGACAGTGACGGCTACGTCACCGCTGCGATCACCAAGCACAAGGGTCGTCAGTTCTATGGTGCAGCCATCGGCATCGCCGGGACTCGCCGCGAGCCGCACGACCTGGCCGCGAGCCTGTTTGGCGGCAACGTCCGCACCTACATTCCGCGGGGCAATCGGGAGCACCACCGGCCGCAGTTTCAGTGGCAGCGGTACGGCCGAAGCGCACTGCCAGTCATTGAGGCGATCCGGCCGTACCTGCGAGTTAAGGCCGAGCAGGCTGATCTGGCGATCGAGCTTGAGGAGATGGCTGACGAGGCGCGCGAGATGCGCGATCAGGACGACCCGTACCCGTGGTTCGGTCCCGACTTCGACCCCGCTGCTCAACTGGGGCGGCAGGCGGCGGAGATTCGCGCCCTCAACCTCCGAGGTGTCCGTGTGGCGGTGACCGCGTGAGCCCGCAGCGGATCCAGCGCCAGCGCACCGCCGGATGGCGGATGCCCGAGAACACCGTCTACGTCGGCCGTCCCACCCTGTTCGGCAACCCGTTCACCTACCGGGGCCAGTGGGGGCTCGTCCACTACGGGCCGAAGCACCACGAGCGGTTCGGCCGCGACTGGGACCACGAGGGCCGCATCAGCCGCGACGGCAACCGCCACGACATGTTCCTCCCCATCGACGGCTCACGTGACCTGGACCAGGTGGAGACGTACGTCCGGTGGGGCACTCGCGCCGAACTCGTCGAGCTGTACCGCCTCACCCTCACCGGCCCGACGTTCGGGATGCGCATGGCCTACCCGAGTCGTGGGGGCCACTTCCTCAAGGTCACGGTCGATGACATCCGCCGCGAACTGGCCGGCAAGAACCTCGCCTGCTGGTGCAAGCCCGGCGACGCCTGCCACGGCGACGTCCTGTTGGAGATCGCCAACGGGGGTGCGCTGTGACCCGCCACGCGTCGAAGGTCGCCAGCACCCGTGTTGAGGCCGAGCGCGGCGGCGACTGGCGGCACGCGTCGGCCTGCCGGGATGAAGATCCAGAGCTATTTCACCCGGTAGGCACGTCCGGGCCGGCGCTGTTGCAGGTCGAGCAGGCCCGAGCGGTGTGCCACCGATGCCCGGTCCGCGACCAGTGCCTGACCTGGGCGCTCGACCACATGGAGTTCGGGGTGGCCGGCGGCCTGTCGGAGGACGAGCGCCGCACCCTGAAGCGCCTCGGTGGCGTCAACGCCCTGTGGGGCACCGCATGACCGCCAGCACCATGGCCCGCCCCAGCATCGGGGCGGGCCCCGCACCCCGAAACCAGGACAACACCATGACCGACTACCGCACCTACGAACGCCTCATCAACGCCATCAACGCCGGGCGGATCCGCCGCAACCCGTTCACCTACGAGTACGTGGACGACAAAGGCAAGTTCTCCAACCTTGACCTGCTCATCTTCCACATGGAGGACTGCGGGTGGGTGCGCCTGCACATCGACGGGCGCATCGAGGTCACCCGTGACGGGGAGGCGTGGATGGGGCGCACCCGGCGAGGCAGCAAAGCACCAGAGGTCGCTTTCAGTGACCAGCCTGGGGCGGCGTGATGAGCACCGTTGTGGTCGCACGAGGTGCTAACGATGTGCTGCCCTGCCCGTCGGAGTCGGCCCGCCGCATGAAACTGACCGTTGAGCGTGACGCGTTCGCTGACGCTGTTACCGCCGCCGCCGACGCCACCCCCAACCGCCCCTCAGTGCCGATCCTCGCCGGCATTCTCCTCACCACCGTTGATGACGGGTTGACCGTATCCGGGTTCGACTACGAGGTGTCCAGCCGCTCATGGGTGCGCGGCACCGTCACCGACCCCGGCACTGTTGTTGTGGCAGCCCGGCTGCTCGCCGCCATCACCAAGGCGCTCCCGCACAAGCCCGTCGAACTGGCGTCGGCCGGCACCCATCTGGAACTGGTGTGCGGGTCCGCCCGGTTCACCCTCCCCACCATGCCCGTGGAGGACTATCCGCAGCTTCCCGGCCTGCCCGCCACCGTTGCCACCGCCGACGCTGCCGCCCTCGCCCAGGCCGTCGCGCAAGTCGGTGTCGCGGCCGGCCGCGACGCGGCCCTGCCCATGATGACCGGGGTCCGCCTCGAACTTCGGGGCAACACCCTGTCGCTGCTGGCAACCGACCGGTACCGCCTCGCCCACCGCGACATCACCATCAACCCGGCCGAATCCGGCCTGAACCTTGACGTGTTGGTGCCGGCGAAGCTCCTCACCGACACCGCGAAAACGTGGGGTGTGGGGTCGGTGGACATCAGCCACGACCCTGACGCGAACGGGCTTGTTGGGTTCGCCATCGGGCAGCGTAAGACCACGTCCCGACTGCTCGACGGGGTCAACTACCCGCCGGTGCGCAGCCTGTTCCCCACGTCGTACCCCAGCGCCGCCCGCGTGCCGGTCGCCTCACTGATCGAGACGGTAAAGCGGGTCGCCCTAGTCGCCGAACGGGCCACACCCGTCCTGCTCACGTTCACCGACGGCGGCGACGCGGTTGTGGTGGAAGCCGGCGGCGCTGAGGAGGCCCGCGCCTCGGAAGCCCTCGGCATCGGCTCCTACGCCGGGCAGCCCACGCTGACTGTCGGCTTCAACCCGCAGTATCTGATCGACGGGCTGCACAGTCTCGGTACGGCAACCGCCCACATCGGGTTCGTGGACGCGTTCAAGCCCGCGGTTATCTCCCCCGCCGACGACGACGGCGAGCCCACCCTCGACCACCGCTACCTGATCATGCCGATCCGGGTGAGCCGATGACCTCCGTCGCCGTCACCCCCATTCCGTCCCGCCGGCTCACCGTCCTGCCGTGCGCTGCGGACCCGGAGAAGTGGTACGACGGCAGCCGCAATAACGACGCCAAGGCGGGGTGCAAAGGCTGCCCGGCCCGCGGCAGCTGCCTCGCCCTCGCTCTCGAAACCGACGAGCCGTGGGGTGTGTGGGGCGGCTACACGGCAACGGAACGGCAGCGGTTGGCCTCCGGACGGACGCCCCTCGTCTGCCGGGGCTGCGGCCAGGACTGCGTTCCGGACCAGCCGCACCATGCCCGCTGCGACCGCTGCAACACCGGCCCCGACGGACGCAACGTGGACGACGATCGGGAGCAGATTGCCCGTCTCGCCGCCGACGGGTGGACCGATCGGCGGATCGCCAACCGGCTCGGATGGACCGTCAACAACATCAAGGGGTGCCGCAGCCGGCACAACATTCCCAGCGCCTACCCGAACGGCGGCGGCGGGCATTGGCTGGCCGCGACGACGGCGACAAATTTGAAGCCGTGCGGCACGTCTGCGGCGTTCCGTCGGCACAAGCGGCGCGGTGAGCCGATCGATGAGGCGTGCCGGCAGGCGAATGCCCGAAGCTCCGCAGATGAGCGGCAGGCGAAGGCTGCTCGGGCCCTGGCGGGCCGCACCAACCGTCCCTGACCGGAGGTGACCCCCGATGACCGCGAAGGTAATCCAGCTCGACAGCCGACGCCGCGCCCCAGCAGTTGACCGTCCAGCGCCGCTAACCAAACCGTGCGCTGTCGGGGTCAAAGCATGCGGGAAGACACCAGCCCGGTTGTACGCGCGTGGGTGGTGCTGCGACGAGCGCGCGCCGGGGGCAGCAGGAAAGCCCGACACCGTGACGGGGTCGGGTGAGGTGGCGTGAGAGGGCTAGTCGGTTTGCTCGGGCGGCGGGGACCAGTCGTCCCACGGGTCGCCCATCAGTTCGGCCGCCTTCTTGTACCAGGCGGGCGACACCAGCAGCCCGGCCGGCGTGCTGCGGCGAAGCACAACCGGGTGTTCACCGCGGGCCACGGCGTCCAGCAGGTCGCTGAACTTCTCTCGCGCCTGCTGGGCACCGACGATCGGACGCTTTGCCATAGCGGCAGTGTACGGCTCCCCGTAAGGACCGCCTTGCAGGTCGGGGTGGACCGCAGTCGTCATGACTCTCCCGTAAGTCTCGGTGGTAGCTCTACTGTAAGGTTCAGTGTAAGGTAATGATCAGGGCGACGCCACCACAGGCAGCCCGTCAAGCCAGCGACGTGCTCGAACTCTCGACCAGCACAGGAGATTCAGTGGCAGTCAGCCGCACACTGCGGTTCCAAATACTCCGGCGCGACAGCCACCGCTGCCAGAGCTGCGGGCGGAGCGCGCCCGAGGTGCAGTTGGAGGTTGACCACGTTCTTCCGGAAGCACTCGGCGGCCCCAGCACCCCCGAAAACCTGCGCGCCCTCTGCGCCGACTGCAACGGAGGCAAGTCGGCTACACCCCCTGACGCCGCCGTAGTCGCTCAGGTCAGCGCGGATGCCGTTCGGTGGGCCGAGGCGCAAAAGGCGGCAGCCCATCGAATGCTCGCCAACCTCGACGCTCAGGCCCGCAATCGAGCCGAGTTCGACGAGGCATGGCAGCGGTGGACGTACGGGGGTGATCGCACTTTCCCACGCGACGACGACTGGATGGACAGCGTCAGCCGGCTCGTGGCTGCTGGCTTGCCCATGCCCGTACTGCTCGACTGCGTCGACCAGGCGATGCGGAACAAGACAATCCCCGTGGACCGGATCTTCCGCTACATGTGCGGCATCGCGTGGCGGCGCGTGAAGGATCTGCACGAGGCTGCCGCAGCCATGCTCGACGATGCCCGCAGCGGCAGTTCGGAGCGTGACAGTGGAAGCCCGATGCTGGCGCGGGCTGTCCTTGAGTGGGCCGTGGGCGAGCAGGATGCGCTACGGCGCGAAGCCCTGGACGAGGCCACGGAAGACGGTGTCGACAACCCCAGCGAAGCAGAGCTGCTAGACCGGGCGGCCGTTATCTCAGCCCGCAACGCGTGGAGCGAAGTGACAGGGCACCGGAACGCAGCAACATCCCTTCTTGCCGCCCTGCCCGAGCCGTTCCGGCGGCTGCTGCTCGAACGGGCCGAACGGGACGTGGCCTTTGTCTCCGACGAGCCCTACTCGATCCAAGACGTTGAGGCATGGGCAGTCGTCATCGTCGGACGTGAAATCTCGGAGCGGTTCGCTGAGCACGACTGGTCGCAGGGCAAGGGAGGCGAGGTTTCCCAGTGACGACGCGGTGGGAGGTGGAGAAGGCCGTGAAGGCGTCGAGCATCGACATCACTGGCAAATGCATCCTCATGATGCTGCTGTCCGAGACGAACGCCAGCACCGCCGAAATCGCCCCCAAGCACGCCCCCACCTACACCGAACTCGAAGCCACAACCAGCGCCTCCCGATCGACTCTTGTCGAATGGATGCGCGCGCTGACTGCGGGTGGCTGGGTACGGAAATTGTCGTTCGAAGGCGAGTCACGGACCGGATATGCGCTTTCCGTGGGCGATCCAAATACGGCACGGGAACCCCGCGCGCGGGCATCCAAAGCGACGCCCAAGACTGCCGCCGACGCACACCAGGCAGAGGCGGATGACGATGGAGCGTGCCGCCTGGCGGCACAGAGCGGCGGGGGGAGCATGCCGCCAGGCGATACGGAGCATGCCGCCAGGCGATACGCCGACGTGCCGCCAGGCGATACGTCGACCGAAGGTGTCCTTATTAGGAACTCTCCTACGGAGAGTTCTACAACTAACCCAACTCTTACTCCTCCCCTCTTCGGGGAGGGTGCGACCACCGGGAAGGCCAGGCGAGCGTCGAAGCCGAAGAAGGCCGAGCCGTACCGCGAAGACGTCGAGAGGGTTTGCACCTACCTCGTCGAATGGATCGTGAAGAACGGATCCAAGCGCCCGACCATCTCGAACGACTGGCGCGCCGAAGCTCGACGAATGATTGACCTCGACAAGCGGAGCCTTGACGACATTCACCGGGTCACACGGTGGTCCCAGAAGCACCACTTCTGGAAAGGCAACATCATGTCGATCCCGAAGCTGCGCGAGAAGTTCGACCAACTGCGCCTGCGCATGGAAGCCGAAGAGGCCATCGAAGCGGAGCGCAATCAGCAGAGCGGGCGCATGGACGGCGGCATGAAGCCAGCCAACCCCCGCATCTTGCGGAACAGCCACGAGAACCAAGACCGCTACGACGTGAAGCTCTAACGGAAGGAGGGCCAGTGGACATCAGCAGCACCAACCTCGGCGGCCTCGCCCGCGAAGTGATGGAACGGCGCGGCATCGACCCGACCACCGTCCCCCCGCGGCCCGGATTTGACCTCGCCGACCATCTCATCGAGCAGGCGGAGGCGACCCTAAACCTGATCCTGCCGCCCCGGTTCCGCCACGCCGAACCCGACGACCGGCAGGTGCGGCAGTGGATCGGCACATACCTGCGCGACCCAACCACCTGCCCCGGTCTGCTGCTGCTCGGCCCCGTAGGCACCGGGAAGAGTCATCAGGCGTTCGGGGCGCTGCGGCGTGTGGTGTTGGAGTCGGCCAAGCGCTGCCGGCGGATGACGTACGCCGTGACTTCCCACCCGGAGTTCAACGCCGCGATGCGCCCCCAATCCGACGACCGGCACCTGCGGGCGCTCGCCGACTACCAAACCGTTGATCTGCTCGTCTTCGACGACCTGGCCGCCGGGAAGTCCACCGACTGGACGGAGGACACCCTGTACCGGCTGATGGACGCACGGTGGGCGAACCAACTGCCGACGATCACCACCACCAACCTGGACGCCGACGGTCTGCGCGCCGACGTTGACGAGCGGGTGGTGTCCCGCCTGTCCACCAGCGTGCAGATCGGGTTGAAGGGTTCGGACCGGCGGCGCGGCGGTGACCTGCCGTGACAGACACGTTGGACCGCGCCGACCCGGTGACCGTGTTCTACGACCACGGCGCCGAGCAGGTGGTGTTGGGGGCGATGCTTCGCGACCCGCTGGTCATCGGCGAGGTGGAGGCGATCGTGTCGGCGGGGTCGTTCCACAAGCCGTGCCACCCGCTGCTGTTCGAGGCCATCACTTATCTGCGGGAGAAGGGCCGCAAGACGGACCCGACGAGTGTGGCCGGGTATTTGGCGGACGAGAAGCTACTCACCCGGATGCCGGGCGGCGTCCTGTACCTGGACGAACTGCTTGAGGCGGTTCCGGTGGGTGCCCCGGTGGGTGAGGCGACGTACTACGCGCGGACGGTCGCCGACAAGGCACTGTTGCGGGACTTCGACGCCGGGTTGGAGAAGGCGCGCAACGACATCCGCTCCGGTGCCGCGAGCAACCCGGCGTCGCTGTTGGAACGCACCCGCGTGATGATCTCGGACCTGGGGATGCGCGCCGCTGGGGATGGTGGGCCGAAGCGGTGGCGGGACATCATCCGCCCCGGCCTGGACGCGATCGAACTCGCCGCCGAGGAAGGATCCGGGCCACCTGGCATCCCCACCGGCATCCCCGACCTGGACCGGCTGATCCACGGGTTGCAGAAGCAACGCCTGTACGTGGTGGCCGGCATACCCGGTGGCGGTAAGTCGACGTTGGGCGCGGGTGACTTCGTCCGGTCGGCCGCGTTTGAGCACGCCTGCGCGACGGGCGTGTGGTCGATGGAGATGACCGAGCAGGAGTTGTTCAACCGGCTGATCTGCGCCGCCGCTCGGGTGCCGTCGGACAAGGTCACCGACGGGACGTTGGACACCGACGACTGGACGGCCATCGCCCGGGTGTGCGGGCAAACCGAAGACGCGCCGCTGTGGATTGATGACACCAAGGGCCTGACCATGGCCGACATTCGGGTTCGCGCCCGACGGTTGAAGCAGCAGCACGGCCTGGAGCTCGTCGTCATCGACTACCTGGGGTTGATCGAGTCCGCGTCGAGCGCACCCCGAAACCAGCAAATCGACGAGATGGCCCGGTCGGCGAAGAACCTCGCCGGTGAATTGGACCTCGCGGTGGTGCTGTTGGCGCAGATGAACCGGGCGTACGCGCAGCGCGCAGACAAGCGGCCTGTCCTGACCGACTTGAAGGAGTCGGGCGGCATCGAAGCCCACGCCGACGTGGTGATTTTTGTGCACCGGGATGAGCAGTTCGACAAGACGAAACGCCTCGGGGAGGCCGATTTGATCGTGGAGAAAAACCGCGGTGGCGCTCGCGGCACCGTTGAGGTCGCCGCCCAACTGCACTTGAACCGTTTCGTGTCCATGGCCATGCCGTGATCGACGACGACGAGCGGTACGGCCGCGCCGGGAATCAGCCGCCGCCGCAGATGACCCGCGGTTGGGCTGGACGCGACATGGACGGCGCCGCCCGAGGTTCTGACGTCTGCACGTCCAAAGCTGCGCGTGGTCCTTGGCAACGCCGCTGAGCCCGACACGTCCGCGCGGCCCACCCGGCAGGCGCGTCCCCGGTTCGCGCTGATCGACGGAGCGTTGACGTGACCGCCCCGGTGTGGCCGACGGTGATGGTGACCGGCCACCGCCCCCAACACCTGCGCCCCGAATCCCTGCATGACTGGGTGCGCCGCGAGCTGGACCGCCTGGCGCTGAAGCTGCGTGACGTGCACGGCATGACGTGCGGGATTTCCGGTATGGCGTTGGGCGCCGACCTGTGGTGGGCGGACGCCGTGCACCGTGCCGGGGTGCCGTTCGTGGCGCACATTCCGTTCCCGCAGCAACCGGACCCGTGGCGGCGCCGCAACCCGCAGGCGGTCGCCGAATGGCATCGGCTGCGCGCCTTGGCCGCCGAGGTGGTGCCGTATGGGGACCTCGCTGGCTTGGCCGAGCACGCCCGTAAGCGGGTGGTGGTGCGGCTGCTGCACGAGCGCAACGACGGGATGTTGGCTGCGGCTGACGCGTGCCTTGCCGTGTGGTGCCCGTCGAAGCGTGACGGGGGCACGTTCTCGGCGGTGGAGAAAGCCCACCGGATGCGCCTGCCGATGATCCTCGTCAACCCGGAAGCCCGCACGGTGACCATGCCGTCCCCCGCCCGGCTCGACCACCTGCTGTACCCGAACCGCCCGCAGCCCCTACCGATCCTGGGTGGTGTCTGATGGCCGCCCACCCCACCAACCCGGACTTCACCGCCGCCGGTTTTGAACGTCACGTCATTCGGCCAGATGTGAACGGCAACCTTGCCGACCGGTGCGGATGGTGCACCCTGCTGCCGACCGTCACAGGGTTTGTGCGCGCGAGGCAGCCCGCCTGCCCGGTGCACGGAACCCTTGCGGCCAACCCGACTACGACGCCTGAGGAGGCAACCATGACCGACACGACTACCGAAACCCCCTTCAACGCTGCGCACCGTCTCGCCCCGCCCCCGGCGACCCGCGACGCCGCCACCCGTGACGCCTGGGTGCGGCACTACGCGGCTGACGCCCTCGCCGCCTACGCCACGTTCCGGGACGCGATCCGCACCGTAACGCCCACCACTGCCGGAGGTTCACGCCCCGACCTCGGCTATCTCACCCTCGCCGCAACCGCCGCGACGGCTGCGGCGGCGGCTCTCACAGATCGGACCGACTACGCACCCGAACTGATCTGGGACCTCACCCCCGAGCTGGGTGCGCTGAACGGCGAGTGGGAGGACTGGCTGGTTGACGTCCTTGTGCGGCGCGGGGTGAACCCGGGGCACATCGACCCGGCGTACAACCCGGCCGACTTCGCTGAGGCGGTGCAGCGATGACCGCCACCGCGACTGGCCAGAAGCCGCCGGTCGGCGCGCGGGTCCGCATCACCGAGACGTACGCCGACGGCACCCGCATCACCGCCGAGGGGCCAGTTACCCATCACGAGCCGGGCGTTGACCGTTTCGTGTACATCGGCGCTCTCCGTCACACGATGCTGTGGCAGGCCGGCCGCGCTCGGCGCGAGAGCCCAGCCGCCGACGTGCAGGTGACGCGCCTATGCGACGTGTGCGGGAAGGACTCCACCACCGCCGACGGGATCGTGGGCGCGTACGTGTGCGACGACTACAACTGCCTGCTCGCGGCGTATGACCGCGCCGTGGGCGCCGACGCCCCCGCCCCCGTGAAGGTCATCGACTGCACGGTGCTGCCGCAGTTGGCAGGGGACATCCTGCGGGCCACCGCCGACCAGGTGGCGCCGAAGAAGCCGGTGACACGGTGAGCTACACGACGACGCAGCCCCGGGTGTGGCTGGACACTGAGACGACCGGCTTGGACTTCTACCGCCGCCCGTGGGAGATCGCCCTCATCGTGCGCCGCCCCGGTCAACCAGACATCGAACACCAGTGGTTCATCCACCCCGCCGACCTTGACCTCAAAAACGCCGACCCCGATTCGTTGAAGTTCGGACGGTTCTACGAGCGGCATCCACACGGCCCGGCCCTCGCCGCCGGGGCGGACCCGTGGGACGTTCCCCGCCTGGACTGGGTGTACCGCATCCTGGATGTGCTGCCGCAGATCGCCGAACTGACGTCCGGGCGGGCCATTATCCACGGCTCGAACCCGTCGTTCGACACGGACATGCTGGCCCGGTCGCTGGGCGAGCTTGGTATGACCCCGCCATGGCACTACCACAGCGAGGATGTGCCGGGCGTGGCCCGTGGGTGGCTGCTTGGCCGTGGACTGCCAGCGCCTCGCAAGTCCGACGACATTTCCCGGGCGTGCGGCATTGACCCGCAGGCGTACGACCGGCATTCGGCGTTGGGGGATTGCCGCTGGTTGCGGGACCTCAGTGATCTGATCGAGCCGCGCACCGACCTCGGTGAGGTGACGCCGTGACCGGGCAGGTGTTCTCGAATGTGGAGCCCGCCGGTGTTGACTACGCCATCCGGGTGACCTACCGCGACGGCACCACCAGAATCCGTCACGAAGATGATCCACTGCTGGCCCACAGTGTTGCTGAGCAGATGGCGGCGACCGCCCGCCGGCACCCGGCGGTCGCCTCCGCTGAGGTGGTGTACCGGCAGGTGTGGCACGGGCCGTGGACAACCGCACCCGAGCCGACCGATGAGGCTGACCGTGGCTGACACCCCATGCTTCTTCTGCCGTCAGGGCGAAGCTGATCACGTGGACGGGCGGTGCGCCACGTACCGGCCGAACAACCCTGAGCTGGCAGCGTCCCTGACGACACTCCTAGCCGCGCCATCAGCCGAGCCCGACCGATCGGCCGTGCTGGACAACATCGACGAGATGCGGGCGCGGGCAGCCACCGCCGCGTTCAACGCGGAAGCCCTCAACGCCCGATGGGCTGCGGTGGTCAACGACGAGATCGGCGGGTGGGCGGTCAGCATCAACGGTGCCGGCCCGCTCAATGGGGGCAGGATGGCCGTCGATTTGGTAATGACCCGGGAGATCGCCGAGCACATCGCCGCGGTGCACAACCAGTGGTTGGCGCGGCAGAACATGGGCGTGCCGGTGGCCACCGGGTTCATCACCACCGTGGACGTCTCAGCCCCGCCGATGTGGCGCACCCTGTGGCGTTGCCTGCGGCGTCGAAAGCCCGGCGGGGTGGGCCGGTGAGCAACCGCGACGGCTCGGACCGCCTGCGACTGTTCAAGGCGTTGAGGCGCGCCCGGTGGCGGGTGGAGTTCGCAAGGTCCGGCCACGTCAAAATCTGGAACCCGAGCGGCCTGCTGGTCACCACCACCCCGTCGAGCGCATCGGACACGAACAGCCTGAACGCGTTGCGCCGGGACCTGCGGAAGGCCGGATTCCAACACAACGAGCGCGGTCAGAAGCCGAAGCCCGCCAAGATCCCGAACCAGAGGACCCGATGACTCTGCCGCTGCTGCCCGGCCGAGCCCCGCCATTGCGACTCCTGCGGCCGACGCGTGCCGAAAGGCCCGCTCGTTCAAGGGCTCGGCTCGGGCTGCGCACGTGAGCACGGCATCACCCCGCCGTCCATCGCGCGGCCCCGCGGTGATGGGCAAGCCGGACCAACCCTGCTCGACCTGCTTGCCCGCACCGCGCAGGCAGGCAGGCTGGCGGTGCCGGTGATCAGGCAAGATGAATCCGGGGACACAACACCGGGGGGCACAATGACCACACCAACCAACACCACCACTGAACCAGCGCCGCGCATTGCCCTCGACCACCGGTACCAGCCGCGCCTCTGCGCCGCCCCAGACTGCCCTGTTCCACCGCACGTCCGCTGGCGGGTGACCCGTGGTGGGCACCTGTTCGGCATGTACCGGCGCACCGGCGACACCCTCGACTTGTGTGACAGCCATGAGCGGGAAGCCGCGGACGTGTGCGGGGCGGACTGGGATGACGCACCGTTGCTGCCGACCCAACGGCGTGGTGGCGCGGCAGTTGATACACCCAGTGTCACCGACAACCCCACGATGATCTCCAACACGGGGTTTGTGACTACACAGAGTCAGAGGCGGCCGTGACCGCGCATCTGGTGCCGTGGCTGGACCAGCAGTTGGAGAACCAACGCCACACCGGGCGAACCCTGCACGCCCTCGCCACCACCGAGCCACCTGAGGTTGGGCAACTGCTGGCCCAGGTCGGCGACTACCTGATCGCCGACGCTGACACGAAGCGGCGCATCATCGTTGAGCACCGCACCGAGGCCGGTGTGTGCGACCACTGCTTCACGGTGCCCGCCATCAACAACCCTTGGGATGGGCAAGAAATCGACCTGTGCGACACCTGCACCACCATCCGGCTGCTCGCGGTGCCGTTCGCAGGTGAACCTGGGTACCAGGAAGGGTGGCGGCCATGAACGACCTGACGGTTTGGCTGGACCAGCAGCTTGAGAACCGGCGGCACACAGCCGAAGCGCTCAAGACCCTCGCAGCCGCGCTGCCCGTCGAAACGGCGGCCCTCCTGACAGAGGCGGCGAACCTGCTGCTGGCCGACGTGGACTCCAAGCGGCACATGCTCGACACCGTGCATCCGGAGGTCGTCAAGCTGGAAGACACGATCTGGTCCGAATTCTCTACCTACCCAGAGCCAGACGTCCCAGAGCTGCTGCTGAAAACCGTGGGCCTGTCATACGCCGGCCTGCCCGGGTATCGACCCGAGTGGGGGCCACAATGACCAACCCCGCTAGCGGACTCAACCTCAGCGACCCCAACGACCGAGCGCGGCTACTCGAATGGCTCCGTGCCAACAACCTCGACCCCGACCAGATGCCCGAACAGGAACCCATCCACCTGAACGGCAGCCGCATCACAGTCAGCTACGTCGTCCGAGACGAGTCCGGAACCATCATGACCGACGGATACCGGCCCATCACCCAAACCCGAACGGTGCCGCTCCTGCAACCCTGGACGGACTGAAACGGCAGCGGCGGCCGGACCGCAATTCCGACCGCCGCCAACACCAACACCCCACATCAGTCAGGGTCACCGCCAGCGTAACTGCGCCGATCGGAGACCAGCCACATGCACGACACCACCGACACCAGCGGACGGCACTGCGTCTCCGACACCCGCTGCCGCGCCTACAACCACACGGCGAAACCGCCGGCCGCCGCACCCGTCACCACCAACCCCCTGTGCGACGACTGCCTAACCGCAGCCGAACGGGACGTCCGCAACCTCGTCTACGACTACGTGGACCTTGAACAGTTGCAAGGCCCGTCACTGTCGCAGGCGCTCAACATGCAGCCCAGCGGGAAAGCCGCCCCACCCATGCCGTTGAACGGCCAAGCTGAGGCGCTACAGGCGGAAATCGTGCACGCCGCCACGACGTGGGAAGACGTCATCCGCGACATCAGCCACCTCAGCCCCCGCAACACCCAACCCCGGCGGCCCGGCCGGCAACTCGACGACGCCGTACGCGTCCTGCTCCCCCGCCTCCGACAGTTGGCCGTGCTCGGCGGCACCGACGTGTACCCCACCGGTTGTGAAGACCCACCCACCACCATGGCCGGGTGGGAAGCCATCCACCACCTGCAACACCTCCACCAGCGTGCCCGCGGCATGCTCGGCCGCACCCACCGCACCACCCATTTGCCCGGCACCTGCTCCGGCTGCGGACTCAACGAGTTGCACCGCGACGACCCCCGCCACGCCGACGACCCCTGCGACGTGTACTGCGCCAACTGCCACACCACCTGGCCCCACGGCGACTACCAGCAGTACGTCACCCAACTGGTGTGGCCAAACCGCGACCGGGTGGCAGCATGAACCCCGATCTCGACGTTCAAGGCCGTCGCGGCGAATGGCCCATCCCCGGCGACAACGCCACCGACCGCGCCCGCAAAATCGCCCACATGTACCGGGCCAGACTTCGCGCCCTCGACCCGGACGCCTGCGACCAAGCCGACCAGGTGGCCAACAACTTCGGCGAAACGTGGGTCACCCCCACCACGGTCACTGTCGACGACACCGACGCCATCACCACCGCCGAAGCCGCCGCTTTGGTCAACGTCAGCGAAGACGTCATCCGCCAATGGGCGTGCACCCCCCACCCCGACAAGCCCGGCCAACCACTGCTGCCCCGCTTCGGGTGGCGAAGCAAAGCCCGCACCTACCTCGCCAAAAACGTCCGCGACGCCGCAACAACTGTGATCCAGGCGAAACACCGGAAGGGTCAGTTGACAAGATCCTCGTGATCCGTCACAGTCACGCGTAGGAGACGTGTCTTCGAAGCCCGCCAAACCGGAAACGGTTCTGGCGGGCTTTCGGCATTCCTGGGGCAGTTGGTAACCCGCTGACCCCACACAGGCGGCCCCGAGGCGCGTCATCCCCAGCACGCGCCTCGGGGCACCAGCCGTTCACCACCCAAGAAACCGGGACGGCGGTGATCGACCCATGAAGCCGGCCCCCAGCGAAAAGCCGAAATGCGCAGGTCGCCGCACCAACGGGGAACGCTGCACCAAGTGGCCGATGAAGGGTCAGAAGGTGTGCCGCAACCACGGTGGCGCCTCCCCCCAGGCGAAGGCTGCCGCCGAGGTGCGCATTCAGGTCGCGGAGGCTGCAAAGGCTGTCGCCACGTTCGGGCTGCCCCGCGAGGTTGACCCCCGGGATGCGCTGCTAGAAGAAGTGCACCGGACGGCAGGCGCGGTCGAGTGGTTGCACCAGCAGGTTCAGGCGCTTCAAGCCGAGCAGGTCGTCTGGGGTGTCACCTCTGAGATCACCAAGGACGCGGGCGAGTTTCCGGGCGTCGACACCACCCGGGCCGCTGAGGTGAATGTCTGGGTGAAGTTGTGGCAGTCGGAGCGTGACCGGCTCGTCAAGGTGTGCAAGGAAGCCATCGGCGCCGGCCTGGAAGAACGCCGCGTGAAGTTGGCGGAGCAGCAGGGTGCGATGCTCGCCGGGGTCATCAAAGCGATTTTGGGCGACCTGGACTTGTCGCCGGAGCAGCAGGCGCGGGTGGCCACGGTGGTGCCGATGCGCCTGCGAGCAGTGTCCGTTGGGGTGGCGGCGTAGGGGGTCGGCGTGACAGCCTCCGTGTTCGCGCCCCCCGTCGACCCGTTCGAAGCCGCAGCCCGCATGTTCGAGCCCGCCCCGCTGTCGCCGTACCTGAACGACCCGGTGGGTTGGTGTCAGAACCGCCTGGGTGAGTTTCTGTGGTCGAAGCAGCGGGAGATCGCCGAGTCGGTGCGGGACAACCGTCGGACTGCGGTGAAGTCGTGCCACAACGCCGGCAAGTCGTGGATCGCCTCTCGCGTCGCAGCGTGGTGGTTGGACACACACCCGCCAGGCGAGGCGTTCGTGGTGTCGACGGCGCCCACGTACAAGCAGGTTCACGCGATTCTGTGGGAAGAGATCCGGGCGGCGGCAAAGAAGGCCGCCGGCCGCGGTGACCCGCTGCCGGGCAGGGTGTTGCAGTCGGATGAGTGGAAACTTGACGATGGCACCCTCATCGGGTTCGGCCGGAAGCCGGCGGACACGGACGAGCATGGGTTCCAGGGCATTCACCGCCGGTACGTGCTGGTGATCCTCGATGAGGCGTGCGGTATACCCGCCCAGTTATGGACCGCCGTGGAGGCGATCACCACGAACGCCGACTGCCGCATCTTGGCGATCGGGAACCCGGACGACCCGGCGACGGAGTTCAACCAGGTGTGTAAGCCCGGCTCCGGGTGGAAGGTCATTCGGATCTCCGGGTTGGAGACGCCAAACATGACGGCGGAGCGGATCGCCGAACAGCCCGGCCTAGCTGACCTATTTGAGCGGCTGGGGCTGGGTCCCTCTACCGAGCTGGTGCCCGACGGGCTGCGCCCGTTGATGCTGGACCCCGAGTGGGTGGCAGACAAGATTCGCCGCTGGGGTGTCGAATCACCGCGGTTCACGTCGAAGGTGCTCGGGGAGTTCCCCGACATCGGCGAGGACGTGTTGATACCACCCACGTGGATTCTTGCCGCACAGGAGCGCACCTGCGGCCCCGGGCCGTGGTCAATCCTTGGTGTGGACGTGGCCCGGTACGGTTCCGACCGCACCATCCTGTTGTTACGGCAGGGCCCGGTGGCGAGGGTGATCGGCGACTACGCGAAGCAGTCCACCACCGAAACCACTGGCCGGGTTGTGCAGGCGGTTCGTGACCGGTCCGTGGACGAGGTTCGCGTGGACGGTGTGGGTGTGGGTGGCGGTGTCGTCGACCAGTTGGTTGAGCACGGCCATGACGTGGTCGACATGCAGGCCGGCGGCGGTGCCGTTGACCGCGAGCACTTCGTCAATGCCCGCGCTGAGTGGTATTGGAGCCTCCGTCAGAGGTTCGAGGACGGGGACGTGGACCTTGACCCGGATGACGACGAGCTGGCGGCGCAGCTCGGGTCGATGAAGTACAAGTTCACGTCGCGGGGTCAGATTCAGATTGAGTCGAAGGACGACATGCGCAAGCGGGGCATGCCGTCACCGGACAAGGCGGACGCGTTGATGTTGACATCGCCGCCGACCCCTGCCAGCGAAGCGGACGTGTACGAGGATGCCGACGACGCTGACTTCGAAATTTCGCCCGTCTGACCTGGCAGGGGGTGACCTGTCGTGCAGGAAACCGCCGAGGTTGCCCCGTCCGCTGAGGTTGATTTGCACGAGCAGGTGGAGCACCTGCTGACTCGCCTCAACCAGGAAGTCAACAACAACGAACTGCTGCAAGAGTCGGTTGCCGACTTGCAGCGGGCGTTGTACGAGCCGGGTTGGATTCGTCTGACCGCCCAGGGCGAGCACGAGTTCTCCCCTGAGGCGATGACGCAGATGCGGGCGATTTGCCGCCTGTTCGCGATCAAACAGCCGCTGATCAAGCGGGGTTTGAACCTGCGGTCGGCGTACGTGTGGGGCCAGGGTGTGGAGATCACTGCCCGCGCTAACGGCCGTGAGGGCGGCGAGCAGGATGTTCAGGCGGTGGTGCACGCGTTTTTGACGGACCCGTCGAATGAGCGTTGCGCCACCGGTGCCGCCGCCCGGGACCAGTTGGAGAAGTTCGGGCTTGGGTGTGACGGGGAAGTGTTTTTCGCCTTGTTCACTAGGCCCACCACGGGCCATGTGCAGGTGCGGACCCTGCCCGCCGATGAGATTGCGGAAATCATCTGCGATCCGGAGGACGCCGCCACCCCCTGGTACTACCTGCGCCGGTGGACGCACATCGACCGCGATGGTCAGGGCAACCCGCTGCGATCAACCCGCGAGCAGTTGTACCCGGACGTCGACTACCGGCCGGAGGTGCGACCCGGCACCTACGCCGGCAAGAACGTCGACTGGTACTCGCCGGTGCTGCACGTGCCCGTCAACCAGCCGTTGGGGTGGCAGCGGGGCATCCCGGACGCGTACGCCGCCGTGGACTGGGCAAGAGCATACAAAGAGTTCTTGGAAGACTGGGCCCGCTTGATGCGGTCCCTGTCCCGGTACGCGTGGAAAGCCAGCGCACCCGGTGGCCGCAACGCCGCAGTGCGAACCCGCCTCGCTGGCCCGCCACCGCGGGATCCGGGCACCGGTGAACCGTTGCACGCCGGCGCAACCGCGGTGCTGCCCCCGGACGTGCAGTTGGAGGCGGTTTCCAAGTCCGGCGCGACCCTCGACTCCGATTCGGGTCGCCCCCTCGCTGCGATGGTCGCCTCGGCGCTCGACATCCCGGTTACATGGTTGCTGGGTGACCCCGGTGTGACCGGTGCCCGCGCCACAGCGGAAACACTGGACAGGCCCACCGAGGGCACCATGAACCAGCGCCGCGACCTGTGGGCTGCGGTGCTGCACCGCATGCTCCGGTATGTGATCACCGAGTCGGTGCGGGCAACACGGGGACGGTTGCAGGGCACCATCGCCGCCGACCCGTGGACCGGTCGAGAAATCGTGTCTTTGGCTGGGAACACGGACCCCACCATCGACATCACGTGGCCGCGGTTGGACAAGGTTGACCCGGCCACCATTGTGAAATCGGTGGTGGAGGCCAACGGCACGGGCACCATCCCACCCGAGGTAATCGCCCGGCTGCTGCTCACCGCGCTGGGTGTGCGCAACGTCGACCAACTGGTGGAAGCCATGGTCGGCCCTGACGGCGAATTTCACTGGCCCGCACCCCTCGGCTCACCTGCGGCGGACCGGCAGCGTGCTGGCGGCGACCCCGCCGACACGGGTCCGGGTCGGATGGCACCAGACGACGAACCCGACGACGAACCGGACCCGGGTGACGGACCGGCGACAGAAGCCGTCGAACAGCTCACGCTGCCGATACCCACCCCACAGCGGCAGCCCAAACGACGGACGCGGGGGTGACAGGCATGTGGGGCTACCTACAACGCCGCCTTGGAATCGCCGAGGTGCGCACAGCACTGCACAGGCAGGAGATCAAGATGGGTAAGTTCAGCGACGAGATGGGTGACCTTCAGACCCGGCTCACCGGGCTCGCCGACGCGCAGGCCGCTTCGGCAACGAACCTGCGGGACGCCATCGCGCGTCTGGAGCAGCGAGTCATCGACCTTCAGGACGGTGAGCTGTCCTCGGAGCAGCAGGAGATCGTGGACGGCATCAAGTCGGACGTGGAGTCGCTGCGTACCGCCGTCGAGTCGGCGGATGACGGCTACGAGGCTCCGGTGGTGGAGCCCGCCCCGGTGGAGGGTGTGGAGGGTGAGCCGGAGCCGGGTTCCGTCGCGGACCGGCAGCGCGGCGGCCTCTGAGCCTCGCACTAGCCGTGTCGGGGTGGCCGGTTACGGTCCGGCCGCCCCGGCACCAACGCCGAGCAACCTGCGTCCCGGATGGCAGACTCTCTGCATGGCCAGCCACTTCAGCCAGGCAGCCAAGGGGCAGGTCTGGGCAGACACTGACACAAGAGGCAACGGCCGGCACCTCAAGGTGTTGCAGGTGGTGCCCGCCAAGGGCGAGAAGGCCGCCTACGTCATTGCCGTCCACTGCGACAGGGCTGGCCGGGTCGTAGGCCGCCCTATTCGAACGAAGATCCAGCTTGCCGAGCTTCTGCGCGCGGGGTCACCGTTTCGGCTGGTCGATCAGTAGCAGCCCGCTTCCACAGTGTTCCCTTGACTCAGCGTCCGGGGGTGGGTGGTGGCTGTCACCTCTCGCACCCTCCGACTCATCCGCGCCATGCGTGCCACCGTGGGCGGGCTTGCTGACAACGCCGTTCGTGACCTGACAGCCCAATGGGTTGCGGCGTGGGACCGGCTCGCCCCCACCTGGCAGACCGCCGTCGACCTACTAGTGGCGTGGGCTGTGGCGCAAGGCCGCTGGCCAACCCCCGTCGAACTGGCCCGCATGGGACCGGTGCAACAGGTGCTCGCCGACACCGATGACGCCCTCAACGAATTGGGCGATGCCACCACCAGCACGGTGGCCACTGCCGCTGCCCAAGCCATTGTCGCCACGGCCGGCGCCGAACCTGACGTGATCGCCTCCCAACTGCCGGCCGCCTACCAAGACGACACCCGCGAACGTGTCACTGAGCGGATTCTCCCGTCGGCGTTGGACGCGATCAAGACCCGCGTCATCCAAGCGATCACCGCGCAAACCCGGCCACTGTCAGCGGACGCGTCGGCGGCTATACGTCGTGAACTGGTGCGTGGGGTTGAGCTTGGCAACAACCCCACGGAGATTGCCCGCCGTGCTGTCGCCGCGGTGAACGGGGCGTTCGAGGGTGGGTTGCAGCGGGCTGTTGTGGTAGCCCGCACGGAGGTGTTGGACGCCTACCGCACCGCCGCCCGGTACGCCGACAACGCCAACGCTGACCTGCTTGACGGGTGGGTGTGGCTGGCCACCGTCGAAGGGCGGGGCGCGGTCAACACATGCCCGTCCTGCTGGTCAATGCACGGCACCGTTCACGACCTTGACGAGGCGGGCCCTCTCGACCACCAGCAGGGCCGGTGCGCACGAGCACCCCACGTGAAGCCGTGGCGGGCGCTCGGTATTGACCTGGACGAACCCGACGACAGCATTCCCGACCGGCAAGCATCATTCGACGCGCTCACCGACGAGCAGCAAACCGCTGTCCTCGGTGCCGCCCGGCTGGCCCTGCTGCGTGCCGGGCGCATCGGCTGGGCTGACTTGGCGGTGAGCCGTGACAACCCGGCCTGGCGCACCTCCATCGTGCCCCGACCCTTGCGGGACCTCAACCGCATCGCCGACCAGCGGCGCTAACCACCTGGGAGGCGATCCCCCATGTCCGACCGCACCATGACCGTGCGGGTTACCGGACCATCCGGCTACTCGAAGGACGCGTTCATCACCGAACTCACCGCCCGCGCGGCTGTTGCCGAATCGGCACCCGCAGTCGAAGCCCTGACCGAGGCCAAGCCGGTCGAGCGGGTCACCGTTCGTGAAGCCGACACCTCCGGCGCCACCATTACCCAGCCCGGACGCCTCGCCATTCGGCTGATTCGCAGTGGCTGGAGTTTGAACGGAAACCTGTATCCCGCCGAGGTGCTGCGCCGTGACGGCCCGGCTGCCTGGCCCGCCGGCACGCTTTGCTACGTTGACCACGCCACCGATGAGGAAGACGCCGCCCGCCCTTCCGGCAGCATTCGCAACCTCGCCGCCGTCACCACGTCCGCCGCCCGCTGGGACGAGGCGGAGCAGGCGCTGATCGCAGAGGCCCGCCTGTTCGCCCCATGGCGGGAGACGATCACCGACATGGCCGACACGATCGGCATGTCCATTCGCGCGTGGGTGACCGGCGAGCACGGCGAACAGGACGGCCGTGAAGGCTTCATCGTCCAGTCGATCCCCGAAGGCCGCTCCGTTGACTTCGTCACCAAACCAGCGGCCGGGGGTGGCATCGTGTCCGTCCTCGAATCCGTCGGCAACACCGTTCCCGCCACTGAGGCCCGCAACGTCGGCCAATGGTTGGAATCGCGGCTGCACCTGCGGCTCACCGAGATCGGCGACGAACTGTACGGCGACGGCCGGCTCACCCGTGAGGAACGCACCGCACTGTCGGCTGCGATCCGGGACGCGTTGCAGGCGTGGGTTGCCCGCGTCGAGCAAGACGCCCCGCAACTGTTCCAGCGGGACCTGTGGGAGGAGCCGCCGCAGCCCGAGACGGCGCCGGCTGCTGAGGCCAACCCCAACCCGGGTGCGCCCGGCACCGTGCCGTCCCCCACCCCCGAGGCCGTTCCGGCGGCCCCCCACACCGTGACGGACGGCGCCCCGCCGACCGCACCCAACCCACCCATTGATAAGGAGCCCGCTATGTCGGGAACCACGACCGGCACCGCGCCGGTTGAGGCGGGGACGGCACCGGTCGTCGACACCGCCCCCGTGACTGCTCCGGCCGCCGAGTCCGCGCCGAACGCGCAGACGACTGCGGCTTTGGAGGCGGTCACCGCTCAGCTCGCCCAGATGCAGGCCGCCCTGACCGCTGTGCAGGCCGCGAACACGGCCCGCGAGTCGGAGAACCGGTCGCTGCGTAACCGTGAGCGCGCCAACGAGGCGGTCACTGTCGCGTTGCGTGCCCCGGAGCACGCCGACGTGGTCGCGCAGATTACCCCCCGGGTCACCTCGCGGGTCCTCGGCCAGGTGCCGACGACCGCTGAGGGTGTGGTGGATGAGACGGCGCTGACCGCAACGATCACCACGGTCATCGCCGATGAGGCGACCTACGTGCGGGGTGCTCGCGCTGAGGCGTTGGAGGCCGCCGGTGTGGGCCAGCCGTACGGGCTGGGCACCGCCCGGCAGGAGTCGCCGCAGGACGACGGCTTCGAGAAGGAGATGAACGACTTCTTCACCACCCTGGGTCTAACCGAGGCTCAGGCGTCGATCGCGTCGAAGGGCCGTGGCTGATCATGGCGAAGAACACCGTGTACATGTGGACCGAGAGCGCGCCGCTGGTCTGCACGGCGCCAGCCACCCCCCAGTCGGGTGACCCGGTCATCTGCGGGCAGATCCCCGGTGTGGCCCTCACCAACGAGGACTCCAACGGTGTGACCACCTGCGCCCTCGACGGCACGTTCGACCTATCCGTGAAGGGCGAGACGACCACGGACGCGGCCATCGCGGCGGGCGACATCGTCTACTACGACACCGCCGCCACCCCCCACAAGATCAACAAGGACAACACAAACGGCGTCCGCTTCGGCTACGCCATGGCCGCCGTCGCATCCGGCGCCACCGCCACCATCCCTGTCCGCGTCGGCTACTAGGAGACCCGCCGAACATGACGACTTCCATGCTCGACGCTGGTCTTGGCACGCTGGGCCAGCTCGAAACCTTCCAGGCCGGCACCGAGGGTGCCGCCACCAACAACATCTTCGGCGGCGACGGCACCCTGCTCACCGGCAACCGCCGGCAGCGCCGCCAGGAATCCGCCCAGTACAAGCGGAACCTGCTGCACCTCACCCGCCTGTACCGGGGCACCATCGAAGGTGACCGCCGGGCCACCGTCGCCTTCCAGGAGGCCATGTCCCGGGCGGACTTCACCAACCTGTTCGGTGACATCATCGACCGGCAGCTCCTCGCCGCGTACCAGACCCGCCCGGTGCAGTGGCCGTCGTACGCCAAGCGGGGCCGGGTTCGGGACTTCCGTACCGTGAAGCGCTTCACGCTGGACGGCGGTGAGGGTGTCCTGAACCAGGTGAAGGAACTCGCCCCGTACAAGGTGCGGTCCGTCACCGACGCCGCCTACGAGTACGCGGTGGCGAAGTACGGCGACCAGATCGCCGTTTCGTGGGAGACCATGGTCAACGACGACCTGGACGCCCTCACCGAACTGCCGACCCGACTCGGCAACGCCGCCCGCCGCACCGAGGAGAAGTTCGCCGCGCAGTTGTTCTCCGGCTCCGGCGGCCCCAACAGCACCTTCTTCTCCAACGCGAACCGCAACCAGGTCAACGCCACGGTCACCGGTGCGGGCACCCCCACCAACCCGGCGCTGACCGTTCAGGGCCTTCAGTACGCCATGCAGACCCTCGGCCAGCAGAAGGACTCCGACGGTGGCCCCATCTACGTCGAAGGTGTCACCCTCGTGGTGCCTCCGGCGTTGGAGGTCGCGGCGAACAACATCGTCAACGCCACCGAGATCCTTGCCGCGACCGGCGGCGGCCCGGGCACCGGCAACGATCAGCTTCGGGTCGCGAACTGGATGCGCAACCGGGTGTCCGTCGTGGTGAACCCGTGGCTGCCGATCGTGAACACCACCAACGGCAACACCGCCTGGTACGTGTTCGCGAACCCGACCGTTGGGCGCCCCGCCATGGAGTTGGGCTTCCTCATCGGCCACGAAACCCCGGAGCTGTGGGTGAAGTCGCCGAACGCGATGCGCGTCGGCGGCGGGCCGGTTGCCCCGGAGGAGGGCGACTTCGAGCACGACGCCATTCAGTACCGGGTTCGCATGGTTCTGGGCGGAACGCTTATGGACCCGAAGTCGGCTGTGGTGTCGAACGGTACGGGCGCCTGATCATGGGCCGTGTCCGACCGAATCTGGGCACACCGTTCGGCACGGACGGCCCATGGTTGTCCGCACTGGTCGACGCCGTTTCGGATCTGTACGACCTGCTTGACGCCCGGCTTCCCGCCCCCGCTTCGGCGGACGGTGGGGAGCCGGCGCCGGGCGGGCCTGTCCGGATCAGCGAACCCGCACCGGAGCGTTGGCCTCAGCATGAGGTCACACCGGTGTCTGAGCCGGCCGCCGACGAACCACCTGCGGCGGACGAGGACGACACCGACGATGACCCGGTTGAGGTGAGCGAACCAGCACCGGGCGCCCGGCCGTCGCTGCCCCCGCCACCGCCGCGTCACGGCAAGGGTTCCGGCCTTGATGCGTGGCAGGCGTTCGCGAACCTCGCCAAGGTCGCCTACGCCCCCGATGCGGGCCGCAACGACATCATTGCCGCCTGTGTGGCCGCGAAGGTCATCGACGCCGACGGCTGACCCTGCGTCTGACCTGGGGGCGGTGTGATCACGACTGACCCCACCACCAATGTGGGCATGGTGCGGCTACTTATTACCGACGTGAGCGATGCTGACCCGCTGTTCACCGACGATGAGATCCTGGCGTTCCTCGCCTTGGAGGGTGGGGTGAAGCGGGCCGCTGCGGCGGCGCTGGAAACAATCTCCCGCTCCGAACTGCTGGTATCGAAGAAGATCACCACGCAGGACCTCAGCACCGACGGCCCTGCGGTGGCCGCCGAACTGCGGGCGCAGGCGAAAGCGTTGCGGGATCAGGCACGGCAGGACGTTGACGATGTGGTGGGCGGGGCGGAGGCGTGGGCCATCTCGGTCGTCGACTTCGACCCGCATGCCGCGTACCGGGTCTGGTGGTGACCGGATGCCGCTGCCGAACACCCACCTGATCCATCCCCGGTTCGAGCAACACCACCGCCCGGTCGCCGACAAACAGGCCACCGCCGAGTGCCGGGTGGAACGCCCGGCGCAGCAGGCGGTGTGGGACGATGCAGCGGGTAAGAACACGTACCCGCCGCCTGAACTGCTGTATGAGGGGCCGTGCCGCTACCAGTACCTGTCGGCGGCCGGGCAACCGGTGGTCGCGGACACCACCACCCCATTGGCTGATGTGCGCATCACCCTGCCCGTCGGCGCGGTCGTGTACCAAACCAACGACCTGGTGACGCTCACCGCGACCGCCACGAACCCTGACCTGTTGGAGCCGCCCCGAACCTTGACGGTGGTCGCCGTGTCGGGGTCGTCAATCTCGTGGCAGCGGGACCTCGTCTGCCAGTTGAGGCAGCCCACCACCCGATAGAGGGGGTGCGCTGGTGGACGACTTTGACCGGCTTGCCGACGACATGGACGGCGCCGGGGTGGAACTGGGCCGGAATGTGCACGGGCTGGTGCGGTCGTCCACGTTGCGAACAGAGCAGATCGGTAAGGCCCGCGCCCCAGTGCTCACTGGCCTGCTGCGGTCGTCGATCACCTCGGACTTCAACGGCGGCCCAGGCTCCGACGTGATCTCTGGAGAGACCGGGCCTAACGTCTCGTATGACCATTGGGTGCATAACGGTACAAGCCGTCAGGCCCCGCAGCCGTTCATGGATCAGGCCGCCGACGTGGTGGAACCCATGTTCTACGCCGCCGCCGAAGCCTTGGGTGGGCAGGTTCTGGATGGCTGACACCGACGTCGGGTGGGCGCACGCCCAAGGTTTGGCGGACCTCCTCGAACCCCTTCCCTACCGCGTGTTCATCGGCCAGGTCGACGAGGTTGATGGGCCGCTTGAGTACCCGCACCTGATCCTGTGGCCGCCACCCGCAATGCGCCCCACGATCACCCTCAACGGGTACGGCGGTGAGACAGCCACCACCACCCAGATCACGGCGGTGGGCCGTGACCCGCGTGAGGCGATTACCGCCCTCGATCGGGCATCCGCGCTGCTGCACCGCCGTCGGCCCACCATTCCCGGCCGCAACTGCTCGGTCATCACCCAGCAGCCGGAAGCCGCCGGGCCACCACAGCCACAGCGGGATGAGCAGGCCCGCACCCCCGACGGTCATCCGCCGTACTTCACGTTCGCCCTATTCACCTTGAACTCATCCCGGAGCCCTGATGGCTGAGATTCCCGTACGCACCGCCTCCTTCGAAGGCGTCAACCTGGCGCTCCTCCCCGCTGCGGCGAATGACACCGCGAAGTGCGGCGGGTATTCGCTGCTCGTCAACAACGGCTCCGGTTCGCCCATCACCTGCACCATCGCTGTGCCCGGCAACACGTCATACGGGGTGGCCGCACCGGACAAGGTGTTCAGCATTCCGGCCGGGCAGTTGTGGGAGATTCCGCTGCTGGATGTGTACCGGGACCCGTCGGACCGGTTGGCGCACATCACGTGGTCCTCAACGACCACGGTCACTCGCATTGTCGTGAAGCGGTAAGGGGACGTCATGCCGAAGTGGATCAGGGTGCGTGACACCCAAACCGGGCACCTTTTCGACCTGGATGCCCGTGCGTTGGAGCACCGGCGCGGTGTGGAGCCGGTGAACGACCCCGACCGGTGGCCGGATCTGGAAGGCACCCGCGCGGTGCCCCGCCCGGCGAAGCCGTTCGTCGGTAAAGACGGGCGGTCAGCCACCCCCGCCCGCTCGGTGGTGACCGAACCCGCTTCGGGCGGTGAGGAGTTCATCCCCCGCGGTGATGGGCAGCGGCAGTCCTCGGACGCCGCGGCTCCGGGCGACCCGAACACCCCGACTGACGGCGGGCGTACCCGCCGCAGCAAGGCCAACACCTCGACAGACGCGCCGGCTGACACAGCGAGCGAAGGAAGGTAACCCACAGTGACGATGCCCAATTCGGTGCCCGCCGATGGTAACCAGGCCGTCTGGTGGGTGCCTGCACTCGCCGACCCCGAAAACCCCACCGTCGCCGAACTCACCGCCCCGTCAGTGATCGACGCGTCGTGCTACCTGACCGCCGAGGGGTGGACCCCGGAAACGGATGAGCAGACCGTCACCGATGAGCGGCTGTGTTCCACGTCCACGTACGAGCAGCCAGGCCGCCTTCAGCACAGCCTGAACGTGTCGTACGTCCACAACCCAGACTCGCCTGCCGACAACGAGTTGTACTTGGCGTTGACTCGGCTGACCACCGGCTATTGGGTGGCCCGCATCGGCGTCCCCTACGACCAGGCGGTCACGGCCGGCGACATCGTGGATGTGTACCCGGCGAAGATGGGTTGGCGGCGTAAGCAGCCTGGCACCGCGAACAGCGTGTTGACGGTGACGCAGAAGCCCTTCATCACCGGCCCGGTCGTGCAGGACGCCGTGGTCGTCGCCTAGCCCTCGCACTCCCCTGATCTGGCGGTGTGGGCTTCCTCAGCCCTTAGCCCACACCGCCTTCAACCGTGTCCAAGGGCTGATACGAAAGGGCTGACTATGTCGAAAGTTGTGATTGCACCCGGTGACGCCCATGGTGAGTACCACCTGACCGTTGACGGCGTAGACATCTCCGCCGCTGTGAAGGCAGATGCCCTGCGGCTCACGTGGGAGCGCGACCGGCCTGTGCTGGAACTGGTGCTTCTGCCCGAGTCCGCGCGGATCGAACTGCCCGACGCGGTGGTGCGGGTTGTGGAGGCGCTGTCATGACGGATGCCACCGCTGCCGAACCTGGCCGGCTGAGCACGAAGGACCGCCTCAAGTCGGCGGCGCTGCCGGAGCGCACCGTTGACATCTGCTTGCGTGGTGACCTGCAAGCCGAGTGGGAAGACCTCCACCGCCAGTTGGCTGACGCTGAGGCTGCGGCGGCGAAGGACAAGCGGCTCGCCGGGGACCACCGTGCCCGCGAGATCGGTGCGCAGATCACCGCCGTGCAGGACCAGATGCGCGCCGACACCATCGTGTTCCGGATGCGCGCCTTGCACCGCAAGGCGTGGGACGCCCTGCTCAAGCAGCACCCGCCGCGCAAAGACAACGAGGAAGACGCGAAGCTCGGCTACAACGTTGAGGCGTTCATGGAAGCCCTCATTCGGTCGTGCACGTACAGTCCCGACGACCTCGACGACGACACGTGGCGGGAACTGCTGGGCGACAACGACGATGAGCGGGCACGGCTGGAGAAGGCCGGCGAGCCGGTGGAAGACGGCAAACTCACGGAGTGGCAGTTCGCCCAACTTCAGAACACCGCCCTCCACCTGTGTATCCGCAAGGTTGACGTCCCAAACTCGTTCGCCGTCTCACAGCTGATCCGAGCCTCCTAGCGAGGGTTGATGCTGCGAGGCGGCTTGGGCTGAGCCTGCGCGAGTTCGACGGCTGGACGCCTGACCGGGTCACCGAGTATGAGCACGACGGCGACGGCAGGGTGGTGCGCTCCACCGAGTGGGTGGAGTCGGCGTGGGATGAGGAACAACGCGGTTGGATGCTGGCCCTCGCCGAATACGAGAACGACCTGTGCCCGCACTGCGGTGGCCCGGCGTCGGTGTGCCAGTCGAAAGATGCCGACCGGAACAACCCGCGCGCCCAGTGGATTTACTGGCCGGTCACCCCCGCCGAGTGCGCGGTGACCACCGCCATGCGGTTGCACAAGGCGGACCCCGACGACAAGCGGGCGCTCATTCCCCGCGTGGTGCGGGTACGACGCGGCTCTCCCAAACCCCGCAACGCCCTCTGACCTGGTTGGGGGTGTCCGGTGGCACGTCGTATCTCCGTGCAGTTCGTTGCCGAGCTTGCCCAGTTCAAGCGGGGGCTGCGCGGCGGGGCTGACGAGGTCCGCAACGTGAAGCGGGAAGCGGTCGCCGCGCAACGTGAGGTTGCCGCCCTCGGTGATGTGGGTGAGAAGGCCGGACGTCAGCTTGGCGACGGCATCGTCCGTGGCGCGGACGGGAAACTGCGGGACTCACGCGGCAAGTTCGTGAAGGCCGGGCAGGACTCCGGTAAGGGGTTCGGGGACGGCTTCGAGCAGGGCACCCGGCGGGGTTTCTCCAAGGTCGCCGGGATCCTTGGCGGTGGCCTCCTGACGGCCGGTGGGGCGGCCCCGTGGCAGGGGTTGGCGGCCATTCCGGCTGTCGCTGGTGTCGCTTCGGCGTCGCTGCAAACCATCCCGCCATTGCTGGCGGCGATCGGCGGCGGGCTGGGTGCCATCCCGTCGCTCGCGGCAGGGTCGGCGGCGTCGATCGGCACCGTCAAGCTGGCCACCGCCGGCCTCGGTGATGCAATCAAGGAGACGTTCGCCGACGAACGCGACCCGTACCTTCAGTTGTCCCGCAACGGGCAGCAGTTCGTCACCGTCCTCGGTTCGCAACGCCACGCGCTCGCTGACCTGCGCCACCTTGCCCAGGACACGGTGTTCGCTGGCCTTGACCGGGAAGTCAACGACCTGGCCCAGGTGGCGTTGCCGTTCGCCCGCACACAGGTGGTTCGGTTCGGGCAAACGTGGAACACCACGTTCCGGCAGGTTGCCGCCCTCGGCCGTGACCCTGGCTTCCTCAACGGGCTGGACGCGGCGTTCGACACCGCTGACGGGTTCTTCGACAAGGTCAACCAGCGCATCCCCGCCACTGGACGTTCGCTGGGGTTGCTGTTCACCTCGTCGGTGCCGGCGGTCAACGCGTGGGGTGACGGGCTCCTCGCCTACGGGGACCAGTTCAACGAGTGGATTGACCGCACCGCCCGCTCCGGCCAGTTGGACCGGTTCTTCCAGGATGCGGCGAAGCAAGCCGATGCCCTGCTCGACATCGGGCAGGAAATCTTCACCCTCATCGCGCGAATCGGCGGCATGCAGTCCGGGTCAACGCTGCTGCGGGACATGGCCGACGCCCTAGCCCGATTCAACAACGAGGCGCACAACATGCAGTCGGTGGAAGGGATCATCCGCACCGGCAACGCCGCCATCGAAGGCGTGGTTGACGTCCTGGTGGTGCTGGGCGAGACGCTGGGCGAAACCCTCGCCGACCCTGGCACCGCCGCCGCCGTCGGCATGTTCTTCGACGTGCTGCGGGTCGGTGCCGAGGTTGTGGGCGGGTTGGCGCAGGTGTTCGGCCTGCTTCCCGACCCCATTCAGGCGGTGCTCCTCGCGGGCGCCGGCCTGGTGCTGTTGGGTGGGCGGCTGCACAGTGCGTTCGGTAAAGCGGGGGCCGCAGTCGGTGGGCTGACTGATCGTCTCAACGCCGCAGGTCCGGCGGGTGAACGTGCCGCCCGCGGCGTTGACGCCTCGGCGAAGGCGGCTGGTCGGGCTGCGGTGGCGCTCGTCGCGTTGCAGGCCGCGCAGGTGGTGTTGCAGCAGTTCCGTGACGCCGCCCCCGATGTGGAGCGCCTGTCGAAGGCGTTGCAGGAGTACGCGGTAACCGGCAAGGTCACCGGTGAGGCCACCCGCGTTTTCGGTGCCGGTTTGGGTGACCTCGGCAAGGATGTTAACGCCGCCTCTGATTCGTGGTTTCCCAAGCTTGGCCGCTCCATCGAAGGGATCATCCCTGGGGCCCGGGAGCTGAACGAGGCCATTTTTGGTGGTTCGTGGACCGGTGGCGCCGAGAACGTGAAGGCGTTGGACGACGCGTTGGTGCGGCTGGTGGAAACGTCTGGGAAAACCGCCGGCATTGAGGCGTGGAACCGGGTGCTGTCCGAGTCAGGCATGAACGCCGACGAGCTGATCAAGCTGTTGCCCGGCTACGAGCAAGCCATGAAGAACGCCGACATGTCGGCCGGGTCGGCGACGGCGACGCAGCAGTTGCTGTCGGGCTCAATGCAGGACGCCATCACCACCATGGGGTCGTACACCCGCGCGTGGGAGGTGCTGAACGGGGCGCAACTGTCCTCCGATGAGGCGGCGTTGGCGGCGAAGGACGCCATCGACGAGGTGTCGGAGGCGTTCAAGACCAACAAGGATGTGGTGACCGGTAACAGTCGGGCGGCGTTGGAGAACCGCATCGCTGTGGGGCAGGCCGCGCAGGCAGCAGCGGAGGCCGCGCAGAAGAAGTATGACGAAACCCAGTCGATTGATGTCGCGAACGCCGCCTACGACTCGTACATTGCGGCGCTGCGGCGAACCTTGGATCAGACGAACCTGACTGATGCCGAAATCGACACCTTGTTGGCGACGTACGCGAAGATGCCGCCGGTCAAGCAGACGGCGGTGTCGGCCCCGGGGACTGGTGCGGCGACGCAGCAGGTTACCGACTTCAACTTCGCCGTCAGGAATGTGCCACCGTCGAAGACGGTGCCGTTTTGGGCGTCCACGGGTGAGGCCACGGCAGCGGTCAACGCACTCAAATCGAAGATCAATGAGTTGCAGAGTAAGCACATCTACATCAGCGGCACCGTCAGGTGGACGAGCACTGGTGACCTGAAAGTGCCGGGCGGAACCCTGCGCAAAGACCGGTGGGGTGGGGTGCACGAGGGCGGCTACGCGAAAGCCGCCACCGGCCTGCTGCGCGAAGCGGAGGTGTTCACCCCACGCAACCCGGGCCGGTACATGATCGCCGAACCGCAAACTGGCGGCGAGGCGTTTATCCCGAAGGTCGGCGACCGGGAACGTTCCATCTCGATCGGCCGGCGGGCCATGGAGTGGTACGGCATGGCCGTCGTACCCAAGGCGTGGCTGTCCGCGAACCGGTGGGGCATCCAGGCCGCCTCGCAGGGGAACGCAGTGGCGGCGGCCCCGGCTGGCGGGGGGCCTGTGACCGTCAACCTCAGCGCCTACAGCAACCAATTCTCGCTGTCGCAGGTGATGCAGGACTTGGCGATGCGGGGGGCGCGCTGATGCCCCTCGCAGACGGTCAGGTCAGTGTCGGCGGGTTCCTGCTCGGCGAGGGCACCGTCTATTCGCTGCAAACTTTCAACCCGTGGACCCGGACGACCCGAGCCGACCAGTCGGGCGAACGGGCGTGGGGTGACGGGTCGTGGTCGGGTGCCGAGTGGGCTGAGCAAGCAGTAGTCCCCATCGTGGTTCTCACCCAGGCCGAAACCGTTGACGGGTGGCAGGCCGCCCACCAGGCACTGCTGGCGGCGTTCGCTCCACGCAGTGATGACGTGGAAATGCGCTGGCGGTTCGGTAGCACCGAATACATGATGCGCGGCCGGCCGCGCATGGTGGAGCCGGAGATCGGGCTGATCGGCCTGGGCATGGCCATGACCCGCGCAGCCTTTGTTGGCCTCGACTCCACCGTTTACTCCGGCGTCGAGCATTCGGTGACGTTGGGGCTGCCGTCAACATCTGGTGGGCTGACAGTCCCGATCACCGTGCCGTTCACGATCGGCGCAGTGGTCACCTCGGGCCGGCAGACGATCACCAACGCCGGCAAGAAACCGACAGGGCTGCTGCTGCGGGTCGACGGCCCGGTGGTGGAGCCTCGGGTGTCGCTGCTGACGTCGGCTGGCACGGGGATCGTGCGGGTGTGGGTGACCCTCACCGCCGGCCAGTGGCTGGACATCGACACCGCCGCCCGCACCGTCTACATCAACGGCACCGTGTCGCGGCGTGGTCTGACGTCGGTGGAGGGCATCGGCTGGCCGGTGCTGCCAGGCGGCGAGTCCGCTGAGCTGGCTTTCGACGCGTCCTCGTACGACTCATCCGCGCTGCTGACCGCCCGCTGGCGCGACGCGTACTAGGGAGACAACATGGCTGACCCGCTGTGGATCGATGCGTCGTCGGGCGCGCCCGCGTATTCAGCGGCAGAGCTGCGGCAGAACATGGCGCTGGCGCTGATGTACGACGGTCGGGCGTTGGGTGCCCGAACCGGTGTGCGCGCCGGCGGCACGGGGCTCACGGTGTCTCTGGCCGGCTCGACGATCACCGCGCAACCGGGCGTGGCGTGCGTCGACCCGGGGCTGACCACCCCGCAGGGGCCGTACTGGGTGTCGATCCCCGCCGCCGAGACGCATACGCTCACCGCCGCCGACGCCTCCAACCCCCGCAAGGACATCATCGTCCTGCGGGTGTACGACCACGTTGAGGACTCGTCGGGGCTGCGCCTGGCCCGCACCGAGTACCTGGTGGGGACCCCGAATCCGTCGCCGGTTCGCCCGACGGTGCTGCCGGGGATGCTCCGCCTGGCCACGATCGACGTGCCCAAGGTCGGATCCGGTTCGGCGGTGGTCACCAACGACGCCGCGTACACGGTGGCGGCCGGCGCCATCCTGCCGGTGCGTGCGGCGACGGACATCGCGGCCGGCGTGGCTGGCCGGTACCGGCACCGCCTTGACACGGGGATCCTGGAGCAGGACACCGGCACGGTGTGGCGGCGGGCGGACTGGTGGTCGGCGTGGGGTCGGATCAGCGGACGTCGGTGGGACGCCGGCCCGACCGTGGTCCTGGCGACTATCAGCGCCGGCGCGGGTGAGCAGTTCAGCAACATGGCCACCGCCTCGACGGCCCTGGTCGCGGGCCGCAGTTACGAGATCCACGCCGCCCCGCGGTTGAAAGCGACCGGTGTGGCAGGCGACGTCAACCTGCGCCTGTCGCACGACGGCGGCGGGTACGTCGGCTACAAGGCCACGACGTTGCCGAACACGAGCGGTACGTACGAGGTGGACCTGTGGGGGGTGTACAACTGCGTCGCCACCGAATCAAGGGCGTTCGGTTTGAACATCGTGGCATCGGCGTCCACAGGTGTGATCGCGTACGCCGGAGCGGCCACCGGCCCGGTGCTGATTGAGATCACGGACGTCGGCCCAACCGCGCTGACGGTGGTGCCGTGACCGTCGTGACCTGGCTCGGGTGCGACCTGGTGACCGGCCAGATCGTGGAAGAGTTGCCCGGGCTGCAACCGTCGGGATCGATTGGTTCCCTGCTCGGCGCATACACGAGCGCCAGCTTCGCGTTGCCGATACCGCTGGCCGGGCACGGTGCGCCGCCGCGTGGCTGGGAGGCTGCTACCGAGCCGGGCCGGTCCATGATCGTGGCTGTCCTCGGCGGGGTGCCGATCTGGGCGGGAGTCCTGCTCCCCCGCGAGGGAGGCACCGAGGCGACCGCCCCCCTGAGCTGCATGTCGCTGGAGGGGTACCTGGATCGGCGCTTCGTCGGCGACCACGTGTGGGCACAGCAGGACGAGGCGTCGGTGATCGCTGCTGGCCTGATCAGTGACGCAAACGTGGAGGGTATCAACCTGCTCGTTGACGCGCCCCCGACCGGGACGCTGCGGGATCGGACGTACGTCGACCAGGACGACGCCACGGTGTACTCCCGATTGCGGGAGCTGTCCGGCGTGATCGACGGCCCGGAGTGGACCATCGTGCTGGGCTGGTCCGACAGCACGCAGACGGCGATCACCAAGACGGTGAGGGTCCGCAAACGGATCGGCGTGGCCTCGACGACGCCGAACGCCGTGTTCTCCACCGTCGGCACCTCGAACGCCCGATACCGGTACCGCGAGGACTACGGCGCGGGGCGCGGTGCCAACCACATCGTGGCCACCTCAACCAGCTCGGGCGACGGCGAGACCCGGCCGCAGTCCGCACCCGCCCGCGATGAGGCGCTGCTCGCTGCCGGTTGGCCCCGCTACGAGCACCGCTTCACAGCGGGCAGCTCGATCACCGAGGTCGCCACACTCGACGCACACGCCCAGCAGGCTCTGGCGCTGATGGCCCGAGGTGCGCGCACCCTGACGATCAGCGCCCGCGCGGACGCGGACCCGCTGCTCGGCACCGACTGGTCGATCGGCGATGACATCCGCTACGAGCTGACCGGCCACCGGCACCCCGCCGGGCTCGTCGGAGTGGCCCGCGCGGTCGGCTGGGACCTCGACGTGAGGGCCGGCGTTGTCTCGCCGATCCTGCTGGCCGCCGGTGAGGGGGTGCGATGATCCCCTCCGATCAGGTCCCGGCCGGCGTGGACTGGGTGCCCCGCCGACTGGCCGACCTGGAGAGGCAGGTGCGGGAGCTGGCGGCGGGCCTGGCCAGTCACGGGCTCACTCGGCCGTGGGTGCCGGTGACGTGGGCGGGGGCAATATCCACCCAATGGCCGAGCACCACCAGCGCGTCGTTTGTGCCAGTGTTGGAGGCCGCTCTGCCGCGCCAGCAGCCCCGCATCACCGTCCGGATCCGGCACACCACCGATTTGGCCGGGACGACGGGCGACCTGCGGGTGATGTGCGGAGCCACCCAGCTGGGCTCGGTCGTGCCGGTGACGATCACGGCCACCACCACCGATGTGGGGCCGGTCGCCCTACCCGCCGGCACGGACGTGATAGCCCTGACCGTTGATGCCCGCCGCACGGCTGGCAGTGGATCTGTGAGAGCGATGGTGATTGCGTCGTGGACGCAGCAGTAGGCAGGCGCGGCCTGGTCGTGGCGGTCCTGATGGTGCTGGCCGCAGGCATGGTGACCGGCATCCCGTCGTCGGGGCCGGCGGACGCCGTGGCGGTAGTGGAGTGCCCGAGCCCCGCCCCGGAGCCGCAGGTCATCATGACGGTGGGCGACTCCATCACCGCGGGCATCATCATGGACCGGTCGACGACCGACTCGTACCGGGCCGAGTTGGGCAGGCTCTTGGATGCCACGTGCATCCCGCACCGGTTCGTGACGGCGGCGTTGGATGGGTCGGTGTGCGGGTACTGGTCGGACCGTCTGGCCGGGCTGATGGCCACCCACCACCCGGATGTCGTCCTGCTGGCCTGCGGAACCAACGATCGCATGGAAGGTTTCAGCTCGGCTCAGGTAGGCGCGTGGGAGGCGATGTACAGAACGCTGGTCAGCACGGTGCTGTCCGCCGACCCGGACGTGCTGATCTACCCAGCGTGGGTGCAGTATTCCGCCGGGCACGGTACTGCTGGGTGCCTGCCACCGCAGGGCCACTCGGGGGCCGAGCAGCCAACCGGTGAGGCGGCCGTCAACGACGCCATCTACCGCGTGGTCACCGCTCACCCCGAGTACCGCCACCGCATCCCCGCCGTCATCGACTACCAGGTGATCCCCGAGGGGTACCTGGATGCGTGCGGGGTGCACCCCACCCCGGGTGGTTACGACGTGATGGGCCGCATCGCCTACAACACCATCGCGCCGCGCTTGGTCACGCCACCAGCGGCTGTGCTGCCGTGTGGGCTGACCGGACGTCGGCCGGGTCACCCGGTGGGGGCGTGGACGCCGTGCCAGCAGATGCGCCTCCCGGGCTGAGGGAGGTTCGATGACCCGCGCCCCCGCCAACCTGCTGGCCGCCCGCAGCCTGCTCCTCACCCACCTCGACAACGCCCCCGGCCCGGATGACCTGGACCCGGACGAGGTCGGCATCGTCGGCTAGCTGCGGGCTGGCTTCTCGGGCATGGCCTCGCCGTCGAGGTAGCGGCGGATGAGGTCGGAGACGGTGGCGCTGCGGTTGCGCGGGCCCACGGCTTCGCCGAGCCGTTCCCACAGTTCAGGCGGGTTCGGTCGGATGACGTGGGCTGGGTTGGTGTGCCGGTCTTCGGATCTGTCTTTGGGCATGCGCTGAGTATCGGTGGTGGATATCCACCACGTCCAGTCCTCGGTACAGTGGTGGATATCCACCATCGGAAGGGGCCGAGATGCGCAGCTTGACCGAGGGTTGGGGCGACATTCATCCGCTTGAACGCCGCTCTCACTATTACCGCGACAACGCTTCACTTTGCAGCCGCGTCGGTTTTTACGACGGCCCGCTTGAATCAGTTGAACAGCCGACGCCTGGGATCCACTGCGCTGCCTGCCGCAAAGTACGCACCCAAGAGGTCGCGAAGGGCCAGCTCGTGACCGCGCCCGCACCTGCGACACAGCCGGACGAGACGAACCCCGAGCGCACCCACATGGACAACCCGCCCGCTTGTGGCGCGCCAAAAGGTTGGCGCTGGGGCTACCTCCCGTGCGGGTGCAGCAACGACGGGTACGGGGAGCACGTCCGATGACCGTCGCCACGGTGTCGCCACGAGTCGTGCAGCGCTTCTGGGTCAAGGTCGACACCTCTGGCGTCTGCTGGGAATGGATCGCCAGCGTCAACTCCGACGGCTACGGCACGTTCAACTCCGGCGCTGGAACCGTCGGAGCGCACCGGTTCGCCTGGCAACTGCTGGTCGGCCCGGTCCCGTACCAGCTTGAACTGGACCACCTGTGCGTGAACCGCCGGTGCGTCAACCCCGACCACCTGGAGCCGGTCAGCCGGCAGGAGAACCTGCGCCGGATGGGCCGGTCGCGCAGCCTCTACTGCCTGCGCGGTCACCGCCGGTCGGAGAACCGGTATTTCTCGGGCCGCCCCGGCTGCCGCACGTGCACCCGCGAGGACAACCGATCGCGCTACGTGCCTGCCGAGCCACGTGGTCCGGTCACGCACTGCAAGAACGGCCACGAGTACACGCCGGAGAACACGTACTTCCAGCTCAAGACTGGCGGGCGGAAGAGCCGGCAGTGCCGAAAGTGCAAGGTCAACAACCAGCGCCGCTACGAGGCACGACGGAACGGGGGCACCAATGACCAGAGCGCCCGCCAACCTGATGGCGGTACGCAAGCTGCTGCTTGATCACCTAGACGACGCTCCCGGATCCGACGATCTAGAGCCGGCAGAGGTCGGCATCGTCGGAAATGCAGCTCACCGAGGCGGCTACCACTGCGGCTCGGACCGGGTGGTCGAAGGCGACTACTCGGTGGTCGAGTCACCCCGGGACAGGGCCGGACTGACCCTGGACGCGGCGGCGTTGGACGTCGGCCAGTTCAACGTCACGTCGGGCGGGCGGATCCACACCTTGCCCAGTTTCTCGCTCTGGTGCGTGGGCCAGTGCGCGGCGGGCGCGGCCGACACCCGGGACATCCGGGAGATCATCTACAGCCCCGACGGCAGCACGGTGAAGCGGTGGGACCGCCTCGGCCGGCGCACCAGCGGCGACAGCTCACACCGCTGGCACACCCACTTCAGCTTCTTTCGCGACGCGATCAAGGCCGGCCGCGACCAGCGGCCCCTGTTCCGCCGCTACCTCAGCTCCATTGGACTCTTGGAGGACGACGACATGACCCCGGAAGAGCACAACTGGCTGGCCACCGTCCACAAGAACCTCACGGTGCTGGACGGCCGGAACCCGATCGGGCAGATCTACACCCGGATCGCGGACGGCCGGGACGACACCGGGGCGTCAGTGGCTGGCAACTACAACCTGAAGGCCATGGCGGCGCAGCTCAGCTCCATCCAGGCAGCGCTGACCGGGCTCGCCGGGAAGGACTTCACCGACGAGCCGGCGATCGTTGCCGGGGTGCTGGCCGGGCTGACCCCGGAGCGCATCGCTGAGGCGATCCCCAAGGCCCTCACCGAGCAGGTCGCCGACGCGCTCGCCAAGCGACTCCAGGGCTGAATCATCACGACGATCGACGGGGAGCAGCATGTCGACGTGGCTCCGCAACCTGGTGATGCTCGTCGGGCTGGGTACCTGGGTCGGTGTGGTCATCGCCTACCTCGCCCAGGGGAAGCTGCCCGACGCCGCGCTGCTCGGCGTACCCGCCTTCCTGGTCCTGGCCCTGGCCCCGCCCGCTCTGGGCCGGCGCGGTGCGCAGGACCCTTCCCCGCCCACCCCCGTTGAGGAGACAACCTCGTGAGCTATGGCCTGCAAGTCCTGCTGTCCTTGGCGGTGGCCGGCGGCCTCGGCTTGGCGCTGCGTCCCCTGCTCAACAAGATCGGCGGTGATGACCGGTGACCCCGGTGGTACGCGCCCTGAACTCGTCCGCGGCTGACATGGCCGTCAAGGTGGTGGCCGTGGTGGCGTTGCTGTTGTCGGTGTACATCGGTGTGCAGCAACGCCAGCTCACGCAGTGCCTAGCCGACTACAACGAGGCCAACAACCGCTCCCAGGCCGCCCGGTACGCGGCGGCAGAGCAGGACCGGCAGGCCCAAGACGTGCTGTTCCGGTCGATCGGTGAGCAGCCCCGGGCCGGGATCGACGCGCTGCGGACGTACAACGAGTCGCGGGAGAAGGCGAACGAGACGCGGCGGGCGAACCCGCTGCCGGCGCCGCCGTCGCAGCGCTGCGGCTGACCTACTCCCCGTGGACGTGGTCGGGATCCCAGACCACCTCCCGGCAGTCGCCCTCCAGGCACGGCCACGCCCGGGTGGGCCAGGTGCACACCCGGCACGCCCACGTCGCCGCACCCAGCCGCGTGTGCCCGTTCGGGCAGGCGTCCGGCCGCCATTCCTGCCATGCCCGTGAGCCGTCCGGCTGCCGGGCGTATCCACCACGCACCACGACCACACCCTAGGAGCCCCGATGTTCCAGACCTACGGCAAGGCCCTGGCCTCGACGTTCTTCGCTGGCCTGATTGTCGTCTACGTGTCGGTGTCCGGCGACAACTCGATCGACGGGACCGAGTGGGTGGCCGTCGCCATCGCCGTGACGGGTGCCGCCGGCACCTACCTCGTGCCGCTCGCCCCGCAGTACCGGTGGAGTAAGACCGCCGTGAACACGCTGCTCGCCGTGCTCCAGGTGGCCGCGACGCTGATCCTCGGCGGCCTGGACGGCAACGAGTGGATCCTGCTGGTTCTCACGGCGGGGCAGGCGCTCGGTGTGGCGGCGGCCCCGGCGGCGTCCGACAACGGCATCCGCTCCAAGGCGCCGGCCATCACGGGCTGACCCGCCCGCAACGCACTGCGCCCCACCTGGCCTTTCGGCTGGGCGGGGCGCTTTCGTGCGTCTGGGGGTCAGTTGGCGTCCATCACCTGGCGGTGGTACTCGGCGCGCTGGTCATCGCCGACGACCTTCATGGCCTGGATCTTGGCGCGGGTGGGGCTGATCTTCGGGTCCATCGCCATGATCTCCCGGGTCTTCGCCTCGATGCGGTCCATGTCGTCTCCCCTGCTCGCTGGCTTGTATCTATAGCCTAGTGGGTACCCACTAGAGATGCAAGGGGTACCCACTAGATTTATCGAGGGGGACCCACTAACCTCGAACCATGACGCTCCCCGACCCCATCGCCGCACTGCCCCAGGCGCTCACCCTCACCGACCCCGCCGACCGGGCCAAAGCGCTGTCCGCCGCCCTCGACGCCATCCCCGACCTGCAACGCTTCATCGCCGCCGAGCGCGCCGCTGCTGTCACCGAGCTGAAGCAGGGGCGCACCTGGGACCAGGTAGGCGAGGAGCTGGGGCTGCACCCGGCACGCGCCTCCCAGATCGCCCGAGGCGTCTCGGGTGGCACCAAGAAGCGGCCGACCCCTGACAGCTAGGAATGCGCTTTCCGGCACCGCCACAAAAGACAGGACCGGCCTCACCCCGCATCGGGTGAGGCCGGTCCTGTCGGGTGCGAGCAACGCTCAACCAGTGCCGTCCGCTATCGCCAACCGCTGCTCCGCCGTGGTGGCCGCAGCCAGGTCGCGCAGCATCATCCGCGCCCAATCCACCTGATCACACCCTGCGTCGGTGCAACGCTGGCACTGCTGACCCTGCTCGTGGCTGCCGATCACCTGCTGGGCGATCTGCGAGACGAACGCGGGGGTGGTGGGCTCATCCATGCGGCTCATCGGGCACCTGCCACATTCGCCCGGATCGCCGACGTGAGCACCTGATGCTCGAAGCAGGACCCGGTGCCACAGTCCGGGGGGTCGGCACGTTTACACACGTGACCGCGCACCCACACCCGGCCGCCGATTTCCCGCTGGTACACGGCAACAACGGTGACGATCTCACCGCGGTCGGCAGGGACGGTCGGCTCGGGGAACCACTCACCGGCCAGCAACACCAGGTCAGTGCCGGCGGGCACATTCAGGTCAGTGGTCACGGTCGCCGCCTGAGAATGCGTCAGCTTGGGTGTCTCGTGCCGTCCGACCGTTGTGCCAACGCCACACGTCCACATGAACCCCCATTGCGATCGGGGTGGGTGGCGGCCGGTCAGGCTGGGGGTCCAACCAGCCGCCACACCGAAAAGGTCGGCAACAACAGCCCCCGCCAAACCCGGCCACGGGCCGCTGCGCCATTCGGTCAGCCAACATGTACTGACATGTTGAGCGTGGCCGATGAGCTGGGCAAACGGGAGGTACCCCACGTACCGCTAGCCACCGTCAGCAACCAAACTGGTACACCGTGTGCGACCTCAGGGTGTGTAGCCGACCACCGACGCCAGATCCGCCAGATCCTCTGTCATCGCCCGCCGACGCCCATCAGAAATGACGTTCACGATTTCCCGCGCGTACCGCTGCTGCCGCAACCATGCCGGCGCAAGGTGCCGCAACTCCACCAGCACAGCGGTGGCGTCGCCATGCTCGCGGCGCTGCGCGTGCGCCCACGCCACATCTAGCCGGTGGCGCTGCCAACTCGACCCCACCGGCGTTGGCCCCGCCGGTACCAGCCGCGCCAAATCCAACACGCGCCCAGGGTCGCCAGCCACCGCGGCGTTCTCCACCCGGGCCATCTGCACGCGCCCCGAGTCGAACCCGCCCACCATCATCAGATGTCCGGGCTCCGGTGCGCGCTCGCCGATCCGTACGGCCGCGGCCTGCGCCGCGTCGACCAGGTCCGCTGCGACACCCGGCTGATTGTCGCGGGCGTATGCGGCGGCACCCGCCACCAGTAGCCACCCCCACGCCGCCAACTGCGTCGGGGTGGCCCGGGAAAACCGCGGCTCCACCTGATCGGCCGTAGCCGTGGCAAGTTCGGCGGCCTCGGCCAGCCGACCCTGCCGCATCAGCAGCCAACACATGCCCTGGACGACGGTGGCGGCGACGTCCTCATTGCCGCACTGGCGGGCGGCGTCAAGCGCCCCGGTTAGCGCGGTCTGCGCGAGGTCACCTGCGCGCAGTTGGATGAGCAGGTTCCCGGTCAGGTGTTGGGTGCGGGCCAGCAGCGCGTACGCGTCCGGCCGGTCCCGGTCGTTGGCGATGTCGACGGCGGCGCGAACGTCGGCGAGCAGCGGCGGCAACACTGACAGCGCCTCGGCGTAGTTGTTGCGCTGGTAGGTGCGGTCAACGGCGCGTAGGCGTCCGGTGAGGACGTCAAGGGTGGGCGGATCGCCGGCCGGCAGGGTCAGCAGCGTGCCGTTGAGTCCACGCACCGGGGCGACGACGCGGCGGATAGCGGCCAGCGACAGTGGCCGGTGGTCCGGTTCGGCGCGGGCGGCGGCCTCAGCGGCGTCACCCATGAGGGCCGTGGTGGGCACGTTGAGGGCGCGGGCGAGCGCATGGAGGGTGGCGAGGCTGGTCGAGCGGCGCACGTTCTGTTCCAGCTTCCGCACGATCTCGATGCTGAGGTCCGCGCGTTCGGCCAACTGCTCTTGGGTGAGCCGGTTGGCTTTGCGGTGACGCTTCAGTTTCTCGCCGATGGTCTGCTTGGCGGGTGTTTTGCCTGTCATTGGAGGCTCCCGGTAGAGGTCGGGGGCGGGCAGTCGGCCTCTACCCCGACGGCCCGCCGAAGTTAACGCTACCCGGCATCACGGCCGCAGCCTCGCTGCTCCGTCGGGGTTTCTCCACCTACGCGTCCGGCGAGATCCACACAATCGTGTGCGTTGGGTCGTCAGGGTCTTGAACCTGCCGCACCCGCGCCGGATCAACGAGCGTGCCGTCGGCAACCATGGCGTCAATGACCTGCATGGCCCGCGCTTCGGGGCCACCCGCGAGGTCGTCGGCGAGCTGGTCCATCTCGGTGGCAGTTTCCGGGGTGACACCGTCGGCGATCAGCGGCTCCGCCTCGGCGGGCAGGTAGCCGGCGTTCGCCCACCGGGCCGCTTCGGCGGCAGGCACTTCAGCCTCCATCCACTCGCGGGCAGCACGTGAGGTGCGGTGTTGGGTGGCGTGCGCGTAGTAGACGGCCGTGTAGTGGCGCAGCCGGGCCAGCTTGTCCATCAGATGTCACCCCCCCTGCGCCTGCCCAATCCACGCGTCCACCACGGGCCGGGTCACGCCGATCTCCCGCGCGATCTGCGACTTGGCCCCATAGCCCTGGGCGCCAACCCGCTGCCGGGCGTGGGCCGCGGCAGCCTCCCTCACCTGATCGGCGTACACCTTCGCGTTGTGCCGTTCCCGCCCCAGCGCTTGGGCCTGCGCCGACCAGTCGGAGATGAGTCCGATGACCCGCAGCCCGGTAACCCCGGACAGGATGGCAATCTGGCTGTGCAGCCATCCGCCGCGGGTGACGGCGTCGGTGACGGCGAGGGTCGCCACCTCGATACGCCGCGACACCTCGTCCGGATCGGTGCTGGGGCCGACGTCGAACCGGGCCTTAACGGCGTCGACTGCCCGGGTCAGTAGAGCTTGCTGCTGCGCGTTCGTAAGTTCCATCGTGTCGCGTCCTGTCAGTCGACGTCGGGGGTTGACTCGACCATCTCGGCGGCCCGGTGTGCGGCAACACGAGCGTCGATAGCCTCCCGCCACCGCGCCCGTTGCTGTCCGGGACAGTCGACGCACTCGTGGTCGTCGGTGTGGTCGGCGTCGAGTTCGCACATCCGGCCGTGCGGGAGGCAATCTTGGATGCAGGTTTGGGGCATGACGGGCTCTCTGTCAGATGCAGTTGGCGCAGACGGGGCGCGTGGAGCTGACCATTTCGGCCACAGCACCACAGGTGCAACGCTTGGCGAGGGAGCGGCAGGCTTCGTCGATGGCCGCGTCGGGGGTTGGGTGGTAGATGACGCCCGCTTCGTCGGACTCGGGGGCGTACCAGTTCCAGCGGATCCCGGTGTTGCCTTTGCGGGTGCCGAGGATGATCGTGGTGCCGTTGATGTCGATTTCGTCGCCGGCTTGGTAGGTTGTGGTGTCCATCGTCGCCCCCCTCGGTTGCCTGTATAGCAACTATACGAGTTGGGGGGTCAGATGTAAAGCACCTATGCAGGACTCAGTCCTGGCGTGTCCTGCCCTACCCGCGCAGCCGGTCGAGTGCCGCCGATTGCTGCGCCGCCTCCGCCAGACCGAGCCGCCCCCACAACACCCGCTTAAACGGGCCAAGGTGCCGGGTGAACACCCACGTCACACCAGCAGTCAACGGATGCGGTCGCGCACCAGCAGGCTAACGGCGGGAACCCTCAGCAACCTGCAACCACTCGTCCGCGTCCGCCCACGCCTCACCACAACCATCAGCCCACGCCCGCACACGCCACCCCCGCAACTGCCCGTAATCCGGCTCAACCCGGATCAGCAACCGGGCCATGCCCAGGTCGGCGGCCTCAGTAGGTGTTTCCGCGAACGGGTCGGTAAGGGTGTCGGCGATCATGGCCGTGCCGGATGAATCGAACGCTTCCCACCGCCAGGTACTCACCGGCGGGACCTGCGGCGGCGGCGGCGCTGCGGCTTCGACGCCCACTGCCATGCGGCAGCCGCAGACGCCATCACCACAGTGGTACCAATTGCCGCGTTGCGGGGCCCATCCCAGCCGTGCCACACATCCCAGCCAGCCCACCAAAACCCGGCGAACAGGACCAACCAAACACCAGTCAGCACAGCCGCACGGATCCGGCGACGCGTCCACCGAAACCGGGGCCGGCGTCGCACCGCCCGAGCCATATTCTGCGGCGGACCGTACGTGCGCTGCCGGGAAACGAACGAGCCCTTCGCCGGCTTCACCCAGCCCGGCTCACGCGCCTGCCGGTGCGCCACCGCATCCCACGGCTTGATCCGGTCCCGGTTTTCCCGATTGCAGTCAATGTTGTACTTCGGGCGTTGCGCCTCCTGGCCGGGCAGCAGAGACACCCCCCGGCGGATGTAGTGCTGCTCCCGCTCATCCAACTGCTGCTGCGTCCACCAGCCCTCTTCGATCGTCCACGAACCGCCGACGATCAAATCGGAGAACGGCTGCTCATCGCGGTGCTGCTGCTCCCGCTGCCACACCGTCTGCCGCGACTGGCCGATGTATCCGACCACCGGGGCGGCGCCCGGGATCGGAATGCCGCGGGCGTCCACGTCGAGGGTCATAATCCCGTACACGGCGCGTTTGCGGCGCTCACCCGCAGGCGGGCGCCGACGGGGCACGCGGGTTTGACGCTGCGCGGTCATCAGTTGGTCGCCCCGTCGAACAGGGTCGCCGCGACACCCGGAACCTCATACAAGCCGTTCTTGACCCGGCGGAGTTTGCCGTCAGCCATCAGGTCGGTGAGCGCCTTGTCGCGGGTGCCGTCCTTCATCGGCTCGACCATCGAGGCAAGCTCCGCGATCAACTGATCCCTCGTGACCACACCTCGATCGTTGGCGGCCTTCCGCGCCGCCTCCAACACCACGTCACGGGACACCCGGGCGGTTTTCTGCGCGGCCGGTGATGGCTGCTCTGGGGGACGCTGCGCCGCCGGGGTGGCCTGCGTGACCGCCGCCGCCTCCAACAGCTCGATGGCCTTCCCACCCGACAGCAGATCCGCGTCCGACCGGCCAGCCGCGAGTAGCCGCCGGGCGCGTTCCTTACGGTCACCCCACAGCACACCCGATTCCTGCTGCGCCTCCGGGCCGAACACCCCCGGCGTCAACGTCGACTGGCCCTCACCGTCGACCAGCCACACACCCATGTCGTCGCCGGTGTAGTCGGCGCGCCCGTACACGTCACGGCCGTTGACGCCCTGCACGAACATCAACCCGGCGGTGGTGTCCCCACCGGCGCAGGTGTTCGCACCCCACACCGACGGCAACTCTGTCGGGTCCACGGGGCAGTCACTGTCGACGGCGGAGCGGCCGGCAACATCGGTCATCGCCCGGAAGATCAGCGTCTGTCCGGCCTTCAACTGCTCCTTGATGTACGTGGAACCGCCCAGGTTGTACGCCGCCGGGATTTGCGTGATCAGCCGCATCTTGATGCCGCACTTGCGGCCCATCCCGACCAGCTTCTCCACCAGCTCCAGGATGATCGGGTCTTCGATGATCGACTGGACCTCGTCGAGGGTGATGACCAGCAGCGGCATGTCCAGGCTGGGACGCCACGTCTTGATGTTGTTCTCGGACAACTCGTCGTTGCGGCGCAGCATCTCCTTGAGCGCCGCGAGCAGCATCAACCGGATCTCGGAGGTGTCGCGGGCGAACCAGTCGACGGCGTCCTTCAACTGCCCGTAGGACTGCCCGCCCTGCGGGTCACCCACCCAGTCGATGACCTGACCCTCGGAGTGCAGGGACGCTAGCAGCAGTTGCGCGACAAGCTCGGACTTGCCGGAGCCGGTGCACCCGGAGATCAGGTCGTGGATCGCGCCCGTCTTCGTCCACCACTGGTACCAGATGTCGCGGCCGTCGTTGAAGCGGCCGACCCGGGACCGGCCGTTACGCCAGTCGCTGGCGACCTTCGGGCCGGGCCAAATCTTCGTCTCGGCGAGCGGGTTGTCCGGCTGCACCCGCAGCCACCCGATGGACAGGTCCGACTCGTCGGCGCTGAACGACACGTCGGCGTAGGTGCACCCGTAGGCGGCGGCGATGCGGCCGAGCAGGTTCGGTCGCGACTCGCGCATGTTGATGGACCCGGGGACCTTCGCGACGACCTTCGCCGTCCAATTCGGCAGCCGGGTGCGGGTGGCCGCGCCGACCTCACACGCGGGCAGTTGCTGGTAGTGGACCAGTTCGGTGCCAGCGAGGGGCCCGCCGGTGAGGCCGATGAGCATCGCCCAGGTGGTGATGGCGCGCAGGCGCAGCGGGTCGGGGGCATCCACCGGCTGTTCCGCCGCGGTCACGTCCACGGTCACCGGGGCGGGGGGCGGGGCCGGCGCACGTCGGGCGTCGGTGGCGGCCCACCACGAGCGCATGCTGAACGCCCAGCGGACCATGCCCGCGGCGGCGACGATGCGCCCCGCCCAGGTGTTGATATCGGTGGCGGCCAGCGCGGTCGCCCACAGGCCGGTCTCCCCGGCGGTGAGCGCGGCGCGCTGGGCCCGGCGGGTGATGGCCTGGATCCGCTTGCCGGTGCGCTGACCCTTCTCGATGCGGTTGCGGGCGATGGCGCGCTTGGTCAGCTTCCGCTTCGTCACGACGAAGACGACGCCGGCGGCCGCGGGTGCGGTGACGCCGACGTGCGAGGGCGGCAGGTCGGCGAGCGCGGCGATGAGGTCCGTCGCGGCGGCGGCGGCCGGCAGCCCCCACGCCGCGGCGGTACGCCCGTGCAGCCGCTTCGCCTCAACAAACAACTGCGCGGCCTTCGGCGCTGCCTGCGGCGGCTCCAGCTTGTCCCCGTGCCGCTGGCAGAACAACGCGGGATCCGTCGGCCGCAGCCAGGCGTGCTCCTCGCAGCGCTCCCGTCCGCCGCCGTTGAGGTTGCGCATCTTCGGGCACTGGTGGCGGACGTGGTCGGTGCGGTGATTGTCGTCGTCGACCGGCACCAGGTGCGGCATGCGCTTGCGCCGGTCGTCGGCGGCGTCGATGTACCACGCCTGCATGCGGGCCGCCCCCACCGGGACCGGCATGGGGGTCGGCTTCACCGTCGGGTTCGTCGTCGGGGTGGGCGCGCTGTTGGGCAGCGCCACCGGCCGGTGCGTTGTCACTGCCATGGCGTCCTCCTCGTCGTGGTGCGGGTCAGCTGTTGATGCGGTCGAAGGCGCGGGCGACGTTGCCCAGCAGCGGCTCCACCTCGTTGGTGCAGGCGCGGGCGTTCGCGGTCGCCGCGGCGGCGGCCTCAGCGGCGGCGGCCGTGTTGGCGACGACGTGGGACTTGCCGGACATCTGGACGGTGCCCAGGGTCTGCTCGCCGAGGGAGTAGATGCGGGCGCGCAGCCGGTTGAGCTGCGCCACGTAGTCCTCGGTGGCGCGGGCGAGGGCGGCCTGGATCGCGCGGGCCTCGGCGGCGCCGGAGATGACACCGGTGACGGCCTGCTGTGCTACGGCGTTGGACATGGTGGTTCCTCCTGCGGTGATCGCCGCAGTTGCGGCGGGTTGGGTGTTGCTGCGGGCGTGGGCGCCGACGGTGGCGTCCACCCGGATCGGGTCACGGTCGTTGGTGGCGCTGGTGCCGCCACCGGGGTTCGCGGTGGTCGGCTGCTCCCGAGGGCGGCCCGGGTTGGTGTAGTAGTCGTCGTCGTGGACGGTGCTGCTGTACACGCCGTCGAAGTCGTCGGGGATCGGGTCGGGATCTCCGACGTCAGTTCGGGTGTTAGCGCTTCCGCCGCGGGCAGCTGGTTGCAGGGTGCTCGGTGGGGTGGTGTCGCTCGAAGGGGAGGGCGCACCACCACCCGGGGTGCCAGGCCCCGGCTTGTCGCCACCCTTGTTGGTGGACACCGGCGGCACAATGTCGCCGGGTTCCCGGGTACGCCACTGCTCGGCGCGGCGGGTCACCTCGTCGTCCAGGCGCGACTGCATCCGCTCCCGGCGCGACAGCACCTCCCCGGCGGCTTCCTTGTCGAGTCGGTCGGCGCGCCTTTGGGTGGCTTTCGCGTCGGCGTCAAGCCAGTGCTCCCGCCACCGGTTGCCCACGTACTGGCGCATCGGTCCGCCGGCGGCCGGATCCACACCGGCGTTGATGAGTCGCTGTCTGCGGGCCGCAGCAGCCGGGGACACCTCACCTCGGCGGGCGGCCCGCCACTCCTCGGCCATCTCCCCAGCCCACTGAGGCGACCGCTGCAACATGCCGTAGATGGCGAGGACCGTCACGGCGATGGAGATCGGGTCCATGTCTTACTCCTTCCGCTCGCGGCCTGCGAAGACAGTCAGGTCGGCCAGGCTGATCAATGAGCTGTCGATGCACGTCCAGCAGAACCCCTCACCCGGGGCCGAACAGTGGTCGCATCCCGTTGTGACGTAGGCGTCGGCAGCCGGGGCGCCATACCCGACGCAGCCGTCCTCTGGCGCTTGGTCTGCGGTGGTGCCGCAGACCAAGCGATGGGCTGCCGCGGCGACGCTGCTGCGAAGGATGCTCACTGGTCACATCCCCATGAAGGCGCGCAGCCCCGTGAGGATGCCGTCGAGTGGGGTGAGGGCCGCGTCGTACAGGTTGCCCAGTGGCCCGCCGCAGATCCGCATCAGCGTCGGCGCGAGGCAGATGAGGATGAACGCCGGCCAGTCGGGGCGCCGGTCCGCGACGTCCACGATGATGAACATCAGCGCCGCCAGCGAGGCGATAGCCGCCCCACCGGCGCTGATGCCGACGGCGTTGCCGAACTCCGAGGACATGCCCACCCCGCCGAGCAGCGCGCCACCCCACGCAATCCACGAGAACGCCTTGGACACCTTCGCGTGCTTGAGTCGCTTCGAGATGAGGAACTGGGCGGTGATGGCGATGATGACGAGGCCGAAGCCGATACCCACGTTGAACATGGCAGGTCACCCCTTTCCGAGGGCGAAGGTGGCGGCGAACGCCGCGAGGATGAGGTAGAACCCCCACCGTCGGGTGGGTCGGGTGGCGAGCCACCGCAGCGGCCCGGTCAGGAAGGTGGGGGCGACGGCGATGAGGCCGAACATAAGCAGACGGTCGGTCCAGTTCGACACCTGCCAGGCGATGCGCAGCACGCCGACGTTGGCGGGGATCCGCTTCGAGTCGACGGCGGACCCTGCCCACAGGTCAGCCAGCGACGCCGGACGTGACGTCCACGCCCACCATGAGGTGCACGACGAGCGCAGCGCAGCCCACGCCTTGCTGAAACTCAACGTGACCGGTACCCTCGCGCCCGTGCGCGCGGGCGCGGGCGGGCTGTCCAGCTTCGGGATCCGCCCATTGTGGGGGGATCGAATTTCACGCTCGGTGACAGTCGTCGTCATCGGGTCGCCTCCTTCCTGGCCTCGGTCAGCTCATTGATCCGGTCGCGGACCATCACGGTCGCGGCCTGGATCTGGTCCGGTCCGGCGTGGAACGCCTCCGCCACCAGCCAGTGGCACAGCGCCCACAGCGTTTCCTTGGGGGTGCGGGCAGCGGCGACCCGCTTCTCATGCCACTGCTGCCGGTTGACCTCGGGTTTCCTAGACCGCCCGGCCATCACGCGTCCTCCGATGCGGGCATCACCCAGCGGAACAGCACCGGCCCGCGCGCCTTGCCGCCAGCATCGATGTCCCGAAATTCCAGATGGAATCGATGGATGTCGCTGCGGTGGGCGTTGGCGCGGCGCACCGCGCCCAGCAGATGTTGGTTGAGGGTGCGTTCGGTGTTTTCGCCGTCTTCGAGGTCAACGGCGGACAGGAACGCGGGCATGTCCCGCACCGGCCGCTGATCTTTGAAGACGTTGATCTCATAGATTTTCGATGCCATGGAGTCTCGAATTCCTCGCGTTTGCACTGGTCAGGGCGTTCCGGGCATGTCGCCGTTGTACGGGACGTCGGTCTCGGCGTACACCCACCGGCGGCCCTCCCGGTACTTCTCGGCGAGCAGCCACACCAGCACACCGACCAGCGCGCCCGCGATGACGGCCAGGGTGTGGGACACCGCCAGCAGCGTGTTTGTAGCCATTCCGCCGACCGCGGCGGCGGCGGTGAACGCGGCGGCCAGGCCCACCCACTCGGAGGCGATGTGCCGCCAGTCCTTGTGCGCGTGGATGTTGGCGTGGTCCAGCGTCTTCCCCGCTGACGGGGGAGCCTCGTCGCCAACGGTGTTGATCTCGGTGGTGCCAGTTGCCGCAACCGTGGTGGTGCGGGCGGGTAGGTGGTCAACGCTCATCGGGGTCCTCCTCCGGTTCGGTGATCAGGTTCGGCATGGTCTTCGGGTACTCCGGCCACAGCCCCCGCAGGTACGCGAGCGCGTTCCGGTGAATGTCGGCCGGAAGGTGCGTCAGGTCGTGAAGCAGTGCGGCTCCCTCGGTGACGGTGACGGGCGCGTCACCAGTGACGGCCGACGCGGAAGCGGCGACCAACGTGACGGGGGCAGTGACGGGCGTCGGGGTGACGGCCGGGTGACGCACCTGCTCGATGCGGGTAACGGGGTCAGTCACGGTCGTCACCCCCAGCGGCGCGCTCAGCGGTGACGCGTGCGAGGGCGCCACGGAGCACCGACTCGGCGTCATCAACGGCCAGCGCCCCATGCCACTCGATGGCCTTACCGCGGCCCAACCCACCGGACGCGCCGACGGCTTTCGCCATGGCGCTGCCTTTCGGCTCGACGCCCAGGGCCAGGCAGATCAGGAAGTATTCGCGCATCCCAGCCGTCTTGTTGTCGGTTTCGGCGAGCACGTGCCGGGCACGTTCCGCGGCGTAGTCCTCCACCTGCTGGGTGGTCCACGACGCGAACTCGGCGTCAATGACGTCGCGGCTGAGGGGGCGCACCCGACCGTTGGTGGCGGGGGTGTTGGTGACGATGACACCGCTGACGGCTGACTGTGTGACGGTGGGCGTCACGGCGGGGCGCGTCACGGTGGGCGCGTTGGTGGCGGTACCGGTGACGGCGGGCGACTGGGCGGGTGCCTGCGTCAGGGTGGCGGCGTCAGTAGCGTTGGTGGTGTCACCGTCAGCGGGGGTGACGTCGATGACACGGTCCCGCCATCCGGCGAGGTGCCCGACGGCGTCGGGGGCGGTGAAGTCCTCAATGCCGTACAGGGTGGCGACGTCCCGGCGGGCGGCCACCAGTTCGGCGACACCGGACCGCTTCATGATGGCGAGGCCGGCTCGGCGCAGCCTCCACCGGGCGATGCTGATCCGCCAGTGCAGGGCCTTGTCGGCGCGCAGGGTGTGCAGCTTGAACGCGGCGATCGTAAACGCGGACCGGTAGCGGGCTTTGTCGACTTCGCTGACGTCCCGCCCGGTGGGTTCGGCGATGCGGAGGGCGACGAGGATCCGTTCGGTGCTGATCCGCAGGTTGATCTTCTTGTCGCGGACGGTGCGGGCGAACGTGCGGAGGTCGGCTGCGATGGCCCGCTCCCACATCCAGGCGACGGCGAGGGGCAGGAAGCCGCGCATGCCCGCTTCGACGGGGTTGGTGGAGTCGGTGAAGCAGATGACACCGGCGACTGCGGCGAACACCCACACGGCGATTCCGTCGACATCGAGTTCGCGTCGCTCAGCGGTTGGCGTGGCGGCCGGGCTCTCGGTGGGCGTGCTCAGCTCGCTTTGCTGCTTGGCCCGACGCAGGCGGAACGCCCGCGAGTTCACGGCCGACGACAGCATCATGATTTCGAAGACACCGCAGAGGACGAGCCGCACGCCCCAGTTGTCGATGTTGAACGAGTGCTCGAACACGTTCCACATCGAGGTGAGGGTGAACGCGGAGCCGATGCTGGCAGCCAGGTAGACGAGCGCCTTGCGCACCCGACCTTCGCTGACTGCGGGGGTGCCCTTCTTGCGGCGGATGACCTTGGTAAGGAGCCGAAGGGCGATCAGGTTCGCAATGCCGATGGCGGCGATGGCGATGACCTGCTGGTGCTGGTCGGCGAATGTCAGCGCCTGATCCATCCACGACGGGTCCGCCGCCACGGGGGCTGCGGGCGCGGTCGGGCGGACCGGCTCTCCCGGGTCGGGGATGAACGTGACGGCGTTGACGATCACCGGCGGCACCTCCTCTGGCTGGGCTTTTGGCTGTTCGCGTTATCGGCTTTCCTGTGCCAGACTTGCGAACAGATTGAACTGCGCGAACAGATTGAACACTAGCACGATCGGAGCGGAAGAGCATCAATGGCCACGGCGGTGATCGCGAACACCTCGAACGGTGGGTACGCTCACCGCAAATTCCAGCGGCTGAGAGCAGTGGTGATGGGGGACGAACAGCGCGCCAAGCGCCCACAAGACGAGGTCGCCGACCTTGAACGCCGGGTACGTGCTGGCGAGTGGTTGAAGACCGGCACTGTTGCCACCCTGCTCGGCATGGGCCGAACGAAGGTCCACACGCTGGTGAAAGCCGGGGTGATCGGCCACCGGAAGATCCCCGGCGCACCCCAGAAGCCGCAGCGCGAGTGCAACCCAGCCGACGTGATCCGGCTGCTGGACGAGCGGCGCCGCGCCTTCCACGGCGACTCCGAAGACCCGACCTGACGCACTCCCCTCACCTCCTGATGACTGCCTGCCGTGCTGATGCCAGCGTGATCCGGGCGACACGTCGCAGGAACGCCACGAGCAGCCCATCCGCACACCAGCCCGCCCGCATGATCGGTGGATGGTCATACGCTGGTGTGTGGGTGACGCTGCGACAGCCACCGGGGAGCGGCAAGCATGAACACCACTGACGCACCGAACCGGATTCGCGCCCTGCGCGAGGAACGGTCGTGGACGCAGCGGGACGTCGCCGACCAGATCGGGCCGGCGGTCACTGAGGCGCATGTGGGTCGGTGGGAGCGGGGCGAGGTGCCCCCTTCCTTGCGGTATCGGCGCGAGCTGGCGCGGGTGTTCGGGGTGGCTGTGGCCGACCTGGGGATCACTGCGGGCCCGGCGCTGCTTCCCCGTCAACGGTCGAGCGCAGAGGACTTCATGCCAGACGTCGAGCAGGACCCGCGAGTGCGCGACTCGCAGGACCAGTGGAAGGCAACCCGCACGCTGCTGAACCAGAACCGGCACCGCCTGTCGCAGGTGGCCGCCGACTTGTACCCGGAGCACCGCCTGGGCGACACCGGACTGATTGCCGGCCCGGGTTGGATCCCGGATGCGCCCGTGGACTTGGCGGACATCACCGTGACGAAGGTTCCGGGCGCACCGGAGCCTGCGTTGGATGGGACGGAGCGGGAGGCAGCTCGGTCGCTACCGGACCTGACGTTGTCCCGCTCGTACGACCGGTACACGCGTGCCGTCAGGGACCTGGCGCCGCCGCGGTTGTTTGAGGATCGCCTGTCGTGGCGGATGCTCGGCGTCGACTGGTCGCCCAGCGCGGGGGCGATGTCGTTCGGGGAGACGACCTACTTCAGCGCCGTGGACGTGTTCGAACCGACCGCCCACGAGTTGGCGTACGTGGCGTTAGACGCGGACGGCCAACCGTCGGCACACCCGCACATGCGGGACCTGCCGTACCGGCGGCTGATCGGCAACCCGTTCGTGTGCGCCCGCCGCCCGGTGATGCCCGCCATCTCGACGTTGACGATCCGCCGTGACGGCGACTCCGCTGAGTTCTTGATGCACCGCAGGGATCCACGCGCCGTGGCGGCAGCCGGCGGCATGCTCCAAGTCATCCCCAGCGGCATCTTCCAACCGTCGTCGATCCTGCCCGCCGCCCGCGCCCTGGACTTCGACCTGTGGCGCAACATCCAACGCGAGTTCTCCGAGGAACTGCTGGGCATGCCGGAGTGCGACGGGCACGGCCGGCCGGTCGACTACGCGTCGGGGCCGTTCGCGCAGCTCGATGAGGCGCGGGCCGACGGGCGCCTGTCGGTGCACTGCCTGGGTGTTGCGTTGGACGCGCTGACCCTGGTCGGGGAGATCCTGACGGTGCTGGTGGTCGACGCCGACGTGTTCGACTCCCTCGCTGCTGACTTCGTGGACCGCAACGACGAGGGCCAGGTTGTCGCCGAGCGGTACGCGTTCACGCAGGACGGGGTGCGCGGGCTACTCGACTCGGGGAAGGTCGCCCCTGCCGGCGCGGGGTGTCTCGAACTGGCGTGGCGGTGGCGGGACGTGCTGCTGCCGTAGGCTGGTGGTGCAGCCCTGCAAAGCTGCGTTGAGCCCCGGACGGATGCCGAACCTCGGCAGGCGTCCGGGGCTTTCTGCTGCCCCCTTGCGCGATAATCAGCAGATGGACGCCATGGATGGCCCGCCCGAGCCGCGCCTGCCTCAGGCTGAGGAAGATGAGCTGAAACTTGTAGGCGAGGTCGCATGGCGGATTCACCGAGCCGTGAACCCGAGTCCGGTGGTCGGGCACGCCACAGAGCACTCGATCGAAGACCCGTTTACGGGAGAGGTCACCGTCACTATGCGGCTGGCCTAGGGCGGCCCCAGGCTGGACGCCTTGCGAAGTGCCGCTGGTGAGTGAAGCCCCGGACCGGTGACGGCCGGGGCTTCGTCGTGCGGGTCGGCTCCTCCTACCTCGGCGGGAACGCACCTCTCGCCCTGTTCGGCGATTTCACCCGCTGTCGCTTTCGGCCGTGCGGTTTCCCGGTAGTGAGAACGGAGCCACAACCAGGATACGGCCCCCGGATGCACGAACGGCCCCGCTTGTGACGGGGCCGTAAGGCGGTGCGGAGCGCACATCCCGGGAGCGCCCTGCACGCCGATCATACCGGCCGCCGGTCAGGGCATTGGCGTTGGTCAGCAAGATCCGGACACCCGGTAGGATTGGGGACGACAAATACAGAACGGGCCCGGCAGGTGTTGGTAGCACCTTCGCGCCGGGCCCTGATCGCCGCGTGGAGGCGACCCATGTCCAGCCTACGAGTCTACTCGTTGCGCACGTCTGTGCGACCCGGTGGTGTGCGATGACCGCCACCCCTCCCCCGGACCTACACGTCCGGCTCCCCGTTGAACTGCTCGACCTCGTTGCGGCAGGAAAGCTGACCGTCAACGCCGCCTACCTGTACGCGCTGCTGCTGACGCACATCAACTACCAGCGTGGCGACTCGCACGTGTGGCCTTCACGGTCCAACCTCGCCAAGCGGATGAACCTCAAGAACGCTCGTGCCGTCGACCGCTACATCGCGGAGCTGATCGACACTGGGTTGGTCGAGAAAGAGTGCCGCCGCAACGAGCAGAGGAACGTCAACGACACCAACCGGTACACGCTGCTGTGCGTCTCTTGGCCGAAGAAAGAGGCCGCTGAGGGTAGTGCTCCACAGCACACCACCCCTGGTGCTCCACAGCACACCACCGTAGTGAGCCAGAGCGCACACGAACTAGAACAACCACAACTACATCAAGGTGAACTAGATCGACCCTGCACAGAAGTGAATCGCTCCCCCTCCACTCGCTTCGCTCCTTCCGGGGCGGGTGACTTCGATTCACAACCTGCTGCCGTGGACGATCAGCCGACGATCCCGCAGCAGCGAGGCAACTGGTACCTCAATGACCGTGACGACTTCCGGGCCACCCTTGGCGAACGGATCATGTCGCAGGGCGTCAAGGACTGGAACCGGGGCACGTTCCCCACGAACGCCATCTACGACGCGCTGCGGCAGCGGTCAGAGAATCCGATCGACCGTCCGGGTAGCTACGTGGCGTCTCTGCTCGACAGGGAAGGCGGGGACGCGTTGGGCAACTGGCTGTTGCGCGAAGGGTTCAGCCTGCCGGAGCAGCCCGTCTGATGGCTCACGACGAAGCCGCCCGCCGCTGCTGATGCTCAGGGTGGGCGGCTTCGTGCTCAACTACTGGCCGCTGCTGGCCCGAACGATCTCGGCGGCGAGCCGTACCAGTGCAGCGCCGAGTCCAATCCCGGCGGCCATCCGGTCGGCTCCGATGTGGGAGTTGGGCTGCGTGCGGTTGCGTCGGCGTGGGGCGTGGTTGGTCAAGTCGGTCTCCTCTCAACGAGCAGCGACCCCGGCACAGTGCCGGGGTCGCTGGCTCTCTTCGTCGTTGGGCTTCGCCTATACATGCGGTGGCCATAACTGGGTGTCCAGTGAGCAAAAGCGACGAAGCCGACCGGCGCAGCGCTGACCCAGGTCGGTTTGTCCGTGTTAAAGGCGGTCAGTCCGGCCCGTTTCGCGAACTAGGTCAGAAGGTGCACGGCATTCCTCGCCTCAACCCGTGGTGTGCATACGACGCCACCCATACTCAGCGCCTACCGCGCTATCCGTCGGATAGCAAGAAGGTGATGGAAGCCGACACAGCAAAGCCGGCCACCCCGCACAACTAACGGCGGCCAGCCCTACCCATCATCCCGAGCAGAAACGCCAACCCGAACACCCACGCAATCCAGTTCAACGGATCCGTCCACACACAAAACCCGCATCCGAGCAGGCCCGCACCTATGAGCGCCCAGAACCGCAGGGCGGCGGTGTCTACACGCTTCATCGGCAGCCCCTCCCTCAGAACATGTCAGTTCTCCTGTCCGGTGATGAGATAACCCGCGTCGACCATCTCGGTCACGCTGATCGGTGGTGCCCAGTCATTGGCACCCCACCGCATCCGTTCGTACCGGCTGCGACACGACCTGCACGTCACGGCGGCACGAGCCCGGCCGGGTAGCCACCGCACGGCGGTGCGGTCGCAGAGGGTGGGCCTACCGTCCAGCCAGGCTGCGTGCACGCTGGTGGTGCCGGTGGACGCCAGCCCAAGCAGGGTGGGTAGGTCGGCGGTGGAGTCGGTCACGGCTGGTCCTGTCCGGTGATGACGGCGAGCAGTTCGTCGGCTTCGGCCTGCCATCGGTCGCGGTCGACCTCACCCCGGTCCCACGCCTTACTCATCTCGGCAGCCCAGTTCGAACCTACGGAGCGGAGGCACAGGTACCGGGCGAGGCGTTCACGCGCGTTTTTGGCGATGCCAGCGGCGTCGTCGTAGGCGAGCTGCACCGCCTTCCCACACAGCGCGGTCAACGCGCGCACCATCTCCCCCACCGGCATGCACAACTCCTGCCGGGGTGTGGGGAAGGCGCGCTCCACGATCTCGTCGACCGCACGGCCGAGCCTCGCGGGTGTGAGCGGCAACGTCAGGTCGGTTTGCTCAACCATGGGCAACCTTCCAGGCGATCGAGGTGACGACGGTCAACAGGGACATGGCGATGGTGACGTTCATCCGCCGGCTGGTGGCGGCCAGCCAGTCGGTGAGCGCGACGAGCCAGCTCAGCGGTGGGTACCGGTACGGCCAGGACAGGATGCGCAGCACGGCGAGGGTGCGCGCGTACGGCAGTCGACGGTCAGCCACGGTCGGCCGCCAGTTCGATCGACAGGACTTCGTCCAGGTGGACGGAGGTGCGATGCGGCTCGCCGTTACGCTGCCACTCCATCGTCACCCGCTCCCTGCCCATGTACAGGTAGGCGTCAACGAGCTGCACCTGCCGCTCAACGATGGGCCGTTTGAGTCCTCGCCGGGTGAGGTCGACAGGCCGCCGGGCGAGATGGGTGATAGCGGCGCGCATCCCATCCACGGTCCAGGTGTCGGGGTCGGGGGTCGGGTCGGCGTTGTTGAAGTCGGCGGCGCGAATCAGGTCAGCCACGGTCGGCCGCCCTGCTGGACGCGAGTGCGCCGATGGTCGCTGCGGCGGTGTCGTGGGCGTCGCGCACCGCGGCCGTCGCCTGGGCGGTGTCCCGGTCGCCGCGCAGCCACGCCGCCTGGGCGAGCTTGTCCGCGGTGTCGGCGCGGTCGAGAGCGTGCTGAACGGCGGCGCTGATCATGCGGTCGGTCATGTCACTTCTCCTTCGCGTTGAACAGGCACGACGCCGGGTCGACGCCCTCACAGTTCGAGCAGGAATGGCCGGCAGAGGTGAACCGAACGGCGGTGACGCTGCGGTCAAGCGTTCCAATCGGCCGTACAGCACCGCCCGCATCCACCGCGGCCACCACCAAACCGGAACCGACCAGGATGTCGGGGGTGACGAGTACCGCCCGCTCTGCGAGCAGGCCGGCACCAGCGAGCGCATCCACGTCACGCCCGTGGGCGAGGTGCACCCCGGTCTGGGTGGTGGGCATGTCCGGCCAGCCCCGCTGCCGCAGCTGGTAGACAACCCAGTTGTGGTTGTCGGCGGCGATCAGCCACCGCACGTGGGTGGTGTGGGCGGGCAGTTTGAGGGCGTCACGGATCGCCTGGGTGGGCGGGGCGACGCGAGGTTGCAGGGTGTACACGTTCACGCGGTCTGCTCCTTGACGTGGGTGCCGGTGGGCACGCGGGTGATGGACGCGCCTTCGGACAGCAGTCGGTCGATGGTGCCGTCGGACAGGTGCCCGCCGGTGGACGCTGTCCAGCACTCAACGTGGCCGGGCCGGCCCTTCACCCACACGGTGTGCCGTCCGGTCACCTCCGCCCCTGCGGGCAGATCCTTGGCGGTCTTCGTCTCGTGCGGCATGGTCACCACTCCTCCACCAACTCAGCACCGTCGTCCAGCAGGTGCGCCATCCGCTCGTCCCCGTATTCGCCCCCGTCTGCGGTGACCCACGGGAACGAGTCACGCCGGGAGTCGATGATCTTCTTGTAGGTGGTGCCGTCGGGTTCCTCGATGACGGTGCCGACGGGCATCAGCGAGGTCGCATACGGCTTTGACATGGTCAGCCCCTCTCCGAGCCGGTAACAGTGACGCAAACGGCCTGCCCGGCAAGCCAGTACGTCCACGACCCGTCGGTGTATGTGACAGTGACTTGCTCGCCCCGGTCGTCCAGGGTGGCGCTGGTGACAACACCGCCGCCCATCTCCGTCCAGGCACCCCGGTAGCCGTGCGGGTCGCACCAGTACAACTGGTAGTCGTCTGCGGTGCGCAAGCTGATGTGCTTGCCGACGAGGGCTTCCACGTCGACACGTTTCCACGCCATCAACTGCTCCGGGCTGTGCACAACATGCATGGCGGCGCTCCTCAGGGCTCGATGCCGCGCTCGGCGCAGATGCGGGCGGCGACGGTCAGGTAGGTGGCGTCCGACGGGTTGATGTTGTGCTGTTCGATGAGGGCAGCCCGGATCGCCCGCTGATTCCCGTTGTGCTCCATGCGGAGCAGGATCGCGGTGGCGAGCTGGTCCCGGTCGCACATCACGGCACCCTGGTCGAACGGGATACGAATGGTGTTGGCCACGGTGATCACCCCTTCGGGTCGGTGTTCAGGTCGATGGACCGGTTTTCGGCGGCCTGCCGCAGCACCACGAACACGTCGTCGTCGACCGAGCCGTCCCGGGCGGCCATGCGCAGAATGTCGTCGGCGGTGATCGGCTTCAACGGGTCACACACCCGGTCGTGCACCCAGCACGTCCAATCGAACATGCCGCCCTTCCACAGGTGCCACACACCGGTGATGGGGTCCTGCCACCAGTCCCGTCGTGACGGCGGTTCGGGGCGCATCCGGTCGGCGACCTTCCGGCCGTACCACCCGTTCTTGATCTGCCGGCGGGCGTCCGCCTCGGACGAGTCGCGGAACACGACCTGGGTGGGCAGGTGGGTGACCTGCCACGGCATGTACCCGCCGAGCCGCTGCAACGTCCACTCGCGGTCACGCAGGCGGATGACCCGTCCAGGCTTTGTGGTCGGCATGTCGCGCTCCTTGTGGCTGGTCAGCGGCGGTTGATGAACGCGAGTGCCTGCGCCGGGGTGACGTTCTCGCAGGACAGCGTGTGAGGCTGGCCCGGGTCAACGCAGCAGCACTCGGACGGGGTCGTGCCGGCGTGGATCGGGATTCCGTCGGCGTCAACGCCTGTCGGCGTGCTGGGGGTGTGCGTCTGGGCGTCCATTTTGGTTCTCCCTGCTGCTGGTCGGGTCGTGGGCGTAGACGACGGTTAGGCGCTGAAACCATCACGCAGAACGACAGCACCGCCGGACAGCAGCTCGTCGACCGAGGCATCGTCGTAGCGGCGGCCGTCGGTGCCTCTCCACACCACACCAATGCCGGACAGGACACGGAACAGGGCGATCGTGTTGTTGGCGACGATGCTGCCCTCAGGAAGGTCGGCTGGCTGCTTGGTGCTCATCGTGGTGGCTCCTTGCTGCTGGTCGGAGGACGGCTCACGAGTTAGCGGGCGAGGTATGCCGTGGCGACAGCGACAGCGCGGTCCGCGTCCGGATAGTCGGACGGACGTTGGGTGGGGTTGCGGTCAAGCAGGCTGGCGTAGCTGAGTGGCCCCCCACCAAGCAAGTCGGCAACGGCCTGCCAGCGCGGGTCAGGGTCGTTGCGCATCTGGTCAATGGCCTCGCGGATGATGTCGGCTCGGATCGCCATGTCGCTGCTCCCTGCTGCTGGTCGGGTTGCGGTGTGGTGCCCTCGGCTGTTGTCGCCGGTCCGGACCATGACGTCCGGGCTGCGCGGCCTCCTGCGGCCGACCGGCGGGGTGCTCAGCGGCGCTTGTTGCGGTCACGCAGGACACGGGCGCAGTTGAGGCAGTTGGTGTGGTTGGAGCCGAACAGGGCGTCGTAAACCGTGGCGTCGGCGTCGTTGTCGTCGTTCACGATCCGCATCGACGTGCCGCAGAAGGTGTCGAAGTCACCGGCAAGCACGAGGTGCGTCACCTTGTCGGGGGCGCAATCGGTGCAGTAGCCAGCCTTCTTGGTGCTGGGGGTGACACCCGGGGCGTCGAGCCAGGTGCGGCAGCCCTCGCAGATGGGGCGGGTGGCCTTGCGTGGCATCTCGACTCCTCCGTGTGCGGTGTTGGGGTGGCCCCGCTCCCCAGGGGAGCTTCGGAAGCCCGCAGTCTGACCGGCGCTTTTGAGGCTGTGACCTCTCAGCCGGTCGATCCCTCACGGGAGCGGGGCCACGCTCTGGTGTTGTGGTCAGCGGTGCAGGTCGGCGAGCATCGCGCGGACGCTCTCGTTGGTGACCGGGTTCGCGGCCCGCTCGGCGGCGAGTTCCGCGCGCCGCTGCTCGATGGCCTCGTCCGAGAACAGGGTGTAGGAGGTGACGCGACCGATCGGGTTGGCGGACTCAAACGCGAGGATCCCGGCGATCTGGCCGTCGGTCGGACCGCCGGGGCGCCGTCCGGCCACGTCGGCGAGGTGGGTGCTGCCGGGCTCGAAGGTGACGGTGTCGCCCGCGTCGAGGTAGGTGACGTAGCCGGCGTTGAGGTCGGCAAGGCAGCCGTGGGGGTCGCTGACGGTCAGCGCGAGCCGCGCCGGGCGGGCGGGGGTGGCGGCGTCGTCGATGTTGAGGATCAGCGCCGGCTTGCCGTCGACCGTCAGGGTGTCGGTGTTGCGGAGGCGGTCGGCGGTGTCGGTGATCGTGCGACGCATCTTGACTCCCTCGGTAAGTGGCTATCCATATAGTAGCGCCCCTGTGGATTAATGGCTAGCCACATGGCACACTTTCTTCATGACCGACCCCAGACCGCCCGGCGACCGACACCGAAACAAGGCCATGGGCATCCGCCCCGGCGACGAGCTGCAAGAACGCACCAAGAAGACACTCGACGCCAACGGGTGGACCATGACCGAGTTCGTGTCCGCGTGCATGGAGTTGGTCAACCAGAACCCCGCAGCCATGCTCAAGCGCCTTGCTGCGTTCAAGCCGACCACGGCTCGGGGCAGGCCACCCAAGAAGCCGGGTTAAGGCGTCCCCTCCGCAGCAACGCACGCCGGGCACCGCTCCCCCACCCAGCCGTGCTCGCCCGCCAACGCCACCACCGCCACCTCAGACTCGCCGTGCGCCGGCCCACCCGTCAACGGGTCCGTGAACACCCCACCGCACCCCGCGCACCGCAACTCCACACACAACTCCACCGCCTGCGACAGATACGGCGGCCCGTCCGGCACGGCACCACCGGCGATCTCCTGCGCCCACACCTTCGCGGCAAGCCACACGGCGTCGTCGACCGTCGCCCCACAGCCCAGCCAGTCACCCTCAGCGAGGACCAGCCAGCAGAGCTGCGGGGCGCGGTTGAACGGCATGACAGCCAGTCTCAGATGCCGGCGACGGGGACGTCAGTCCACGCGACGGTGAGCGCACTGCGGTCCCGCCACACCTCGTACGTGCCGTCGCCAACGGACAGCACAAACCAGCCCCGGCCCATGCCGGTGATGGCGACGGTGACGGCCTCGTTCTTGGCGAGTTGCCGGCGAATCCGGTCGGCCTGAGCGATGTGCACCCGGCCAGGGGCGGGCGGTGTGTGCCGGCGGTGAAGGCGGGCAGGGGCGGCGGTGAGCAGTGCTGGGGTCATCGGTTTGCGTCCTCACGGGTCAGGCAGTTCAGGGGGCAGGACTGGGTGGTGTTCAGGTCGGTCAAGCAGACCGGGCAGACGGTGGGCGCGGGCTCGTAGTCGACCTGCCGGGTGGTGCGGGGGCGACCGTCACCGGCCACCCCCGCACCCTGCTCGCCTGCGGTCACTGCCGGCCGCCGAAGCTGGTGCCGTGCAGCCGGTTGACCAACGCCAGGTACTCGGGCGTACCGAACGTCGGGCAGTCACACGGGGCGTGGGCACACAGGAGGCACCGAACCTGCGAGGCACCGAGGGCGTCAACCTGCTCTCGGGCGGTCACGACTTGCCACCCGGGGTGCGCACGAACCGGCTGGTCGGGGTGGACGTGGCCGAATGGTCGGTGACGTACTCGCCGTCCACCCACCGGGTGCTGCCACCACTGGTGTTGGTGCGACCTGGGAAACCGTCGAAGCGGCCCTTGTCGCCCACCTCGGCGCGCGGCGTGTTCGCGGTCACTGCGCACCCCGGCGGGCGGCGCCGTCACGGATGCGCTGCTGGTACTCCAACGCCCTCGGGTAGGTGGCCCGGGGGTCGGTGTACGGCAGTGCCTGGTTCGCCGCCGTGCGGGCAATCGCACGGTCGTTGGTGCTGGTGCTGGTGTTGTCGCTGCTGGTGCTCCTACCCTTGGCCATGGTGGCCTCCTTCGGGGGGTTGGCTGGCCCGGCGTGGGGGTGGTGCCCCTGCCGGGTGTGATCTCTGGTTGGGGATCAGGGCGGGGTGCGGTGGCTTCTCAGGGCAGCCGCACCCCGCCGTCAGCTACTGCTGGTGCTTGGCGCGCAACTCGCGGGCCTTGGCCAGCAACTCCTGCCGCATCTTTTCGGTGGTCGCCCACGCGGCGTCGGCTTGGGCCCGGTCGGCGTCACGCAGGTCTGCGGTGCGGGTGATGGCGCTGATCGCCGGGTTGCTGGGGGTGCTCTGGTTGCTCATGTGGGTGCTCCTCAGGTTGTGTTCTGGGGTTGTGGGCTTTTGATCGCCGCCAGCAGCGGTGAATGCCGCCTTCGGTTGACTACCGGAGCAGGAAGACGGCCGACGTGCAGACGACCCCAACCAGCACGGCAACCACTGGCGCGTACATGAGCCCGCGGACCGCGCTGCCAACGGACTGGTACTTCCGCTTGACCGTGCTCGAAAGCCAACGAATCTCCCGCCGCTGGTCGGCCTGGTCGGCGACGATCGCCGCATCCAGGTCGGCGGGGGTGTTCGCGCGGGCGTACGCCACGAAGCCGTGATTCCCGGTCAGGTTGGGGGCGACCGCGGCGAGCAGGAACCACAGCGACCACAGCACCACCGCGAGCCCCGCCCCCGCGCCGACACGAACCCCATTGGGGGTGTTGGCTTGCACGACGACCGCGCCGAGCAGACCGATGGCACCGAGGTTGATTGCGGACAGGCCGAGGGCTTTCGTGTCAACCCGGGCGAGTTGGGTGCGCAGGTCGTCGCGGACGCTGCTGTAGTTGGGGGTGGACACGGTGTCGGTCATTGGTGTCTCCCTGTGGTGGGTTAGATGTGCCCGCCGCCGGGCGGCCACGGGGTGGGCTTCGGCGGGGGTGGTGTGCCTGGAACAGGCATCAAAAGTCGTTGCAAGGCACGGCCTGCACGTTGATGACGATCGCTGCTTCGATGCCCGCGGCGGCGGCAATCTCCGCACCGGCGCGACCCGGGTCGGTCAGCGGATGGAACGCGAACCGCTGAATGCAGTTGGCGAGGCCGATGCGAATTCCGCCCGGCTCGGACCGCTCGTACTGGTAGGCGATGAAGAATTGGCGCATGTAGGACTCCCTGCTGTTGGGCTGCTGGTCTGCGGTGACCCCGCACCCGGGCTCGGACGTGATGGCCGAACCCGGGAGGCTCACGTGCAGGCTGGTGGGTTACGGCTTGACGGAGAACGTTTGGTGCCAGGCGCGGCGCGTGTCGCCGTCCTGCCTGACCGACCCGTCGCTGTAGTGGTGGCTGTCGACCATCGCGGCGGTGCGGGCGAGGTTGGCGTGCAGGTGCGCGCGCATCAACATCCGGTACCGCTGCTCGTCGGACGGGCGGTTGACCCCGTCCCAGGTGGGCTGCTCGGCCTGCTCGGCGAGGCGAAGCGCCTCCTTGACGTGCTGCGGTCCGGTCAGATTGGCGGCCATCAGAAGCTCAGCCCCATCTGTGAGGCGCGGATGGCGGCCTGCTCGATGTTGCGTCGGGCCGGGCGGCGGGCGGGCCGGAACGTGGTGACGGTGCCGGCGTCGTCGGCGATCTCGACGGGAACGGTGGTGCGGGTGGCGCGGGCGAGACGGCGGCTGGTCGCGTTGGCGAACATGGTGAATCTCCCTAGATCAGGATAAATCAGGCTTGGTTGGGTGTGCCGGCTCCGCCCCCTCGACGGGGCCGGCGGGGTGCTACCTGCTGGGGCTGGGCTGCGGCTTCGGTGCCGGCTTGTCCAGGTCGGCGCGGATCTTCTCAACCTCGCGCATGTTCTTGCTGTCGTTGATGCCGACCACCCGGGCCATGTCAGACCACGTTCCGGGTGACACTGCGGCGCGGCCGGTAGGGGCTGTTCACCGGGGCCACCGCCGGGTTTTCGGCCGCCCGCGAGATCAGTTCGTGCGCCGACCGGGACGGCGTATTCGCGGACAGGCGACTCGGACGCCGGTTGATGTTCACCGGGCCACCGCCTGTGTGCCCAGCTTGCCGTCACGCACCTCGAACACCCGCCCCGACGTGTACCGGCCCGGGTTCATGCGTGCGGCCACGAACTCACCCAACGTGGTCAACACCAGCGGCACGGTGCCCGGCTTGTCGTCCGGCAAAGGCCGCATCACCCACGCGCGGGTGATCGCATCCACGAGCAGCAGCCGGTACGCCTCGCCGTCCCCGGTGGGAACATCGGCGGGGATGCCGTACGTGTCGTGCTGGTCGGCGGTGACCAGTTCATCGGCAACGTCGGTGAGGACCCGCAGCATGTCGACGGTGTCCATGTCAGTACCGGCCCATCCGCTGCCCGGAGAACGCAGTGGCCTTGTCCATCAGCCGCGTCACCCGGTCCAAGCTCCCCGCCGACATGACACCCGTGCGGTTGATCCGGGTGTACGCCCGCGCCGGACCGGCCTTGACCTTGCCCTTCTCGTCGGGGGCGTCGGTGCGTTCCACCGTCACGTCGATCTCCACCTCGTCGGCGGCGATCGTCCCGAACAGGTGCCCGTGGGTGACCGATCCGTCGATGTGGGTGACGCAGCGGTCCCGCTGGCACCAGTCCGGGTGGATGATCTCCGGGGTGTTCTGGTTGTCGCTCATTGGGCACCGCCGGCACGGTTAAGGGCGGCAGCCCGGTCGGCGTTGATGCGGTTCTTCAGCACCTCGGCCTGCATGAGCGCCCGGGTGAACTCGGCTGTCGACGCGTACGAACCGGTAGCCCGGTTGACGTTGATGTAGGCCAGGTTCGGGCCCGCGACCGTCACCGTCTGCACGACCTGAACGCGCCACTCCGCGCCGTCCATGTAGTCACGGCCCGCCCACTCGCGGGAGTAGTGGTCGACCACTCCCGGGTCGGGGCACGAGTCCTGCACGCACCAGTCGGGGCACGGCTGCGACATGGGGTCGAAGGCGGCGGTTGCTGTGGTGGGGGCGGTCATCGGGCTGCCACCTCCGCCCGCTGCCGGTTGATGCCGGCCTGCATGGCGTCGCGCAGCTCCCGCATGTTCCGGGGGCGACCCAGGGTGGCGGCCAGCTCGTCCATGCGGGCGGTGTCGACCGGCTGCTCCAGGCGGTCCAGCACCAGGTTGATGTGCTCAACCCGGTTGCGGGACGGCGTGTCGTGGCGCTCCTGCACCTGGAGCAGTTCCTCACGGAGCGCCGCGTCCAGTGCCTCGCGGATGCCCTCGGGCTGAACGCCCTGCTCCCCGCCGTCCTTGATGATCCGGTGGACGAGGTTGGCGGTGTCGACGTCGGCGGTGGTGAAGCACAGCTCGTCGTAGCGGTGGCCGCCGGTGCGAGCGTGGACGTTGATGCTGAACGCGTTGTCGACCGTCAGGGACAGAGTGACCTGGTACGGGCCGTAGTAGCGGGTGTCGCCCTCGGCGGGCGCGCTGATGACAGGGGCGGCGTTGATAGCCTGCTGCATAGCGGTTCCCTTTCGGGGAGTCCGTGGGGCCCCTGCACCAGCGCTGTCTTCCCGGACCTGCTGGTGCAGGGGTTTTCCTTACCTTGCTGCGCTACCGCTACTTGACTCCCGCAAGGGGGCCTTTACAGCGGCACAAGAGTCACAGTAGCTACCACCACTCCCAAGCGCAAGGGGGGCTTGCGAAGTAGTACGCTGTCACCATGACCGACCCCCAGCCTCAACACCCGGAGGTGCGCGACCTCCTACAAATCACCGACCCCGCCGTGCGCGCCATGAGCGCCAACAAGCTCATCGGCGAGCACCAGTCCGTCGTCAACGAAGCCGCACAGGTCCGCCGAGGGGCCATCGAAGAAATGATGTCGACCGGCCTGTCGCAGACCGACATCGGCAAGCAACTCGGGATGACCCGCGCCCGCGTCGGGCAACTACTCAATGCCGGGCCTCGTCCCGAACGGGCATTCCTCGGCAGCGGCACCATCATCACCATCGCGGTCGGCGGCAAACCCGAAGCCGGCCGCACCGACGGAAAACAATCCACCCTCCTCTCGGGCGAAGCCACCGCCGCCTACGAACGGCTCGCCGAACTAGCGCGTTCACTCGGCCTCAAGACGGAACCCATCGAGGTAGTGGCCCCACCCGGGCACGTCAACCTGAACCGGCCCGGCCTCATCGTGCTGTGCGGGCCTCGACTCCTGCCCTTTGTCGGACAGGTACTTGAAGCAGATCCACGCTTCGGATTCGCCGAGGACGACAACGGCAACTACCTCATCGACCGGGCCAACGGCAAGGAGTACCGCTCTCCCTCCGACGCGGGCGGTCACTCCGACTACGCGTACATCGGTCGGCTACCCCGGCCCGACGGCAAGGGCAACTTCCTCTTCCTCGCCGGTATTCACGCCGCCGGCACCAACGGCGCGGCCAGCTACGTTGAAGCCAACATCGGTGACCTGTGGGAGCAGTGCAAGACTCGCCGCTTTTCGGTGCTCGTCGAAAGCCAATACAACCCGAAGACGAAGGCCATCACCGCAGTGACCCCGCTGACCGACCTTCACCGGCACGAAGGCGTGGGCTAATGCGCGTCGTCGTCGCCAGCGAACCCGGCACCCCCGATCGCCCCAACGAAGATTGGGTGTCAACCACGCCGCACGTCATCGCGGTACTCGACGGCGCCACAGCCCGCACCGACACCGGGTGTGTGCACGGGGTGGCCTGGTACGCGACGAAACTAGGTGCCGCAGTTGCCACCCGCGCCGACGACCAAGATGCGCCCCTGCCGGACGCGCTTGCCGCAGCCATCGCCGACGTGGCGGCACTTCACCCCGCCTGCGACCTGACCCACCCCGGCTCACCATCGGCCGCCGCTGGGATCGTTCGCATCAGTGACGACACCGTTGAGTACCTGGTGCTCGGCGACGTGTCGGTAATTGCCGACGTGGGCGGCCAGGTCGAGTCAGTCACTGACGACCGCGTCAGCCACACGGCAAGAGAGCAGCGCACCGAGGCGGACCGGCATCCGATCGGATCGCCCGAGAAGGCCGCTGCCCTGCTGTCGATGAAGCCACTCGAACTGGCGGCCCGAAACCGGGACGGGGGGTACTGGGTGGCCGAGGCCAACCCAGGCGCGGCCTGGCATGCCATCACCGGCGATTTCGCCCGCAAGGACGTAACCCGAATGGCTGTGGTTACCGACGGGGCAATGCGTGCCGCATCGTTCGGGCTCATGTCCACTACCGGGATGCTCGACACGCTGGACAGGTATGGGCCGGCCAGCCTCATCGACCACGTTCGTAACGCTGAACGATCCGACCCGAGCGGGGTCCGCTGGCCACGCAACAAACGATCTGACGACGCGACAGTGGTGTACGTCCGCTTCTCGTGACCCCGTCCCGCTAGACGGGGTTGTTGAGCGTTGAAACGGCCCTGAGGTGAACCCTGCGGTTGGCTTCGTCGATTTCGTAGGTGCACCACACCGCAGCGCCCGACCCGTGGTCAGACTCGGCGACTTTCCCGAACCACAAGTTCGGGAAGTCCCGGACCCGCTTCACCCCCCGGTGCGGGTCTTCCAGGCGAGACATCAGCCACTTCACCACCAGGATGCGCAGCTCGGCAGGCGGGTCCTCAACGGCAGCCCACAAGTCAAGGCAATCGTCGTAGCCGAACACCTGCCACTCGGGCTCAGGCGGCACGCTGCGCCCAGGCCGCCAAACTCTCCCTGGTTGCAGGCTCCCCCGGCCTAGGCTCAGGGCTCGCCGCCACCTCTGACAGCCACTTGCGGATCATGTCCGCGTCCACGACGGCTTCGTCCTCGTCCCGGGCCGGGTTGCTGAAGTAGTCGCCGATCCATTCGGTGCGGATTTTGGCGCTGGGCTCGCCGCGTCTGCGTCGTTCCTCGTCACCGCGGATCCACGGGGTTTCCTGGTGGGTGAGCTTCGATAGGTCCGCGCCGGACAGGTTCCCGTAGGTGCTGATCACGTAGCTGATGGTGCCCAGCGTCGCGTTGTCCAGCTCCGCAGTGGCGGGCGTGGTCGCGGGCGTGGTCGTGCCGTCGGCTTCGGCCTTCCACAGGGATCCGACGACCGGCCCCATGTCCCACGCTGAGATCGTCTCGGGGAACGCCGGCTCGCCGACGTGGGCGAGGTGGATGCCCTGGCAGTAGTAGAGAAGCTTGTGCAGCTTCATGGACCCAATGCCGGGAAGGCGATCCCGGAGGGCTGCGGCGATGTCCCTCGCTGGTACGGCCATGCGGGCGAGTCTACGACTTTGACCATGCGGCTACAGGTATCAACTCGGACAACTTCGCTGCGTAACAGCTATTTGGGCGATTCCGCTACCCGGTCGACACTCCCGGTGATGTTGGTGGCAGCAGACCTGCCGAGCGGGCGCGGGAGATGAGGTTCGACGCCCCTCCGTGCGAGATGCCGTAGTGCGCGGCGACAGCCTTGGTGGGCGGCAAGCCTTCGCTCTTGGCCCGCTGGTACACCTCGGCGGCTGTCTTCAGCCGCTCAACCGTTGAGGCGCGCAGTCCACCGATTGCCGGCTGTGTCGGCGCCAACCTGGCGCGATCTTCGGCAATCCAGTCGGCCACGGGAATCTTGCGCACCACCGACGCGGTCAGCATTCGACCGTCGGCGGCGAGGGTCAGCCCCGTGCACTCCGGGCGTCCGTCGATGACCTGCCAGGCGAGCGTGGCCAGCCACGGCCCGTCTTCGGGGTCGGGCCATTGGTGCTGGGTGGAGGGCGGCAACGTGGCTGGCTGGCTGGTCACCCCCATACGGTAGGGGATTTCGCTCCGTGTCCACGTCAACGGGTCGGCAAGTAGGCGTCACGCGTAAGGCAAGAGGATGGAAAGGTAGTAGGGATGTTGCGTGCCTGTTGTTCTTCGGGCAGAATGAACCCATGGACACCGATCACCTACTGCTACTCGCCACCGCCCGCCGACGGGCCAATGACGGCACCGGGCGAGCCATCCGCCTCACCGCCCGCCTGTCCCTCGCTGACGTCGGCAGCGCTATCGGCGTCGACAGATCCACCATCTGGCGCTGGGAAGAGGGGCGGACGAAGCCTCGCGGCGAACACGCCCTCAGGTGGGCCGCTCTGCTCAATGAGCTGGAGCGCGCACAGGCCGACGTGGTTACTGCGGCCTGAACCCGTGACCGACCCCCGACCGGCGACCGGGCGTTGGGTCCGGGACATCTACCGCGATGCCGTGTGGGAGTCCGAGGATCTGAGTGCGACGGAAAAGGCCGTAGCCGAGACGTATGCCCGTCACGCCCGAGACAAAAACGACGACAAGTCCGCGACTGCCGACCTCGCCTGGCTCACCTATCCCCGGCTCATGGCTAAGGCCGGCATCGGGCGTCGGGCCAACGTGAGCGCCGCCGTGGCTGCACTGGTGGAGGCTGGCTGGCTGACAGTAGTCCGGGAGACGAGTCGCCGGCCGACGCTGTACCGAATCACGATCCCCGCTGGTAGTTCCGATGGTGGAACTAGTGACCGTAGTTCCGATGGTGGAACCACGGTAGTTCCAAAGATCGCATCTGGTAGTTCCGCTTCTGGTGCTGGTAGTTCCGATGGTGGAACGCAACCATTAGGACCATCAGTAAAACCACCATCAACTTCTCTCTCTCCGGCTCGAACGTCCGTTCCTGCTCCGCGCGACTCACCTGACGAAGACCGAGAGAGAGACGGCTCGACTTCGTCAGAAGATCCAAACCTCGCACCCCAGCAGCGCATGGTCATCGAAGCCGGATGCCCGCCCCACCTCGCCGCCGATGTCGTCGAGTTCATCGAGGGCAAGAACCCCCACATCCGAGGGCTCGGTTGGTGGACCGACCTGCACAGCAAAGGTCACCTTGCTTTCCACGTTCAAGAAGCGCTCACCGAGTTGGCCCGGCCAATCGGCAACAGCGACAGTGACGACACGACCAGCCCTGACTGCGTCACCTGCCACGACAGCGGCAAGGTGGAAGTCCGCAACATGTACGAAGGCGACAGCGCGAAGGTCATCGACTGCCCCGACTGCACCAACAACGGGCGCGGCCGGTGCCGCATCCACCCCACCTACGCCTCACGCCGATGCGCGGCGTGTCGTGGAGACCGGCTCGCCCGGGGCAACGAGCAGCCCCGGAGCGGCCAGCGGGGTAACCCGAGGATCCTGCGGAACAGTCACGAGAACCAGGAGCGCTACGACGTGCCGATCGGCGCGTATCTCGGCAGCAGCCATCAGGCATACCGCAACCCCGAAGACGACAGTGTCTACAGCGATTGGAGCAACCGATGACCGACCCGAAACCTATCGAAACCCGGTACGCCGGTTGTCGCTTCCGCTCCCGCCTAGAGGCTCGTTGGGCCGTCTTCTTCGACCACCTCGACATCCGGTGGCAGTACGAGACTGAAGGCTACAACCTGTCCAATGGCGACCGCTACCTACCCGACTTCTACCTGCCGACCCTCGATCAATGGGTTGAGGTGAAGGGCAAGGCCGACAACCGCGACCGCGCCAGGATTGCCCTAGCTGCCGGCGAACTGCCAGCGAATCCGAGCGAGAACCTACTTAGCCCCGGAGTGCTGGTGCTGGGGGCGATCCCCGAGCCGGTTCAACACAGCACCTTGGTTCACATGAGAGTTGCCTCAATCCGGGGCCTGGCGATGTACCTACCTTCCGTATTTCTGCTGCGTAGCGACACGAAGTCGGTAGGGGTGATGCCTGTGGCTGGCCCGCAGGTTTTAGAGGTCCAGACGCTTCTGGAAGCGAGCGGTCCCGCTACGAGCAACATCAACCTCACGCATTACCACCGCCAAATCCCTTGTCCGCCCGAAGTTCTTTCGGCCTATATCGCAGCCCGCTCGGCCCGCTTTGAGCACGGCGAGCAGGGCTGAACGGGTTGAGTACCAAACCTTGACGAGATCCCCGAACTAGGAGGCAACCCGCATGACAGACCCTGACTTCATTCCCAACCCGACGCCCATCCCCTCCTACCCGACGCTCCCCCAATGGCCCGACGTGGTCGCCCACGTCCTACGCACCAACCGGCGTGTCGCCGCGATCCTGCACGAGGCGATCCCCCAGTCAGCGACGGACGGGAAGGCGATCATCGAGTTCAAGTCGCCCATCCATGTCACCATCGCGTCGCAGTCGACGGCCATCGCCGACGCCCTCACTCACGTACTCGGCGGATCATGGGAGGTGCGGTGCGTCCTCCTGAAGCCCCGCGACGACGGATCGAGCCTCCTGTTCGCCCCGGAGTCGACTGGGAACCGCAAGCCGAAGCAGCGCCGCACCCCCGGGCAGAAGTACCGCAAGGACGTCACCCCCGTCCGGCCCGGTGACGTGCTCGCCGTCGGCTTGGACAACGACCGCTGCCCCGTCGGCATGGTCGACGCGGCGAACAACTTCTACATCCGGTTGAACCTTTACTCGTGGGTGACGGGCGAGTTCAGTGCGGGCACGGCGATCGTCCGCCATGAGCAGGTGCGCGAGTTCTGCACCTTGGCGGCGCGGAACGACGACGGGGAGTTCCAGATGGGCCCGCTGGCCGCGTTCCAGAAGCTGTGGACGAGGGGCGAGAAGTGACCGAGATGCGAACCGCCGATGACTTCTGGGCCGCCGCGAAGCAGCTCGGTGAGTTGATCGCCGCGCACCGTGCCGCCGAGCGGCAGGCCACGAAGGACGCCCGCAACGCCCGCCGTCGTGCCCGCTACAAGGCGAACCCGCCGGCCCCCAAGCCGAAGGTCATCGTCGACCTTGACGATGTTGAGTACGAGCCGGGATGCCGCTGCAACGCGACGCCCAACCCGCCGTGCACGTGGTGTTCCGGCGAACACGAATCCTGACGAACGGAGAACGACCATGACCGACATCCGCACCCTCGAACTCGAAGCCGCCCAGGCCGCCCTGTACGACTGGACGGGCGTCGCCATCAACACCAGCCTCATCGACCAGGCCATCGCCAGCGAACCCCACCTGACTGTCACCGCGGCCGAGCACGGATGGGACGACGGGGAGGTGTTGGACAAGCTGTGGGCGATCCTCTGCGTCACCCTGCTCGGCATCGATCACAGCGAGCAGGCGTACCGGTTCCACACAGACCGTTGGGCGTTGGCCGACGACGTGCGAACCGCCCATGACCGGTGGGTTGCCGTTCACCCGATCACATCCTGACCGCTGACGAACGGAGATCCCCATGACCGCGAAACTTCCCGCCGACCTGAACCCCGGCGACCGCATCCGTACCGGCACACAGAACTTGACCGTCCGCGCCGTGAGCCCGCACGACGTTGAGTTGGAGCCGAACATGCCGGCGTGGCTGCGATACGAGCTGATGCGATGCGACGACTCAACGGCGACCACCGCCACCACGGTTCGGACGCAGGAGGGCTACCGGCTGATCGTCGCCGACGACTACGAAGTGAGCTTGATCGCGAGGTGCGACGAGCGGCCGTTGGGTCCACCTGGGCAGGCCATTCGAGCCCTGTTCGCCCGGATGTGAACGGAGAGTGCCAATGACTGACACAACAACACTTCCGCAGGTCAACAGTCAGTGGACCGGCAACGACAGCCGCATCTTCACTGTCACCGGCATGACCACCATCCACGGCAAGCCGCACGTCACGTACGACGTTGGTGCTGCCGGCGCTGGTGTGGCCGACCTGGACTACTTCCTCACCCACCACACGGAGGTGAGTTGATGACCGCCCCCACCGGATCCGGCTACGCGTTCCGCTGCGAGGTTTGCGACGGCGAGCCCATGTGGCAGATCACCCGCATCGGCGACGTGGCCACCACCTGGGCGTGCCCCGACGACCTGTCCACCGTGTGCGACCGGATGCAACGCGACTTCGAGGTGACCGCCCTGCGGGTCACCCACCATGCGAAGGCGGTGGAGTGGGCGCAGCTCGGGCAGACGTTGGCGAAGATGCCGAACAACCCCGACCCTGCCGACTGGCGTAACCGACCCGAGGGGAGATGACCATGACCATCGACCAGGACCACCCGCCGCTGCGGGAGTGGGAGCCGGAGCTGAGCGAGCGCGTCACCACCTGGCGCGACCCCAACAGCGTCGGCACGGTGATCGGCTGTGACCGTTACGGCCACTTCGCCGACCCGTACTGGCGGGCGTCGGTTCGCTGGGATGACGGCCGGGTGGGGCACGGCATCGAAACGTCGTTGCTGGTTCGCGAAGACGGAACGCAGGGACGACGGTGAAAGCCGTGTCTCGTGTCAAGGTGCGCCGGCACGGCTCCGGGCGCACCCACTACGCCGACATCCCTGACACTCTCATCCAGTTCGCCACCCTTCTTGGCCGCGACTGCCGGACGGTAACGCCACCAGTGGCCGCCTTGTGCGGTGTGGTGCTGGGTGTTCGCGGTCCGGCCGCGGTCGTGGTCATGCGGGACACCGTTGCGGTGGGCTGCCGCGCCTGCGTTCGGATCGCCGACCTTACTCCCGCCGTTTCGCGCGGCTGACCCGAAGGAAACGACCGTGTTTGACCGTCATCTTGTTCTCGACATGGACTTTCAGACGAACCTCGCCGTCATTGCCTGCCAGACCGAACCGGTGCCGTTCGACCGCACCCAGCACACGCTGATCTCGGCATTCGCCGGCTGCCCGGCGTGCCGCGCGGTGCAGGCCGCCCGCGTGGTGCTGATTTACGCCGACCTCAACGCCTGACGAACGGAGACGACCATGACCGATGAAGGGAATCCCACGACCGATGAAGCCTTCTCATGGCGTGACCAGCTCGCCACCGCCGACGACATGGGCCAACGCCTTCTCGGCGAACTGCACGACGCCCGTCGCGCCGCCCAGGAACTGCTGATCAAAGTGGTTCTGCGCTCCGGTTCCGGCCGGTACGGGCATCTGAGCCGGGACGACTTGGCTCCGCTGTTCGACGCCCTGCGGATCGAGATGCGACCGTGAGCGGGCCTATCATCACCAGAGCTGACCGGATTGACGTGGCCGAGGCTGTTGCCGCCGAGCGTGAGCGGATCCGCGGCAACCTGTCCCTGCCGATGCTGCAAGCCCTCCGGCTCATCCCCCACGGGCGCGTCCAGCAGGGCTGCGTCGTCTCCGACGGGGATGTGGTGCGCGAGCGGCTGCGGGTCGCCTACTTCGCCATCACCGCCGACCAGCCGACGGCGTCGCTGCCCCTGGACTTGGCCGAGGTTGCCCCGTGGATGGAGATGTGCGGGCACTGCGATGCTGGCCTGCCGCAGGTGTGCACCTGCCCGCCCGGTGACCCTCGCGTGGTGATCGCGGCGCTGGTGGATGAGATCGTGAAGCAGCGGCAGGAGGCGACGCGATGAGCCGGAGCCCTGCCGCCGCTCTGCTGGCCATGCCCGGCGACCTCGACCTTGATGCCGACGTTGACGGCCTGACCGTCACCCGCGTCGGCGTGGACGCGAACACCCGCAGCCTCACCGTCGACCTGGTGGACGGGTTCGGCCGGTTCGTGGACACCACCGGCGGCGAGCAGACGTTCCTGCCCGGCGACCCCAACTCCCGCGTCAGCACGGCCTCGATCACCGCGTGGCTGCCCGATGCCACCCCGGATGCCTGGGACGAGTACGTGACCGTGCTGCGGCGCTGGCGGGAGACGGGCACACCCGTGCGCATGTGTGCGGCGCCGGGCCGGTACACGACACTCATCGAGGATCGGCACACGTTCCTGCTGGTTCCCCGCACCCCCGCCCGGACGGAGGCCACCCGATGAGCCGTGTCTACTTCCACTCCCCCTCTGGCGACGCCGAGCTGCGCGGCAGTGAACGCGCATGGCTGCGAAGTCTCGCCCGCGGCCCTGCCGAAACAGCCTGGGGTCTCGACCCGCAGCAGGGCATTGACCGGGTGCGCGACATTCTCGCCCTCGTTTCGGAGGTGCCGGATGGCCTCTACGGCGCGAACTACCTGCACACCTACCTTCGAGACGCCGAAGCGCAGGAACAGGCCAACAAGCGGGTGTACGCAGGGTGGCAGCCCGGACAACCCCTGGCAGGGCCGACCAGCCATGAACCTCAGCAGCGGCTCATCAACGCCGTGCGGGTGGCGCTGCGGGTCGACGGCCTGCGGATGGTGGTGGCCGATGTCGAGCTGCACACAACCAACGTGGACCTGAATACCGCCCTCGTTGCCGGCTCGGATGCGGTGCGGGTGGCGGCGAAGGTCGACGGCTGGTGCGAGTCGCACTGCTGGGTGGAAGGCCCAGACCGTGCGTGGCTGGCCGACATCATCGATCAGGGGTTGACGGCCGGGTTGTACCGGCGTGGCCTGTGGTACTCAAACACCCCGGACGGACCCAAGGACCAGTGGTCCGATCAGGGCTGGGGGCAGGTAACCGGACTGCTGCGATCCCGGGATGACGAACCGGTGGTGCTGTCGTATTCGGTGTGCGACCAGTTCCCCAACCCGGAGATCGCCGGACATGAATTGTCGCCTGATCAGTGGTACGACCTGCCTCGGGCCGAGCAGTGGCAGACGGCGATGGACGGACTTCGCCGGGATCGCCCGTGGGCGCGGCTGGCGCCGGACACGCTGGCCGAGGTGACGTTCGGCCTACCGGTGACCGTGTACGACCTGTTCGCGCCGGACCGGGACGACCGAGTACGTGCCGCCGCCCATCTGGTTGACGCCTGACCGAACGGAGGCACCGTGACCGCCGAGGACCGCACGGGCTGGTGGGATGCCCCCGCCTCCGACACGTGGACATGCCCCGAATGCGGCGTGTCGAGCCCCGTCGAGCAGTGGGCGGAACGACGGGTGGGCTGTCCGGACGACGGGGATTGCGGCGACCATGACGGCCGGGAATGCCCGGCTTGCACCGAAGTGTTTGATCATGTGTTTGGTGCGTCGCCAATCCTGAAAGCCAGCACCACCGCACCCATCTGACATGGAGGAACCATGAGCCCGAAACCAATCCTGTTCGAGCAGGAACGCTACGAGCCTCGCGTGTGCGCATCCGACCAGTGCCTCCGCATGCCGGTGGTCACCTACCTGGTGACCACCGATGGCGTGCTGTTCGGCCGCCCTCGCACGTCAGGCGACCTGCTGTACGTGTGCGACGTCCACGACCGGGAGGCATCGGCCGCCGACTACGAGAAGGGAGCGACGACATGACCGACGATGCCCCGTGCCCCGGCCCGCTGGTCTGGTTCGACGCCCCACCCGACGGTGCTGTGCTCGAATGCGCGGCATGCGGCTACCTGATCGTCGCCGGCAGTTTCAACGACAAGGCGCACGCCGACACGCCACTCATTCGGGAAGGACTCGCCGCATGACGACGTCACCCCGCGACGCTTTGTCCATCGCCGCCGTAGCGACCAACCTCGGCAAGGCTGTCACCGCCATTGGTGACGCCATTCGCGCTGCCGGCCTGACCCGGAAGAAGTGCGCGCCGTACTACTGCCCCACCTCGGGCGACACCGAATGCTGCCCTGCCCATTCCGGCTGGGATGTGTGCTGCAACCGGCCCGATCTACACCGACCCGTCCACGCCGACTGACCCGAACGATCCTGTCGCCCCCGCACGCAAGCCGTTAACCTGGCCGTTCGTTGATCAACCAACGTTCGGGGGTGGCCTATGACCCGCAGGAACCGCAGCGCCCCACCCGCCCACTCCGCTCCACCCTTCCACGACCCGTGGATACCCCACGACTTCCCCAACACCACCGCACTCATCTGCCGCGGCTGCTCCTACAGCCCCGACGGCAGGCCCCTCACCCCTGTGCCGTTCCCCTGCCCCGCTGTGGCCATCGCCCCACCAGAGATCCCCGACCAGCCCAGCCCGATGGCCCGCCTTGCCCGCGCCGTCCGGAACCGGCGCATCGTGCTTGGCCTCAGCCAAAAGCAGCTCGGCGAGCGTGGACCCATCTCCCAGCGCACCGTTGCGAAGGTCGAGAGCGGCCACAAGGATCGGTTGCATGACCGCACTGCCGCCGCGCTGGAACGGGCATTGCAGTGGGAGACCGGCAGCATCCAACGCGTCCTCGGTGGCGGCACACCGGTTGACTTGTCGACACCGCCCATAGGCGGGACACCAGAGGTGGCTGTCGTGTTGGAGGCCGGGTTACCAGCTAAAGCGGAAGCGTTGCTGGTGGCGCACATGTCGGCTCGCCGCGCTGCCATGGAGGCCGCGTTGGAGGAGGAAGCGAGGATGCTGATCGACCAGGTTCGGGCAGCCACCCGGGCCGCGCAGAGGTTGGAGAACGCCCACCTGTGAGCGGCGCCGCGCGCGAGTTCCGCTTTGTCCTTGAGCTTCCCGACGTGAGCATCTTCGACGTGTGCTCCACCGAGATGCCCCGTAAGGCGCTCACCCGGCACCGCCTCACCCCCGAGCGGTACCGGGAGCTGCGTGACGCCCAAGAAGGGGTGTGCGGCATTTGCGGTGGGGGGAACCTGCGCGGCTGGGACGCTGCCCCCTTGTTCGTTGACCACGACCACGTGTGCTGCCCCGACCATCGCAGCGCGTGCGGCCGGTGTGTACGCGGCCTGTTGTGCTCCGGCTGCAACGGATGGTTGGGTGAGCTGGAGCTGTGGGGTTGGCAGCCGCACTCCGACGACCTGGCGTGGTGGGAACCTGCGGCGCTCGCCTACCTTGCCCGCGCCGGGTGCGACCCGAACAACCCGGCCCGTCGGCAGCTTGTGGAAGACGGGCACCGCCGGAAGGTGGCCGTGTGGTCGGACCCGTGCCGGTGCCGAGTCTGCGACCCCAACCATCCGCGCTTTGGGTTGCGTCGGTGACCGCCACCAGCGTCTTTGCGAGAACGCGAACCCGCAATAAATAGACAAACGTCGCCCAGTGACCTCACAATCACAGGATGGGGACGAGGACTGACACCGATGGATTCCGGTACATGGTGCCCTACCACGTGTGGGCCAGCCGGCGGGCGAGCACCATCCTGGCCGCGAAGCAGTCCGCCCGGCGCAAGCACAAGCGGGCCGTCGGTGACCCAATCGTCCACGTCATCTTGGAGTGGCCTGCGGATTCCGGCGAAGATCAGTTGCCGTTGGAGCACTGCTGAGCTGCGCTACCCACCCCCGTAGCCCGATCGAGTGTAAAGCCGCTTGACGTTTGTCTAGCGGCTTTACTAGGCTATACGGTATGAGGGCGCGCGAAGTCAACCAGCGGATTGAGAAGCTTGGCGGCAAAGAGACCCGCCAACGCGGATCACACCGCCGCTACGAGGCGTCAACCACCCACAACGGGGAAACCGTGACCGCCCGAACCACCGTCGCCCAACACCCCGGCGACATACCCAACGGCACCCTACGAGCCATCGAGAAAGACATGGAACCCGTCTTCGGAGAGGGCTGGCTGCGATGAGCGAACACGCATACCGGGTCGTTGTCACCCGCGAGGCCGGCGCATGGCTAGCCGACGTGCCCGAACTCGACGGCACCCACACCTACGCCCGCAACCTCCCCGGCCTCGACCAGGCCGTCCGCGAAGTCATCGCCCTCACCGAGGATCTTCCCAACGGTGCCGAAGCGACGCTGCGACTCGCCTACGAGTACCACACCGGGGACAAGCAGTTGGATGAGGCAGCCGCCGAACTGCGAGCCCTACGCGACCGTGTTCGCATCGACGAACAGCGTGTAGCGCAGCAGACGGTGCTGTTGGCGCAGGAGATGGTGTCTCGCCACTCCATGTCGGTACGCGACGCCGCAGCTCTCATCGGCGTTAAACCCCAACGCATCTCTCAGGTGGCACCCCGTAAAGCGATGCCGCGGGTTGGCATGCGCAAGACGACGCGCGCCGGTTCAGGTCAGTGGTCGATGGCGGAGAACTCAGGCTCAACCCAGGGGGCAAAGTCGGATTCGGGAAGGCGTACGGCGTGAACGTCCGCGACTTCGAAGGCTGGTTGGCCGCTTCCCTGTCCGCCCAGCCGTGGGCCGGCACTGTCACCCGCTGGTCAACCGACGGTGGCCCGAAACCCGTGGGGGTGACCGTCGGTGCCGCCAGCATGCAGCTCGTTAAAGCCGAGTCGGGTGTCACCTATGTGGGCGGGTGGCTGCACCCACCCCCGGCAGGGCCGGTCCAGGCTGCCCCGACGGATGCGGTGTCCTGGGCGCAGGCCATTGCACAGGTGGTGCAGGTAGGCCAGCATCCGGGTGTTCGCACTGTGCAGACGTACGCGGAGTGGGGTGGCTCGTCGAAACCGGGCGGGGTGCGTGTCGAACTGGTTGACGGCTCCCAGTTTTACGGGTCGATCCTGGACGTGGCCCGCCGCTAACCCGGCGACGAAAGCCCCAACCTGATCGAGGTTGGGGCTTTGTCGCGCCCGGGGGCTATTCGCAGCCGACCCCGTCGCCGTCCCGGTCGAGTTTGCGGGAGTAGCCGGGGTCACCTTTGCGGATGGGTGCCGCACCGGCAGCCCTCACCGCCGTGCAGTTGGCGTAGTACACGTCGCCGTCGGGGGCTGGCCCGGTGTCGCCGTTGCCGCCGTCCGGTTCGCACGCTTCCCCGTCCCCGTCACGGTCCAGCTCGGGCCGGAAACCGGGGTCACCCGGAGACAGGGGGTCAGCGCCGGCAGCCCTCACCGCGTCGCAGTTCTTGTAGTAGGGCTCCTTGGGTGGGCTGCTGCTGCGGGACGGCTTGGGTGCGGGCTCGCGGGGTGCTGCTGTTGTCGGCTCGGCCACCGTTTCGGGCTGCTCATCCGACGGGGTTGGGTCGTCGTTGACGAGCTGGTCGACGTGCACGGTTGGCGACGGTTTCGGCTCGCCTGGGTTGTTGCCGCCGAGGGCGTTGCCGATGCCGGAGCCGCAGCAGCACAGGCCGACGAGCACGGCGACACCGAGGCCGATCTTCTGCTTCTGGTTGAGTCTGCTCACCCCAGCCATGGTGGTGAGCTGATTACACATTGGGCACCCGCCATCCGGATGTCGCGGTGTCAGGTAGGCGACTGGGTTTCGTCCCCGGACTCATTCACCGCATCATCCGCGACAGTCAGTGGAACGACGGCAGCGATGCGCCGCCCCCTGCTGGTGACGTAAGTGACCTTGCCGCCCGCAGCGTCATAGAGCACGTCGGCAAGGTGCTCTCGCGTGTCTCGGACGCTTTTCTCGGTGGCAGTCAACTTACCCCTCTTCGCCATGACACGGATGTTATCTGTCGTCCACGAGTGTACACTGGTGTACACAAGCAGCGAAGGAGTCACACATGATCCCTGGCCACAAACAGACCCGTGAGGAAGCCACGGCGAATTTGGCCGAAAACTGGGCCAACGCCAGTCACGAGCGGCGCACCCGGGCGCTGGTCAACGCTGGACCGATCACTCTCGCCAAGGTGGACGCCACCGCCGCACGGGCCGAGGCGGGTCTACCGGCGAAGGGCATGCCCATGCCCGACCATGCGATCCGCGACCGCAGCGACCCTCGCATCCCCGCTTGGGCGTCGAAGGTGGCCGAGCGGATGTCGTTGTTCGACGCCGCGCAGATGGCAGTGACGTTTACGTGGACGGCCGATGACGTGATCCGTCATGTGGCCGCCGACCTTGGCAGCGACGCCCGCACGGTGCAGCTTGTCGCGCGGCTCGGCAACGTCAATGACATGACCGCGTTCGCCGACACGTCTGGCGTCGGTCGGGTTTTGCACGCCCACGTGTCGTGGCAGCCTCACCCGCTGCTCATTGCCACCGTGGCCCTGCCTGCCAACAACTGACCCGCACCTCGTTGCCGTCCCACTCGAAAGCGAGGACTCCCCGGTGGCGGTGATCAAGAACCGAAAGGCGTTCGCCGAGTACGCAGCACCGGAAGCCGTCGCCGCGTACCTGCGGAAGGCGGAAGAGGCTGCGGCCAGGGCCAACGCGGAAGTGCGGTGGCTGTCCGACCTACTCGCCGAGAAGACCAAGACCGCCAGCGAAGGCAGCACCCAACCGACGGACGGAGACACCGCATGACCGAGACCGGCACCACCACCCAGCCCACCTGCCGCCCTATCCCCCTCGGGTCGGGTGCCTGCAAGACCTGCGACGAGGTGCACCCGCTCACCGACCGCCACGATCAGCCCGCCGTCGAAAACCGGTACGGCATCACCCACAAGCGGTTCCTGCTGCCCATTCACGGGCCGCGCGGTAACCGCTGCCTGGGTGGTCGCATGGAGCCGAAGCCGTGGCTTGACGCATCTGGCCTGCCGTCGTGGGACGACATGACGGACCTGGACCGGGGCGCTGCCCTGATGTTCGTGTGGAAGGCGGTGCGGGAGGGCTACGGGTACGCCCGCGACAACTACCCCGCCCGGTACGTCGACCACCCGACCCTGAGGGCGCTGGACGTGGCCGAGGCGTGCCGTCACGCCCGAACAGTTGCGGGGACGTGGGCTGAAGCGCACACCCGTCTGGGGGCTGACGAGGTGCAGCGCCTGTACGACCTGGCCCTCAACCACGATCGGAGCAACGCATGACCGACCAGCAGACCGCCACCACCGTCCCCGAGCCCGGCGACCGTGCCCGCGTCGTCGTCGACAACGGCCCGACCGCCTCCACCCGGCTGCGCCTGTTCTGGCGCGACGACGACGCCGCCAAGGGCTGGGGTGGGCAACCGGGTGAGCACTGGTTCGACGACGACAACTCCGACCCGATGGCGTGGGATCAGGTGTGCCGCAACCCGGAGCAGGTGTTCCCCGTGTCCGACCGGCCGTTGTTCATGCCGTGCGATGCCGCACTGCTGCCGCTGAACAACGACCCGATCGTGCCGTGCGTCGCTGGTCCCGCCGGGCATGAGGGCTTGCACCGCACCGAGCGTGGTGTCAGGTGGGCTGACCCGGACGAAGACGAGGCGTGGGAGCACGCCCGCACGGCCTGAGGGGCGTACCGCCGCGCCGGAACGTGTGTCCGGCGCGAGCGGCAGCCACCCAGACCACGAAGGAGCACCCAATGGCAGACCAGCGCTACGAGATACGCCCCCTCGGCCCGTGGACCGGGCCTGTCACCCGCAACCGTCAATCCGGCTCGGCGTTCCGTGCCCCATGGTCGGCAACCCTCGACCTGATTGCCAAAGAAACCCTGCTGCTCGGTGCCCGCCTAGTCGTCATCCAAGTCGACGTCACGGCAGCGGACCTGCGTCGCGATGGGATGCTCCGCGCCAACGCGCGTGTCGGATTCCCCGGCGTCAAAGTGTCGTTCGAGTCGAAGCACGGGCCGCTCACCTACGCCACCGACGAGTACGCGCACTGGCAGGCCAACGTGCGCGCGGTCGCCTTGTCGTTGCAGGCACTGCGGGCGGTCGACCGGTACGGGGTGTCGAAGTCGGGTGAGCAATATCGTGGATGGACCGCCTTGCCGTCGGGTTCCCCCAGCGGGCAGATGACCGCGGACGACGCAGCGCGGCTGCTGGCTGGCTACGCGGATGCGGGTGTGACGGCGGAACGGGTGCTGTCGGATGCGGAGGTGCGCCGCGCCGCTTTCCGGCAGGCGTCTCGACAGACCCATCCGGACCACGGCGGCGACGGTGAGGCGTTCGCCCGCGTGACCGCTGCCCGTGACCTGCTGGATACCTCGGCGGGTGCGGGCCGATGACCGCCCGCCAGTACACGGAGGTCGCCTGCGACGGTCGGGACTGCTTCAACGCGTTCAACGACATCGGCACCTTCGGCCAGGTGCGCAGCAGAGCCAAGCAGTGCGGCTGGAAGGTCGCCCAGCCGGGTGGCCGGGACTTCTGCTCCACCACCTGCCGCAACGAGCCTGAGGAGCGCCGATGACCGACAACCCGATCACCTGGAACGCCGGGGACTTCCACCACTGGGAGCGTCCCGCGTCCGAGCCGTGCCCGAACTGTGTGTGCTGCTCGGCCGCCCTGTGCAAGCTGGCCATCGAGAAGGACACGGCCTGCCACTTCGAGGGCAGCAGCGCCGACTACAACCTTGCCGACTGCCCGTGCTGGCGGAAAGCCAACGCCGCCCGACTACTCGCAGAGCACGGCGAACGGCTGCCGGACTCTTACGTTGACCCCAAGTCGTTGTCTCGGACCGTTGGAGATGGCGAGTGAGCAGCGACGTCAGGAACCCGTTGACTATCACCCTGTGCGGCAGCCTGGCCCGCGCCGGCCACGACCTGCGCCGGGTGGAACGTGCGTTGGCGTTGGCTGGGCATCTTGTTCACGCCCCGTGCCCACCACTGCCGGGTGAGCGGCCTGCGACCGCCGAGCAGATTCGCCACTTGACCGCCCGCCACTATGCGGCCATGAACCGTTCCGATGTGGTGATCGCCGTGGTTCCGGACGGGATTGTGGGTGAGGCGACCGCGTCGGAGGTGCGGTATGCGCAGCACCGCGGCGTGCGTGTCCTTCACTGCTTCGACGTTGATGCCTTGGTTGCCGATGTGGCTGCGTGGCTGGACGGGCCGGTGGTGGCCCCGTACCGGCCCACCGGCGTCATCCCCGCCCGCGACGTGCACCTGCCCGCGGGGGTGGCTTCGTGATCTGGCGTCGACTTCGCCGGCACACCTTCGAGGGGTGGATACCCGTGCGCCGCATCGCGGTGCTCGCCCACCTTCACGGAGGTGGGGCGAAGTTCTGCAAGGTCGCCTCCGGTCGGACGTGGTCACTGGTGCTGATCCGCCGCGACCGTTCCATACCTGCTGTGCCGCCCGCCGAGCGGATCTCGCTGCGTGAGGCGATCGAGCAAGCCGACGGCCCGCCCGTCCCTGCATCGCGATAACTCCCATTTGACGATGTCCACAGAGACCAAGACGATCAAGGAGAGGCTAATGCTGATCATCCGAGGTAAGAGCCGAGGCCGCACCGCACGGCCACGACAGTTCGCGAACGACTGGATCTCGGTCGACTACACCGATGAGGCGGGCGGCCACGGGATCGTGAAGCCCGGTCAGGTGCAGTTGGAAACCGCCGAGGAGCGAGCGCTGTTCGCAACCACCAACCGAGGCGTCGTCGGCAACTTCTGGCGGATGTGGGCGCTAAACCCGGACGGCACGTTCCGCAGTCTCAACCCGCCCCCGCTGGCGCGTCGGCAGGCCGGACGGCAGCGGTGACAGGCCCGGCCACCGGGTTCGAGCCGGACGACCGCACCGCTCGGTCGGGCATCCACACCCGTGCCGACCTCGACCTGTGGCTCGACGGCTTCGAGGCCGGATCCGCTACGACCCTGCGCACTCTTGCCGATGTTCCGGTCGACATGCTCCCGACCATCGTTGCCGCAATGAACGCCGAGCGAGCGCGCCGTGACTGACCTCGTCGTGCGGACCGTGCCGGGTGACCAGCTCGCCCGGCAGGTCGCCGCCTACCTCCACACCCTCGCCGAACACACACGGGCAGTAGGTCCATAAGCCCCCGTTATGAACCCCACGAACGATCAAGGAGAGGAAGGGTGAGATGAGCCAGTTCACACCGACCACCGGTGATGGCGATCTGATCAACTGGAGTAGCTACACGGCGGTGGCCGAGGCCCGCAAGGGGATCATGCTGCTCGGTGTCTCCGCCCAGGAGGCGGAGCGATTCGCCTTCATGGCGGTGGACGCCATCACCCACGCCGGGCTGCTGCCCGCCGAGCACCACTGGCCCTTACTCAAGCTCAGCAAGCCAGAGACCGAGGCGCTGATTCACGGCGCGCTGTTCTGGCACGTCGGCGAAGGTGCCATGGAAGGCGAGAAGTACGAGGCGCTTCAGACCGCCCTGGCGAAGGTCTTCCCCAAGGACGAAACCAAGGCGGCGGC